TATATTATCATTTATCTGTTTATCATAATTTTTACTTATTATAATTTTGGTAACTGATTGTGGTATGTCATCGATCAACTGATTAAAATTATTTCCAAATGTCAAATGAGTAACATTGGGCATTGACGCGTCGTCAATTGATTTATCAAAATTATTCCCAAAAGTCAAATAGGTAACTTTTGGTGCTATCAAATTGCTAATCAGATGATCAAATTCATATCCGAAAGTCAAATGCGTTACGGATAACATTGTCAAATTATTGATACGCTCTTTGAACCAATCATGAAAACGTAAATTAATAATAGATGTCGATATATATATGACCATCATCATTTTTTGATAATTATTATTGATAATGCATGATTATGATTTCAAACGTCAATTTTTAGCATTACAAAAAATTGACAATCGAAATCTTACAAACGAATTTTTGTTCTTCATACAATAAATGTACAATTACGACATATTTTCACAGATATGCAAACATTTGAAAGATAAAGAAAAGATCAATCTATCTGCAGCAACAACAGTAACAAATGATTTTAAATATCGGTTGATATATGTTGATCAAATAAGTTGGAAAAAAATCCATAAATTATCGTTTTACGATAATTTTGAATCAATCATAATTGATACGTGTCACTATCGATTTTCCAAAAACGCAAAGAACGTTACAATATGTTGTTATCCAAATTGTATTATATGTACGATGTCACCTGATTTTGAAATACCTGCAACTGTCACACATCTAACGCTGCACCAGGATGTAAGATATCCAAGTCCGATAATTATCCCGTCTGGTTATATTCAATATTTCGCACAACATTTAAAAACTAAAATACCTGGTTCAGTCACGCATTTAACTTTTAGCGGATTTTTTAATGAACGAATAAATGATTACATACCTAATTCTGTTACACATTTAAGATTTGGAGAGTGTTTTAATCAATCTTTAGAAAATGACATACCTAATTCGGTGACTCATCTATCGTTTGATTATGATTATAATTTTGATACACCATTGCCTGCTTCAGTTACTCATCTAAAAATAGGTATGGATGGCAGATATATTCTAAAAACATATGGCGAAGAGCTAAAAAATTATGATACTATTTATGTTCGGAATAATCGAAAGTATATATCATCGGTGAAGGAGTTCGTACATATTTTTTAGATGATTTGTTTTATAGTATCATCTAACTACAAAAAATGTAGTCATATAACTTTTGATAAATAAAAATTTTGTTTATCAAATTCTAACTATTTCTACTTGCGATTTTACATTGTCATGTATTGTTCCATTGTAATCATCACTAAGCGTTATTCTCATTAAGGAAGATGGGACGTAATTGATCGATTTTTTGAAGTTACCTCCGAGTGTTAAATGAGTTATCGATGAAGGAATGAAATCATCAATTGGCCGATTAAATTGACCATCGAGAGTCAAATGTTTAACAGATGGTGGCATGAGCTCCTTCAATGATATATATGTTATAAAAAATAATGTTAGATGTGAAATCGTCGATGGAAAACACGTATTATATCTGCTGTCCAGAACAACCAACTCCAAATGCGTCAAATTTTTTGGAAAATCATTTTTAGCAGGATAACCATTCCTACAATATAATCGTAAATATAAAACCGAATCTGGAATGCATTTTTCAATCAGTTTGTCAAAATTAAATCCAAATGTTAGATGAGTAACTGAATTTGGAATGCATTTTTCTATCGATTGGTTATAATTAAATCCAAATTTTAGATGAGTAACTGAGTTGGGAATGGAACCACAAATTGTTTGATCAAAATCTGATCCGAAAATTAAATGTGTAACTGATTTAGGAACATAATTGTCAATTGATTGGTTAAAACGATGACCAAATGTTAAATGTGTAACATATTTTGGAAGAATTTTTTTATCAATCTCAGTTATTGTTACAGATTTAAAATTGTCAAAAAATGATAAGTTAAAAATCGTTTCGATTGCAATGTTTTCATAATACATAAATCTGTACTTAAACTTATCAAATTTTTTTGATATCATTGTTATTATTATTTTGTTTCTATTGGATAAGTTTTCGCAAATGTTAACAATCAAATCATCATATAAGTTTATCATTTTGATGATAAACAGTTATTATTGTTCTAGCGTTATTAATATCAATTTTTTAGATAATTAAACGTTTTATTTATCTAATTCATTTGTGTGCTTTTATTGGTTTTAGTATTATTCGACCAATTTCTGGATTTAAGGAAGTTGCTACATAATTCTAGGTCGTACGATTGAGAGTTCGTTGGCGATTTCGTCGTCGAAGCACATGAATCCGATATCAAAAAATATTTTAGACTGTTTGAATGATTATGATATATTTCACGTCGCAACTAATAAATTTATATCCCCGGTTCCGAGATATACGTGTATCCATTGCTTAGGATTGCGCTGCCAGCTGTCGTTGTCAAAACTAAATCTATGCTCCCTGCGGCATGTGCTGGAGAACTTACTGAAACAGTAGAATTGTTGATTACACCAAAAGATGAAGAATTTCCATCAAAGGTTACACTAGTCACATTGGACAAGTTTGTACCAAAAATAGTGATAATTGTATTTCCAAGTGTGCTCCCACTGGTCGGAGTAATTGATGAGATCGTAGGTACATCTTCGTACAAATAACTAAGCGGCGCAGTTGATCCCCCAGTTGTCGTGACGATTATCTGGATGGCACCTGGTCCAGAATTTGCCGGAACGATTACAGTAATCTCTGAATCGGATATGACTGTTGGTGTAGCCGAATTTGCACCAAAATTAACACTTGTTGCTGTATATAAATTATATCCATAAATTGATATTGTGTTTCCACCTGCAACAGGGCCAGAATCAACAGAAAGTGAGGTTGTTATTGGTGTATCAATATAAAAAAAATTCAACGGATTACTTTTTCCACCATTTGTTTGGACTACAACTTGTTGAACTCCATTTCCTGGAGGATTTAACACAGTAATCATTGTTGGAGTATTCGCGGTGATAGTCGCTAAGCTATCACCGAAATACACTGCTGTTGCGCCAGAAAGGTTGACGCCGGTAATAATTATCACACTATTGCCGCCAGTATTCGAGCTATTTGGTGAGATTGGCATGTTCTTACTACTAAACTATTCTTATAATTTTTTTAAAAAAGAGGATAAATATATAACCAACAAAATGTCCAAATGTGGTCCAAACTGCAAATGCCACGAACACAACAAAAAAGTTATCTATATCAAAAATAATTGTCAAAATCAACTTCCAACATTACCTTGTCACAACACCAAACCCCCATGTAATCCTATTATCATAAATCTCTACATAACATCACTCTCTCCATCAAGTGGTTCATTGTCATCTGACACAACAGTTCTCATCAATGGTAACGGCCTCACTTACGCCAAAGCAATTAATTTTGGCAACGTGCAAATTACAACATTCACAATTATCAATAACATGCTAATCTCATTCATCGCGCCGCCCATGTCTCCTTCTTCTCTTTCGGTCAGCGTATCCGCCACTAATGCAGTTAGTAACGCATTACGCTTCACATATGTTGCAGTGCCATCAATAACTCAATTAATTCAGGATCAAGGTCCAATAAATGGTTCGAATTCAATAACTATTTTAGGGAACAACTTGGCCTCAACACAAAGTATTCAATTTGGCCCAACAAACATTACAAGTTTCCAAGTCATCGACAATAATACCGTTAGTTTTATTGCGCCAAGTGGGGCAGCGAGTATCATAAATGTTTACGTTATTTCGCTTGGTGGTAACAGCAACAATTTGACGTATGAATATTTGTTACCGCCGATTATCTAACAAAAAATGGCAGAACAGCACCGGATGTTACATGAACAAATTCAAATGTATCCGATGAATAACTTGACGACGGCACGCGAATATGTACGTATTATTGCAGTTTTAGAATAATATTTGATAATTAAAATTTTTAATTATCAAACATAATATCTCACTATTTTTGGTAACAAGTTTTCATTTATAGTATTATCATAATTTTGCGTGATCATGATTTCTTCGACTGATAACAAATTGTCATCAATCAGTGGTTGATCAAAAAAATCCCCAAACACTAAATGGGTCACTGATGGGGGAACAATTACCGGTTGATTGAAATAACATCCGAACTTTAAATGAGTCGTGAACGTTGGAATTTTGATTGGTTGGTTAAATTTTGGTCCGAATGTTAAGTGGGTTACTGACGATGGAACTTCTATCGGTTGGTTAAAACTGTATCCGAATGTTACGTGAGTCACAGACGATGGAATTTTTACTGGTTGATTAAAATGAAGTTTGAATGTTAAGTGAGTAACAGATGATGGAATTGTTATCGGTTGGTTAAAATAATGTCCAAGTGTCAAATGGGTGACTGAACTCGGGATAACGTTTTCGACAGAACGATTGAAATCATCGCCAAACGTCAAATGAGTTACTTTTGGTGGCATTTCTGTTGTTCTCGCTACAAAATGAACATATTTAACGCTCTTTGGATAAATTCGTTGATAACGCGGCAACTCTATGCACTCAAAATTATCAAAATATGATAAAGGCAATATACGATCATAAATCATTTTTTGACGATATATAAATTTGTACTTCAACCGATCAAATCTTTTTGCCATCATCGTTATAGCTATCTTGTCTTTGTCTAACAGCAAATCACCTATTTTCAAAATTATATCATCTGGTACAGATAACATTTGACGCTCCTTTAGATTCAAAAGACTCTAAATGATTTTTTGGTCAATTTTTTCTAAATATATTTAAGAAAAATATGACACGTCAAAAGGTCCCATATTATAAGCTAAAACTCCACTATCATTTTTGACAGTGTCATCTGCTTGATATCGCGACAACAAACATGCTGCTTTCAAATTATTTCTTGCACATGCAAAATGCAACGCAGTATTACCTTCATCATCTTGATTATTTATATTTGCGTCACATTCCAATAACAAGGTAATTGCTGTAATGTTGTTAGATATGACTGCATACGACAATGCGGTTAATCCTTTGTTGCAACGTGCATCTACATCAATTTCATTCTCAATTAAGAATTTAACCATACCGATTTGATCGGTGATGCATGCAAGATGTAACAACGTTTTACCATCTTTGTCAACTCCATCAATGTACACATATTTAACATTCATCATCCATTTCAATATATGGACACAATCATTAGTGTGTAGAATCAATTTGCGCCCACAAAAACGTCCATCATAGTACCATAAAATATCCATTATTTCGACTGTAACTTTTCTTTTGCGGTCAAATTCCAAGGTCATCAACCCGACGTCATTATCATATCGTCTGTTCACATCGGCTCCATTTTCACACAACCACTTGATTTGCGTCAAATCACCGTATTTGCATGCATAGTACAATGCATCGTGGCCATATTTGTCACGATAATTGAATGATGCTCCAGCATTCACCAACGCTTTCGTCAAATGGACTTGGTTGGTTTGAACAACTTCACACAGTGCTTTATCAAGATGCATTTTGGTCATGCAAATTATTGATGGAAACGTATTGCTATTATTTTTTCAATTTTTTTGTTCGTTTAATGTTGCTGGCAAGAGAAAGTATTGCCTGGAGATTTGAATGTGCAAATATTTATCCATTCAATGTTACTGGCAAGAAATTATGTTGCCTAGAGATTTGAATGTCCAAATATTTGTTCGTTAATGTTACTGGCAAGAGAAAGTATTGCCTGGAGATTTGAATGTACAGATATTTGTCTATTCAATGTTGCTGGCAAAAGATTGAATGTCCAAATATTTGTCTATTCAATGTTGCCGGCAAGATAAAATTTTGCTTGGGGATTTGAATGCCAAAATATTCGTTCATTCAATGTTGCCGGAAAGATGAAATATTGCCTTGAGATTTGAATATGCAAACATTCATTCGTTCAATGTCACCGGCAAGAGAAAGTATTTCCTGGAGATTTGAATATGCAAATATTTGTCTATTCAATGTTGCTGGCAAGAATTTGCATTGCCTAGAGATTTGAATGCCAAAATATTCGTCCATTCAATGTTGCCGGTAAGAAATTGTATTGCCTGAGGATTTCAATGTACAAATATTTGTCAATTCAATGTTGCCGACAGGGATTGCATTATCCGGAGATTTAAACGTACAAATACACAAAGAACTTTATCAGCATTATTTTTTGATAACTAAAATATTTTTAATCATCAATTCGTCGTTTCGCGCAATATTCGATCGCAAAAGTAAGGAATGATAGCGCAATCACGAAACATCTCACAATAGCAGCAGGTGCTATTCCGTATCTTACATGATTACATCTGGACATTTCTATTATTTGTTCAAGACGAGAATTATCTGACATATGAATAGAATACATCGCATCACATATACTTTTGCTTAATGTAGCAGCATTGATTTTTGTAAGATAATCAGCTCCTCTTAAATTAAATCTATCTCGTACTAAATACGAAACTCCTGCAATATCATATATTTTGTTACCATAGAATATTGAAATTCCTATTTCGCTGTTAAACGAATATATGTCACAACAAACACTTATTGTAAATAAAGACAAAATTAGAACCAAAATAGTTTTATTTCTCCTAATACCAAGAGTTTCTATTTCGTAACATTGCTGATAATAATAAAACAAATGGCAAACGATGAACAACATGATCAGTTCATTAATGATTATCACAAACATGATTCTAACATGCATATTATAATTTCCACTATTTTCATAACAAGGACTATCATAAACGAATCTTGGATTATACTTAATATATTTACCATCATATTCATTGAATGCATCGCATGAATCTCCAATAAAGGCGTTACCAAATGATACATTAGAAGTGTAGTAGGTCACATTCATGTTATTATCGAATATGACGAATCTCATTTTTTCAATATTCTGAGTGCTAACTTCTTTACCAATTGAATTTAGTAACAATATTGAAATTGCGAAAAAAAGAACGGGAAATAGAATACGATGGAGCATTTATTGGGACATACTATAGAAATGCATGCCAGAGATTTTGTTAATCAATTTTTTAAAAATCAAATATCAAATTCGTTGGACTGTTTCTTGGCGTAATAATCAATCGCAATGACAATAAATATTAAAATCGCAATACCGTATCTTATTATAGCCGATGGGATCGCACTTGTTTATTTTGAACATCTGTCCAAAAAAATACTCGTCACGTCCACCTCTAAAATGTGTCCCATCGCATATGATTCTACTCAACGATATATCATCATTGAATTTTGCTTCGTAAACCACCGTATTAATATCATATTTGTTATGCGCAACATACACTTTGCCTGAAATATCATATATTTTATTGCCATAAAATATTGCAATACCTCTATCGCTGCTCAAAGAATATACATCACAAAAAATACTCGACAAAAATAGAGCTAAAATAACATAGATTATCATTTTGTATGTTCTCTCATCAAATGTTTGTTGGTTATGAAAAAATACATATGTTATGCCACAAAATACTAACAGCTGATATAGTATTATCAAAAACATGATAAAAACAGCGATGTTGTAGTTGCGCGCATAGTTATCACAAGGAACACTAAATAATCTGAAACCCAGGTAACTAATATAAGATCCATCATATTTTTTGATCGCATCACAAGTCACTTCTACAATATTATCTCTATCAAAATATCTATCTGTGTGTGTGATGTTCTCCATATTTTTATTGAATATAACGTAATATTGATCCGGGATGTCGAGTATGTTGATATTTTTCCCGATAGAATTTAGCAATAATATTGGGGATATGCAAAAGAGAATAGAAAGTAGGACTCGGTAGAATACCATGTTTAGCATTATTTTTTAATGATAAACATGATTTTATTAATCAATTTTTTTGATATTAACTCTTGATTTTACTTCTTTACTTATTTTTTTGTTACCATATTTTCTATTCAGAGTTATTTGGACAACCGACTGAGGAATATCGTCTATTGGATAATTAAATCTTTTTCCGAATGTTAAATGAGTTACTGAAGGCGGTATATTATTTTTGATTTGTTTGTTAAAATTGTCGCCAAATATCAAATGGGTTACGGAGGATGGTATGCTGTTCTCTATGGGTTTATTAAAACGGGAACCGAAAGTTAAATGAGTCACAAATGATGGTATGGCATTTGTTATTGGTTGGTTAAATGAATGGCCAAATGTTAAATGAGTTACGGATGATGGTATGTCGTTTTTTATTAGTTGGTTGAATGAAAAGCCAAATTCTAAATGAGTTACTGAGGACGGTATGCTATTTTCTATGGATCTGTCAAAATTGAGACCGAACGTCAACTGAGTTACTGAATTTGGGATGCACCCTTCAATCGATCTATTAGATCGATAATCAAGTTCCAGATGAGTTACTGAATTTGGGATACATCCTTCAATCGATCTAATAGATCGATAACCAAGTGTTAGATGAGTCACCGATGAAGGGATATTATTTTTAATTGATCGATCAAAATTACCGCCAAGTTCTAAATATTTTACTGATGATGGAATACATCCTTTAATTTTTTGATTAAATTCATAGCCAAATTTCAAATATAATACAGATGCAGGTATATATTTATTTATTGGTTGATTAAATCTGAATCCAAATTCTAATCGTAATACTGTCTCTGGTATGTTACCATTTATTGATCGATTGAACTTGTTGCCGAATTTTAAATGTAGCACAGATGATGGAATACAACCTTTTATTGATTGGTTAAATTCATTTCCAAATGTCAAATATAGCACAGATGATGGGATGCAACCTTTTATTGTTTGGTTAAACTTGTTTCCAAATGTTAAATGTGTGACCGATGGTAATGGGATTGTCATAATATCGGTAAGATATGTCGTCAAAAAGATATATGTAACATTTTTTGGAACCGTATCGCATATATCAGATATTCTAACGCATTTAAATCTATCAAAGTATGACAAATTTATTATTTTATGTATTTCTATCTCTTCATAGTACGCAAATTTATGTTTGAATTTATCCATAAACAAACATGTCATTGTCAGATTTATCTTTTCATTATCGTACAACATTTGACTGATTTTTATAACAAGATCATCATATAGCGATTGCATTTTGAAAATATTTATTGATGATAATATGCATGATTATTTTTTTCGTCAATTTTTAATCCCACAATATCTTAACTCTCGATTGCACATCCAAACTTATTTGGTTCTCGTACTCTTTTGACAAGGTTATTTCTACGACAGAATGTGGAATATCCCTGATAGGTTGATCAAATTGGTCACCAAATGTTAAATGGGTTACCGATGATGGGATGCAATTTTTGATTTGTTGATTAAAACGGTCACCGAACGTTAGATGTGTGACGGATGTTGGGATGTAATCATTGATAGGATGATCAAAGTGACAGCCAAATGTTAGATGAGTCACAGATGGAGGGATGGAATTTTCTATGGATTGATTAAAATGGTAACCAAATGTTAGATGTGTGACTGACGGCGGAATACATTTTTTATTTTTTTGATTGAAAAAGAAACCGAAGGTTAGATGTGTAACTGATGTTGGAATATAACCGGTTTTGATAGGATTATTGAAGTAAGAATCATAGATCAAGTTAGTAACACTGAATGGTATGTTATCAAGTGTCGCATTGTTATGAGCAACGAGTTTTAGATGTGTAACAGATGATGGAACAAAATGACGTTTGCCAGAGGCGAATATGAAACAATATATACGTTTGACACGTTTTGGAAGTCTGATTACAGAATTAGAAATTTCAATATGTTCAAAATTATCAAAATATGGTAAATGGTAAATTTTTGAAATATGTATTTTATCGCTATAGGTGAACATGTATTTTAATTTGTCTGATATTTTAGACGACATTGATAAACTTATTTTTTCGTAATCTGATAATAACTCGGATATTTTGAAAAGTATATCTTGGTACAATGTTAACATCTTACTAATATTGAACGTGATAAAAAATTGAAAAAGAAATGGCCAATTATCAATTAGTCAGTATGTCAACATCACAAAACATGGGCCAACCACTGCCGCTACCGGAACGCATTCCTCTACCAGACGACGAAGATATGTTAGAGTTTAAAAAAATGGGTATCGAAATCGTTCCAGAAGATCCTCCGCAACAATACGTAAAATATAAATTACCAATAGGATGGAAAACAGTTGATTCGAGTTATCGGCAAGATTTACCTTGCTTCTACATCATCGATCATGAAAATATGAAAAGGATATCAATACATGGAGCTTGGAAAGGAACTTATGATAATGAACTGTCGTTACACGTATTATCGGAAATTGAATCATATGTCTCTCCAGCGAATAAAAAAATAGGAGTGAGTCAAACATCTGATACTAAAATAATGGGCAATTTTATGGCATGTATTGATCCTCTGAAAAGACCATCATCATTTCAAGAACAAGTTGATCGCCACAACGACTATGAAACGAATTAATCATTTTTGATATCTAAAAAATTTAACTATCAAAAATTGAAAAAAAATTGCTTAGACATGATCATCATAATAAATGATATCAAAAATGCAAAGTATTTTTCAGCGAAGACTATACAATCGCGCCAATAGAAGGCTTTATCATGATATCAAAATTACCACATTGCCATATTCAATATATGAAAAACTAGGAAATTGTAACGTTGAAAAACCCAAATATATTACGCATATTGAACCAGTTCGCCTGTATTTACCTGGCATATATTTTCCTAATCCAGATTTGTTATCATATCAATATATGTGGAAGAAAGATGCAAAGAAACATGAACTCACGCAACATTCTTATTATGTTGCTAATCATATAATATATACACATTACATTCAAGATTTACATAGCAAATTAAATATTAAAAAATATGATCTCGCCTGTTTAACCGATTTGTTAGCAAATGATAGCGTACGTTCCGATTTGATTTCGTGGTGCAGAAAAGATCCATGGTTTTCCAGTCTAACTCTTGATCACGAAAAATTAAGCTATGAAACAGTGCTTCATCACTTGAAAAAAGAAGCAAGGATTGTGGATAGACTAGATATGGATGGTGGTACATTATTAAAAAGTGCAGTGTATTGTGGTTTTACAACAGTGATTAAGTTGCTGATTGATAATGGGACAGATATAGATCATCGTTGCAATCTTGATTATTCTGTTCTTCATATCGCCGCTATTAAAGGTGATTATCATATCGTCAAAGCGTTGCTGGATCTTGGAATAGATAAAGAATTAAAAAGCAGAAATGGTAAGACTGCATTGGATGTTGCAAAAATGTTGCGTGAACAAATTCAATTAATACCTGCTGCAGATAATATGCCAACTGCGCGCGAGTATGCACGAATCGTTTCGTTGTTGGAGAGATAGAATTTGATAAACAACATTGTTATTTATTGAATTTGTTAAAATGATAACCAAATTTCAAGTGCGTCACAGATTTTGGTATATAGTCATCCAATTCTTTGTAATATTGATCAAACGTTAGATGAGTAACAGATGATGGGATTTTACCATATATTGTTTTATCAAAGCAAGAACCAAAACTCAAATGTGTCACTGACAATGGTATTTTTATTCTAGTTGAATCGTCCAAATAATAAAAAAAACTTAAATGGGTAACATTTGATGGAATAACATCATCAAGTGGCGCATGATGTATATATTTGACATTTTTTGGAACTTTATCTTTTACAGAAAATATTTCTACCGATTCGAAATTATCAAAATATGGCAAATGACTGATCCATAATACATAAATTCGATCGCAATATCTATATCGCAATTTCAACTCATTCAACGATTTTGACGTTGCTGACAGTGAAATTTTATCTTTGTCACGCAAGAACGTTGAGATATGCAACATAATATCAGTACATTTTGATAGCATCTTTGATAAATATATTAAAGAATGTTATTTGTTATTTTCTATTTCGTCAATTTTTGCCCCACTACATAAAAAGGTAAACATAAAAATGATAAATGCAAATAGGATCCAATTGGTCGCTGTTTTCGTTCCAATGATATTAATCCAATGCAATGATAATACGCTTATGAAAATGATATATCCTACGCCAACAGTACTGAATATGCAAGAATCAATTGCCAACGTCAAGATCTCGTCATTTGTAAATTCGGTTACGTAAGATTTCGCATGTATTGTGCCGTAGCTAATAGTCATGATACTCCAGACTCCTGCAACTTCTAATCTTGGTTTCATTATTTGCCAAGTTCCACTTTTCTGTTTTATTTTTGTACAGAATGATCGTTTAGTTTTGAGATGCTTTGCAAACATGTTATGTTATCAAAGCATTGATTTCGAAATTAAATGATATCAATTATCAATTTTTAATAATCTAGTAAAGTCATTTTCTTAACAGATGTAGCTCCTCTTCTAAGCATCTCTTTTTTTACCTCCTTCAAGTTCGCGCATTTAACCCATGTTGTTCCTTTTTCCAACTCAAAACTATCAATTATTTTAATATTATCCATCGTAGATCCAAAAAAACTAACTTCTTCACCAATAAATGATGATGCATTGATTGTGACGTTATTCATGTTACAAAAATTGAATTGGCAACGTGGCATTCCTTCACTGATTATCGTATTCGACAAATTGCAATTATAGAAAACGCATCCTTTAAATCCACGCATAATTTGCATGTTTGATAAATCTAAATTCATTATTACAACGTCTTCTCTCATATAGCCATAAATATGAATGGGTATGGAATTTTTTTTGAATTCATCTTTCATTTTTTCTTGGAAATCGTTTGTGTCTTTTCTAAATAATTTACGAATTGTTATTGAACGTATTTTTTTGCTTGTTGGAATCTTTGTTTTTGGTAACTGAAATGTTTGTGTGATATGTTTGCCAATCGGGATGTTCATCGCCATCATCAGCGATTTGTCTGGAACTATTATAATTTCATCATGAAAGGGATCTGCAACGTCATAATTATAAAAATAGTGATCTTTTCTTTTTTTGCATATGTTATTAACATAATCCACTAATGCATCATATTCGTAAAGCGTGTTAATCATCCGCTTTTCGCTAAATATTACATACGGAATTTTAATTGCTTCTTTTGTTATTGGACAAAACAAATCTGAGTATCCATTGTTTAACCTGTGTGCAAATACATAGTCCATAACTCTAGAACTAGGTAATAATTCACCAGTGTATGGACTTTTTGTTAACTGTGGATATATCGCACCAGAAACTATGTTTTCCACTTTCAAATATTCATTGATCGTTTTTTTCTCGTAAACAATTCCATCTGCAAGTATAATTCCTTGAGAAATTTCTTCGCCAGTTATCGGACAAACATACTTAGGGAGCATTTTGGTTAAAGTTTTACAGATAAAGATGAGTGAGAGTTTTTTTGTCAATTTTTTTAATAAAAATTGACAAAAATAGATACACGAATATGTGCCATAACTGGTATCATTAAAAATGTCAGATGATACAAAATTGAGGAATTTTCTAACTACGCATGCTAACGAAGAACGTAACGCACTTTCTACACACATATCGGTTTCGAATTTTGGAAGATATATTATAAATAGCAGTGAATTAGAAGAATTTAATAAGTTATATTCTACTGCGACAGAGAATACAATTGATATCGCTGAAGTCGTTCCAAACGAAGCACCAATAGTAATCGACTTTTCTTTTTCTTTTAAAAATGAAAGCGACATCAAACATAATGCAAATATTACAAAAATAGTATCACGATTCACATCAATACTTGCTGATATGTTTGGAGACGATAAAAATTACACGTGTGTCGTAACGAAGCGTAGGAAACCATATCGTTTGAAGAATATTTTACATGATGGAGTTCATCTTCAATTCCCATACATAGTGTGTGAAAAACAACATCTTGTTTTGTTGCGACAAAATTTCATTGCTGACTGCGATATTGATTTTGGAAAAGAAAACGAATTGGAACAAATATATGATAAAATGACACCAACATGGTATATGTATTTATCATCAAAACCTAATAGAGAACCATATAAAATCATTAAAATTTATAACAATGAAGATTTGCAACGTAAATATCAATACATGAATTTATATGAAATCATTGATATGATGTCTGTACGTAATAAAAGTCATTTATTGATTCATCCAATTCAATAATTAAATTTTTTGATTATCGAATTATCAAATGTGTCACTGTTAGTGGTATATTATTTTTGATTATCTGACTAGGTTCGCCATTGAACACTAAATGTGTTACGCTTGGAGGAATGCTATCTTCAACCGATTGGTCAAACATTTTTCCAAATTCTAAATAGGTAACTGACGAAGGAATGCGATTTTTAATTTGTTGGTTGAATGCAAGGCCAAATGACAAATGAGTAACAGAAGATGGAATACTATATTTAATCGATTGGTTAAAACGATCTCCGAATTTTAAGTGAGTGACAGATCGAGGAATGCTGTATATAATTCGTTTATTAAAATTGTACCCTAATGTCAAATGAGTTACAGATGGAGGAATTGAACCAATAACGATTGGTTGATTGAACAGCGGACTAAATGTTAAATGTGTAACATATCGTGGGATGCTATTACTGATTTGTTGATTAAAATATTCTGTGAATTCAAGATGCGTAATCGATGTCGGGAAATCGTTTTTAATAGGTTGGTATAATTCGGATCCAAAAAATAGATGAGTTATTGATGATGGTAAAGATCCCTGCATTTGTTGGTTGAATTTTGCACCGAGAGTGAGATGAGTTACCGATACTGGAATATTATTCATAATTGGTTTATTAAAATGATGGCCAAAATTTAAATGAGTTATTCCAAATGAAATGCTTTCTTCAATAGATTTATTGAAACACCATCCAAATGTTAAATGCGTAATAGATGACAAAAGTCTTTTCTTGATTGGCTGATTAAAACACCATCCAAATGTTAAATGCGTAATAGATGACAAAAGTCTTTTCTTGATTGGCTGATTAAAACTATTATCAAACGTTAAATGTGTAATCCTCATAGAACTATCTCTAATCGAATAAACAGGAGTACATGTTTTGTAGTAAATTTCTTTTGCATATTTTGGACACTTACCACCAAGATTTGATATTTCTACGCATTCAAAATTATCAAAATATGATAAATGTGATATTTTGCACGTGGCCATCTTTCGATAATATCTAAACACATGTTTCAACTTGTTCATCGCAATAGACGTCATCGTTACTATTGTCTTTTCTTTATCAGTCAATAAATAACCAATTTGCAAAATAACATCCTTATTTAGCGTTAACATTTCGATACTACATAAATTACTAACGTATTTTAACTATCTATTTATCAATTTTTTGATAAATAAAATCTTTACTTATCAAATACATATTATTCTAACTCGTGATGCAATTTCATCATTTATGATAGTGTCATATTTCCGATGCAACTTGACTTCGATTACCGACTTTGGGATGTTATTGATTGAATGATTAAAGAACCAGCCAAATGCCAAATGAGTTACTGTTGGTGGGATAATATCATCGATGGGTTTGTTAAAATAATTTCCAAATGTCAGATGCGTTATCGATGAGGGCAGATTGCGTTTGATCGTATCATTAAAAAATTCAGAAAACGTTGAATGTGCCGAAACAGAAATATTTTTCATTCCAAACGCAAAATCCCAATCCAATGCTAGATGAATAACCGATGACTTTGATTGTAGTTCTAAATACACATGTTTTACTTTCTTAGGAATACGCACATATTCAAAATTTGATATCTCAATATATTCAAAATTATTAAAATATGACAGATTTTTTATCTTAGTCACATTTATTTTTTCACGATACATTAGCTTATGTTTTAACTTATTCATATCAAGGGAGATCATCGTCAATTTGATCTTTTCTTCGTCTGTCAGGAACTCGCTGATCTTTTTTAATATATTTATGCATATTGGCAACATATTTGCGATATTCTATCGATAATATATTGTCTTATGTCTGTTTGATAATCAATTTTTAATTTTCATATATGAGCTTTGAAAGTATTTCTTAATTGATATGTTTGTCGTATGATAAGGGTAAAATTATTTGCTGTACATTTGGTGGAACTATTGTCTTGAGATCGAATGTGCTAATATGTAATCATTCAATATTACTGGCAAGGCAACTGCCTGGAGATTTGAACCTCCCAATATTTGATCATCCAATGTTGCCGAGAGATTTGAATGCATCAATATGTAATCATTCAATGTTGCTGGCAAGTTAATTGCCGAGAGATTTGAACACGCCAATATGTAATCATTCAATGTTGCTGGCAAGTTAATTGTTGAGAGATTTGAATGCATCAATATGAAATCATTCAATGTTGTAGGCGAGATAATTGCCATGAGATTTGAATACATCAATATGTAATCATTCAATGTTGCAGGCGAGACGACCAATATTTAACCATTCAATGTTGCTGGCAAGACAAATGCCTGAGATTTGAATGTGCTAACATTTAATCGTTTGATGTTGCTGGCAAGAAAAGTGCCGAGAGAATTGAACGCGCCAATACATAATCATTCAATGTTGCTGGCAAGAAAAGTGCCGAGAGAATTTAACAGGCCAGTATGTAATTATTCAATGTTGCTGGCAAGAAAAGTGCCGAGAGAATTGAACGCGCCAATATGTAATCATTCAATGTTGCTGGCTAGACGATTGCATCGAGATTTGAATATCTCAATATTTGATCATTCAATGTTGCCGGCAAGAGGTTGAATAATAAAATTACAAAATTACCGGAAACAATTGGACAACTTGTTAAATTGCAAAAATTATCGTTGTATAATAATCAAACTACAAAATTACCAGAAACAATAGGACAACGTATTAATTATAAAATTATATGATAAAAAATTGAATTTTTTATCGTAAGACAAATATTCTATCAAGAAAGAGCAAAATGGACCAAAGTGATATAGTATACCAAATATTCAAAGAATTATCATTAAACGATATTGTAAGATGTTCAACTGTTAATAAACTTATAAATCATATATGCGATTTACAATATGCGAGATTAATAAAAGACTATGAGAATATCCTAGCGAACCTTTTTTATAAAAGCTCATGCAAACAAATGTATGTAGATTGTTATGAATTAGAAGTTTTTATAAAAAAATATTCAGATCTTAATTTGTTCAATTTTTTTTCTACAAACGCATTAAATATTCAATCGAGAAATATTGTTAAGTTGTCAAAAATGATAGGACAACTTAGTAATTTGCAAGAATTATGGTTGCGTGATAATCAAATTACAGAATTACCGGAAACAATAGGACAACTTAGTAATTTGCAAATATTATCATTGTCTTATAATCAAATTACAGAATTACCGGAAACAATCGGACAACTTGTTAATTTGCAAACATTATGGTTGTGTAATAATCAAATAACAGAATTACCAGAAACAATCGGACAACTTGTTAATTTACAAGAATTATGCATGTATAATAATCAAATTACAGAATTACCGGAAACAATAGGACAACTTGTTAATTTGCAAAAGTTAAGGTTGTATAGTAATAAGATTACAAAATTACCGGAAACAATAGGGCAACTTGTTAATTTGCGAGAATTATCATTGTCTTATAATCAAATTACAAAATTACCGGAAACAATAGGACAATTTGTTAATTTACAAGAATTATGCATGTATAATAATCAAATTACAGAATTACCGGAAACAATAGGACAACTTAGTAATTTGCAATTATTGCGGTTGCATTATAATCAAATTACAGAATTACCAGAAACAATAGGACAACTTGTTAATTTGCAAAAATTATGGTTGTATAATAATAAGATTACAAAATTACCAGAAACAATAGGACAACTTAGTAATTTGCGACACTTATCATTGCCTAATAATAAAATTACAAAATTACCGGAAACAATAGGACAACTTGTTAATTTGCAAAAATTAAGGTTGGATAATAATCAAATAACAGAATTACCAGAAACGATAGGACAACTTATTAATTGTAATATCATACAATAAAAAATTGAATTTTTTATTATAAGACAAATATTCTATCAAGAAAGAGCAAAATGGATCAAAGTGATATACTATACCAAATATTCAATAAATTATCATTAAACGATATTGTAAGATGTTCAACTGTTAATAGACTTATAAATCATATATGTGATTTACAATATGCGAGATTAATAAATGACTACGAGAACATTCAAACAAATCTCTTTTATAAAAGCTCGTACAAACAAATGTATGTAGCTTGTTATGAATTAGAAGGTTTTATAAAAAAATATGCGGACCTTAATTTATTCAATTTTTTTTCTACGGACATATTAGATATTAAATCAAGAAATATTATTAAGTTGCCAAAAATAATAGGACAACTTGTTAATTTGCAAGAATTATACTTGTCTAATAATCAAATTACAGAATTACCGGAAACAATAGGACAACTTAGTAATTTGCGAGACTTATCGTTGCATCATAATCAAATTACAGAATTACCAGAAACAATAGGACAACTTGTTAATTTGCAAGAATTATGGTTGCGTAATAATCAAATTACAAAATTACCGGAAACAATAGGACAACTTAGTAATTTGCGAGAGTTATCATTGGATAACAATAAAATAACAGAATTACCAGAAACAATCGGACAACTTGTTAATTTGCAAGGATTATCATTGGATAACAATAAAATAACAGAATTACCAGAAACAATCGGACAACTTGTTAATTTGCAACAATTATGGCTGTGTGATAATCAAATAACAGAATTACCAGAAACAATAGGACAACTTGTTAATTTGCAACAATTATGGCTGTATGATAATCAAATAACAGAATTACCAGAAACAATAAGACAACTTGTTAATTTGCAACAATTATGGCTGTATGATAATCAAATAACAGAATTACCAGAAACAATAGGACAACTTAGTAATTTGCAAATATTATGGTTGCACCATAATCAAATTACAGAATTACCAGAAATAATAGGACAACTTAGTAATTTGCAAGAATTATCATTGGATAATAATAAAATAACAGAATTACCAGAAACAATAGGACAACTTAGTAATTTGCGAGGATTATACTTGTCTAATAATCAAATTACAAAATTACCAGAAATAATAGGACAACTTAGTAATTTGCAAGAATTATCATTGGATAACAATAAAATAACAGAATTACCAGAAATAATAGGACAACTTGTTAATTTGCAAGAATTATGGTTGCGTAATAATCAAATAACAGAATTACCAGAAACAATAGGACAACTTGTTAATTTGCAAGAATTATGGTTGCGTAATAATCAAATAACAGAATTACCAGAAACAATAGGACAACTTGTTAATTTGCAAGAATTATCATTGGATAACAATAAAATAACAGAATTACCAGAAACAATATTACATTTTAGTAATTTACAACAATTACGGTTGTGTAATAATCAAATAACAGAATTACCAGAAACAATAAGACAACTTGTTAATTTGCAAGAATTATGGTTGTGTAATAATCAAATTACAAAATTACCGGAAACAATAGGACAACTTGTTAAATTGCAAGAATTATACTTGTCTGATAATCAAATTACAAAATTACCGGAAACAGTAGGACGACTTAGTAATTTGCGACAATTATACTTGTGTCATAATCAAATTACAGAATTACCGGAAACAATAGGACAACTTATTGATTGTAGGATCTTACGATAAAAAATTAAATTTTTTATCGTAAAACAAATATTCTATCGGAGATATCCAAATAACCCCCTTATCTATATTTTTAAGCTAATTTCTATATAGATAAGGAAAGAAAAAATATAGAGATAAAATTAAATTTTAGTTGGAACAAAAAATAATACATGTGAACATTTAGTTTAAAAAAATTTATACTAACATTCCATCGAATAATCTATAAACTGTATTTCCAACGATCAAATGGGTAACAAACGGTATCAGCTGAGATATTTTCTCAAATTTACCAGGAGGTAAACCAAGAAAAGGTTTCTCGAATATTCCAGTTGGTTTTGAGTAGTAAGGTCCTAACGTTAAATGTGTTACTGAATCTGGAATGTTACTCAATAGTTTCTTACGATCACTTCTAAACGTTATATGAGTCACCGATGATGGTATGTTATTTTTTATTGGTTGGTTAAATTTTTTGCCAAATATCAAATGGGTTACTGATGACGGAATACAATCTTCGATAGATTGGTTAAAATCAAAACCGAATTCCAGATAGGTAACAGAAGATGGAATACATCCTTTGATCGGTTGGTTGAAATTCTGGCTCAACTTTAAATGCATAACACCGTAATGAATACAATCTTCTATCGGTTGGTCAAATTCGTATCCCAAATCTAAATGCGTAACCGATAAAGGTATCGAATTCGTGATAGATCGTTTAAAATGATGGCCAAATGTCAAATGAGTCAAATTAGATGTTGAAACAATCATATCGTGAACAGGCTGATCAAAATAGTTACCAAGTGTCAGATGTGTAACTGCAGGTGAGATATAATTAGTTATCGGCTGATTACAACTACCACCGAGCGTCAAATGAGTCACTGATAGTGGAATTATATTTGGTATTGGCATACGATATTCATAACCAAATGATAAATAGACTTCTTTGAAATTATTTGTAGCTAAAATTTTACGATAAGGGAATAATATGGTGCCATCTAAATATATATATCTTAGTTTCTTAGGAATATATTTATGTGCTATATGTACATATGGTACCGATATCATCTCTACACGCTCAAAATTATCAAAATAAGATAACTCTACAATCTTGTTAGCGCAAATCTTTTCGCCATATATAAATTTATACTTGAATGCGTCCATAATCGTTGACGTCATAGTCCATTGTATCTTTTCTCTATCGGTTAGCGTCTCTCCGATTTTCAAGATCAAATCATCGCATAATGATAACATCTCAGATTGATATTATCATTATGATTACTACTTTATCATTATTTTTTCATTTTTTTAGCACCCCATGTAAGTTGTAACAGATATTATTGATTCTGGATAGGTTTCAAATAATTCTGGATTATTTTTTCTTAAACATGTAAATTCCATAGGTGTGTTCATAAGTTGTCGTTTGATATATGTGGTATTCAAATGTAATGTAAAATGAGTGACAGAATTAGTTATGTAATTACCAATTGCTCTAGTTGGGACTTCATAATTTTCGGACGTCGCATCCGATATCATCAAAGTTAGATGAGTTACTGAGTTTGGGATTGGATTTTTAACAGGATCGCACGTATTGTGATCAACAGTTAAATGCAAATATTTCATTTTTACCGGAAACAATTTATCTAATCGGTTAGTTTTAATTGATGCAAAATTATTGTAATAAGATAGATGCGAAACTGTATCCATCGCAATACAATCATCGTATATAAATTCATATTTTAGCGAATTCAATGATGATGATGTCGTAGAAAGATATATTTTCTCGTTGTTTGATAAATATTGGCTGATATATATGATCAGATCTTTGTGCATACTATTATATTGAACATTAAAAATGGCAACACATATCCCAAAAAAATAATCATTATAATTGTTATGATGATTATACGTTTTTGATATGCAAACCCAGACGACTATTCCCCCTTAAGTAGTCGCAATTACATAATTTTAAATGCGTGATGGTCATAGGGATATCATCGAACGGTTGCCCAAAAAAATACCTAGCGTTAAATGAGTCACAGACGGAGGAAGATTTTTGATCGATTGGTTAAAATAATGACCGAATGTCAAATGAGTAACAGACGTGGGAATCAAAAATTTAATATTTTCATTAAAACTATTGACAAATGATAAATGAGTAATACTTTGTGGAAATTTTATAGGCACACTATGTCCACAAATTGTTTGAGAATTATATAATTTGACAAAGTATTTGTCTATGACTAGATTGGTAAAATTGTTGTAATGACGCAAATGACATATATTCATAAAAGACATCTCGGTTGCAAAAAGATAGTCATATCCATTCATCATTTTAGAACACCTTGACATATTTATTTTTCCAATGTCGTTCAAAAATTTTGCAACATGTTGAACAACATCACGATTATCAAATATCGCCATTTATAAATTTATCCTATCCAAGCACAATCTTTGACTTTTTTTTTCAATTTTTTAATAACACAATAATATGATATTATTGTGTTATGTATCACAAAATTTCCATCGATACAAACATGCTAGCATCGGCAACGCTGAATTTACAATCTGATATTGTAACGGCACAAATACATTCGCGATGCCGCCCACGAATCCTGACATAAATATTGCCGTTACCCATCTATATTTAGAAATGCAATATCTCTCACCGGGGCAAAAAAATATCATCGCAGCAAACGCCGCACCTGCATCTAATCGGTAATTATTGTTAATTTGTTCTAACGTATCCATTATTTATCTTAACCTAAATCATTTTTATAACGTTAAGATAAAATCATTCATTTGTTTCATATTCTTGCGAATCTTTCTTTTTAAGAGTTGCCCATAATAATTCTTCACCATCAGCTGAATTTATCATTTGATCGAATTGTTTCGGATTGATTTTGCCCACATTTGGTGGAGTCCGCCAATATTGATTTGCAACAATTTTCATATCATCAAATTTTCGATATATCGCTTCACAATTATAATCCGGCAAATTACTTTCATTAAATCGGATGAAGACGTTCCTGCCTTCTGGAAAAGTAACTTTGTCGAGCCAATGATCAGCAAAATTTCGGCTACAACTATCAAATAATACAGTCGTAGCATTCGGAAATATGATGTTCATATCGAAATCGGTTTCTTTATAACCTTGAAATAATATGTTTCTGTTTAAAATTTTCTTTCCTCGTAATTTTGTCCAAGGATGAGTTTTGGGATGCAATTTTAGGATGGTACGCATTTTTGATGTATGATAATAGTTAGTATATTCGTGGCAGATTATTTATCAATTTTTTTAGTTTAGTTAAAAAAAATGAATTTTGAAACGTTTGTCGTGGCGTAAACGATATGGATAGAAAAATGCATAAAGTTAAGGCAATAGTTGCGCTCTTGAAGGGGAATAATTTTGATACTATCAAAGAACTTCTCGAAATATCATATATTACGAAAGAAACGTTTGTTGAAGGACTAAATAAATTTTTTCTCCAAGATTACAGACAAAAATATCCTTATTTTGTTCCTTCTGTGATCGATTTGTTAAATATTTTAGGCGATTTTGATACCGAATACGACCAACAACTTATTGACTTTTTGATTTCATCATTAGTAATTAAAGTGGTGAAAAATGATAATGTTCAAGCCGGTTATTTACTAAAGTTGATAGAATTAGGTGCGATTGTAAAAAATCAGAGTTCATTTTGTTATTCAAATATGTCAATTGATTCATTTGTGTATTATGTAGAAAAAAATAATATCATATTTGACGCAGGAACAGTTGCAACAGCCGCATTTGCAACTATCGCATTTGGTTCAAATATGGAGATATGTGATCGGATATTTCAAGAATGGATGACATATGCAGTTGATTTACAATCTATTTGCAATGTTGCTATCAATACGTACAAATTTAAATATTTTCCACTAGTCATGCAAAAAACATATGACTATCAAAATGCGCATATTGTTACTATATTTATTATGTCTGTTAATTTTGAATATGAGGGGATTCTGGAACATATAACAGAGTCACAATATTACAGAGAATTAATATTGTATAGTTTGATTAAAAAATCGCAATCTGATACAACAAATGAAGATACTAGACGTTTTTTTGAGTTGTTAGAAAACAATGAATGTGCCGAAAAAATTTATAAAAAAATAGTTGCGTTTATAAATCTCATTCAAAAAAATGGTATTAATGTTGATTTCGATCTAGTGATGCAATGGTTATCCGAATTGTTAAAATATCAATACCATATTGATATTTTAACTAAAATAGTCATCAAATATAGAAATCATTAAACTTTTATTTATTGACACTGTCTACATTTATGATTCACTATATTGCATTTCCATATTTGATGTGCCCAAGCTGCGTTTTTTGTTATACTTAAACGTATAAATTAACTAAATACTTTCTGATCACCTGATTCATTCATATACTTATTATGATATATTAGATTTCAAAATATAAACATGCTTGTACCTGCTACTAAGAACTATGCAAACATCCTAATCTGATTCTAATTTCACATTGAATATTTATAGCGACGATACCAGACAAATCTTTTCTATCGATTCATTGTCGTAAAATTATTAAAATATCGATACTATATCAATATTTTAACTAAAATAATTATCATAAAAATCATTAAAATCTTCCTTTGTAAAATTCAAAAATATTTCTTCTTTTACACACCACTTATCAAATCTCGCGCGATGTTTGTCTCTTGTCTTAAAGTACTTTTCGTTATCATCAGTCGCAGAGATTTTTGATACGAATTTTTTCAAGATCTTATTTTTTTGATTCTTCTCAATCGGAGGATATATATCTTCAAAATAATCATCCAGATACTCACTTTGGGCATTTGTCAAACAATCATATTTGTTCTCGTAATATTTTTCAAAACTGCCTTCATTGACCGATTTATTCAATAATACCTGCTCTTTGCAATACTCTTTTATCTCCTTACCAAACTCTTCTAATTTAGCTTTTTGCGCCTGTTCTTTGATGGCATACAATTTGTTGTTTATCTTTTTCAATTTCGCATCCGTGATGTTATACTCTTCACACACAAAATCTAAAAGTTCTTGCGTTGTTATAAAATCCCCTTCACAACTTGGACATCCACCGTATTCTTCATAACATTCGACACAAATTTCGCCACATTTCTCGCATTCGTGATCTTCTCCGCAACAAGCATCTGTTGATACTCCGCAACACATGCACGATCCTCCATCATAATGATGACAACCCATTTATAAATGATCACATTTATTATTTTTTTATATATTTTTGCGGTAAAATATGTTACGTAATATAATACATATGGATCGTGAAAAAAAAGAGAAGAAAAAATTAGTGCATGATAAAGTGAAAAAACCTGCACACGATAATAACATTGATCCACATTCCGCCCGTTCTATTCGGAAATACAAAGAATGTGGATGTCTCGAACAAATGAATTGCGATTGTAGATTTCACGATGGTCCGCGCAAACGAGAACCTGATCCTCGCTCTGTCGCCGTTTGTAATCCTAATCGTAACCATAAATCATGTGGATGTTTCGAACATCAAGATTGTAAATGTGGAGAGGCTAAGCGAGATGATTGTTGTCCGCCTCTCCCACCATGCCTACCGACATGTCCACCAGACGGATGTTGTTCATCCGGCGGATGTTATCCCGGCCCTTATCCGCCTTATCCTTATCCGCCATATCCTTACCCTTACCCTGGCCCTTATCCTCCTCCATACCCACCAATTACTAACGCATGTACAACGTGTAACTCCATCAATAACAGTGTTTCATTAGGTTTCGGCGCTCTTCCTAATCTAACAACTGGAGAATTCAACACTGCCATCGGAAATTTTACACTAAATCAAACAACCAGCGGAAGTAGGGATACTGCAGTCGGGTTTGCCGCCTTGCAAAGTAACATTAATGGTAACGATAACACAGGCTTAGGTAACGAAGCTTTACGGAATTTAATATCTGGAAATTCTAACACCGCTGTAGGATCTAAATCGTTGATTACGTTAACAACTGGAAATAATAACGTTTCGATCGGTTACAACACGTTAGCTACTCTTGCGTCTGGAGATAACAACACCGCGGTCGGATTTGAAGCTCTCTTCAGTCTTCTATCCGGTGATAACAACTCTGCGTTTGGTTTCAGATCATTATACAGTCTCACAACTGGAAATAATAATGTCGCTTTCGGAGATCTCACATTGACTAATTTGACAACTGGCAATAATAACTCTGCATTTGGTCATGAAACTTTATCAAATTTGACGACGGGTAGTAATAATACAGGAATCGGCAACCAAGTGCTATTAAATCTAACTACTGGAAACAATAACACCGCAGTTGGTAATCAAGCAATGCAGACAATCACTATTGGTGACAGTAATACATCCGTCGGTAATCAATCATTAGGATCCCTCTCCATTGGTAACAGTAACACTAGCGTCGGTAATGAATCTTTGTTCAATCTCAATAATGGAAATAATAACACGTCGATGGGTGATAGATCATTATTTCAACTGACAAATGGAAATAATAATACATCATACGGTAGCGAATCACTTTTGTCTTTAACAACTGGTGATAATAATACGTCAGTCGGATTTCAATCGTCCCAATCTTTGACTACTGGTGCGAACAATACATCAGTCGGTTTTGAATCTCTCAGTAATGTCACAACTGGCAGTAATAACACGGCAGTTGGAGGTGATTCATTGTCAAACTTGACCGTTGGAAACAATAACAGCGCTTTTGGCCATGATTCTTTGTTGAATTTGACTATCGGTAACGAAAATGTTGCTATTGGAGGTAATGCGTTGGCATCCCTTACTATCGGAAGTAGCAACGTTTCTATAGGATACAATTCTACAGCATCATTGACTACCGGAGATAATAATACAGCAGTCGGTTTTGAATCATTGTCTAGTTTAACGACAGGTAACAATAACGTAGCAGTCGGTTTCGACGCCAGCGCAGCACTAACAACTGGCAATAATAACACTGCGGTTGGATTCGAATCGCAAGCAAATGTAACAACTGGATCAAATAATACTTCCCTCGGCTTTGAATCCCTTTCTACACTGACAATCGGAGACAATAATACTGCGATAGGATCTGAATCGTTGGCAAATTTATCTATCGGTAACAGTAACACTTCTATTGGTGCAAGCGCGTTGGCATCCTTAACAACCGGTGATAATAATACTGTCATCGGATTCGAAGCAGCAACATCTCTCACAACTGGAAGTAGTAACACTGCAGTTGGAGTCGAAACACTTTCAAGCTTAACAACTGGTGATAATAATACTGCCGTCGGATTTGAAGCCAGTTCATCCTTGACAACTGGTGACGACAACACATCATACGGTTTTGAAGCACTATCTAGCCTTACAACTGGAGATAACAATCTTGCAGTCGGATCCGAAACATTAACAAATCTTACAACTGGAGATAACAATACTGCATTGGGATTTGAAGCGCTGACCAATTTGACAACTGGAGATAATAATACATCGGTTGGTTCAGAATCATTGTCGTCCCTTACGACAGGAAGCAGTAATACTTCTCTTGGAACAAATTCAAGCACGAGTCTTACAACTGGAGATAGCAATACATCAGTGGGATACAATTCTTCTACCAACTTGCAAACTGGGTCTAACAATACATCAGTCGGAAGTAATTCTTTATCAAATCAAACTACTGGAAATAACAATACATCTCTTGGAAGTAATACTCTATCATCAACTGTTAATGGAAGTAACAATACCGCAACAGGGAGTGGTGCCCTTAAAAATTTAGTTAATGGTAACGATAATACGGCGAACGGCGAAGGTGCACTTGGTTCGTTGAACAATGGAGATGGTAATTCAGGTTCCGGTGGAGGAGTATTGGGTTCATTGTTTTCTGGAATCAAAAATGTAGCCAAAGGTGCACTAGCTGGTGGAAAATTATTAAACGGTGCAAGAAATAATTTGATCGGACATGCTGCTGGAGGATTGTTAGGAACTGGAAGTAGAAATGCGACGTTGGGAACTGATGCTTTGGGTAGTTTGACGTCAGGGGATGGTCTTATCGGTATTGGTGATGCTGCATGGGGATCATTAATTTCAAGCGCGGGAGACTTAGCTGGTGTCGGAGATGGTGTCGCTCAATTTACAACGGACGCTTCTGAAAATGCTATTATGGGGTCAGGATTTGGATCTATAGCTGGAACGATGCATCGAGTAGCTGGTATGGGTAATAGATGTTTTGCAGCTGCTAATCAAATAGAAGATACAGTTGGAGTAGGATCAAGAGTATTTTCTTCGTTGCCCAATGTTTCCGGATTAGTTGGAATTGGCAGTCAAGTCGGTAAAGCGTTGTTGTCAGGAACCAGATCAACTTTAGTTGGATCAAAATTGGCCCCTATTGCTACGGCAATGGATAATGTAGTCGGTATGGGTAGTGGTGTTCTTGGATTAGCTAATACAGTTACTGACACAGTTGCTGTCGGACCAAATGTATTCGCCGCGTTGCCAACAGCTGGGGGTTTGGTCGGTGTAGGTTCTCGCGTTGGTGAAGCGTTAACCTCTGCAGCTAAATCTGTTTTAGTCGGAAACGGTGTCGGACAAGCGGCGTCTTTGGTTAATGGTGTCGTTGGAATGGGTGACACTGCATTGAAGGCTTTAAACACCGGTAGTGATTTAGTCGCGATGGGAACAAATGTATTAGGATCCTTGCCAAATGGAAGTAGTTTAGTCGCTGTCGGAGCAAATGCAGGCGAACTATTAACAAGTGCAGCAAAGAGTGTCATGATAGGCACTGGCGTTGTTAAGGCAGCGACGGCTATTGATGGTATTACTGCAGTTGGAGATACAGCTCTGAAATTATTAAACACGGGTAGCGATATTGTTGCTCTTGGTACTGACGTTTTAGGATCTTTACCATCTGGATCAAGTATTGTTGCAGCTGGTTCTAATGTTGGTAGTGCGTTAACAAGTGCGGGTAAAATTGTTGCATTGGGAACAGGTGCTATTGGCGCAGCATCCGCACTTGATAGTGTCACCGCGGTTGGTGATACAGCATTAAAGGCATTGAATACTGGATCGCAAATCGTGGCAATGGGTACAGACGTATTGGGATCATTGCCATCTGGTAGTGGAATAGTTGCAATCGGTCACGAAGCCGGTAAAGCATTATTAAATGCACCAAAAACTACCATAGTTGGATCAGGAATTTCTAGTGCCGCGACTAATACATCCGATTTCGTAGGTATGGGAGATGACACAGCGTTATCTGCTTTATCAGTAACAGGAAGTTCATTGGTTGGTTCAAGTGTAGCGCCCGTTGCTACGGGTATCAATAAGGTATCTGCCTTGGGTAGCGGATGTTTTGCAGCAGCTACCCAATTAACGGACACTGTCGGAATTGGTGACAGCGCGTTTGCAGCCTTAACGAATGTTGCAGATTTGGTTGGAGTTGGTAGTGAAGTTGGAAAATCATTATTGACCGCAACAGGAACAACTCTCGTCGGATCTAAATTAGCGCCTATTGCAACAACTATGACTGATGTTGTTGGTATGGGTAATAATGCCCTTGGATTGGCGAATACAGTAGCTGATACTGTGGCTGTTGGAGCAAATGCGTTTGGATCGTTAGTTAATCCAACACATTTGGTAGGTGTCGGTAGTAACGTTGGTTCATCATTGTTATCCGGAGTTGATAGTGTTCTTGTAGGTGGAGGAGCTTTACAAGCAGCCACTGCTATTGATGGAATTACTGCTGTCGGAGATACCGCGTTGAAAGCATTGAATACGGGTAGTCAAATCGTTGCATTGGGAACAGATGTTTTGGGATCATTGCCAACGGGTACAGGATTGACCGCGATTGGTCATGCAGCTGGTCAAGCATTGGTTAGTGCCACAAAAGCGACAATGGTAGGATCTAATGTGGCCCAAATCGCCACAAATACATCTGATTTTGTAGGTCTAGGTGAAGATACTGCGCTTGCAGCATTGACGGTAAACGAAAGCGCCTTAGTTGGTCCAAGTATAGCCGACAATGCGACTTCGATCGCCAAAGTCACAGCAATGGGTTCTGGCGTATTGAGAGCAGCAACTACAATAAATGACGTTGTCGCTATAGGTACAAATGCAGCAAAATCTATTCTAGCACCAAATCAGTTGGTTACTGTCGGATCCGAAGCCGGACAAGCATTAATTTCGGCAGGAAAGACTACTGCCGTCGGAGCAAACGCATTAAAAGCTGCAACAGCTGCGACAGATGTAGCTGCATTAGGTAATGATACCGCTTTGTTGGCTTTATCTATAACAAGAAGTGCATTATTAGGAACTGGAACGGCAAAGACGGCTACAAATGTAACCGATTTTACCGCTGTAGGACATGATGCATTGGGAAGCGTAATTGCTGGAGATAATAACACTGCATTGGGTAGTGGATCAGGAGGTGCACTTGTTAGTGGATCTGATAATATATTCATTGGAAATCCAGGTTTATCAAATGATAGCGGAAAGATTGTAGTAGGTACTTTGGGTACTCATACAAGCGCATATGTACAAGGTATTTTTGGTGTGGCACCTATTGCAGCATCTGATATGGTTGTAATTGACGCAACAGGTAAATTAAGCACGACAGTGATACCAACAGGGGCGACGGGAGCAACGGGAGCAACTGGAGCAACGGGACCGACAGGGGCAACGGGTGCAACTGGAGCGATGACACAATATACGTGGGTAAATACATTTGAATTACTCGCAGATGTTCCGATGACTACCGCAAATACGAGAGTATCATGGGAAACATGTAATAGTGCACTGCCGATTGGTAGTAACTTTATAACTGTTGGTCAAGTATCGGCTACTAATGCAGCGGGATTCGAAGCAGCACCAAATAATACTGGAACTTGGGTATTCGCAACTGCAAATGGATTGTTTCGATTTGATTTATCGATAGTTTGGGATCGTCAAAATACAGTCAGTTGGTATGGTATTTCTTTCGCACTGAAACCAAATGGGGGTCCGATTTCGCTGACTGCAATAAATCCTGTTGGTGGTATTCCAACAATTACTTTTGATTTGGTGCAGAACACTTCTTACATGGTCTATTTAAATATAGGAGATGCCGTTAGTACTAATTTGTTTTTAACCAACAGTCTCAATATTTTGGCTAATGCGGGTGACCCTGCTCCAGTCCCGCGTTTTATTTCGAGTCAAATGGTTGTTAGAAGAATATGGTAAATAATATGAACTGAATAAATTATTCAATTCATGTTAGTAGATAGTATATTTGAGCGTTTTTCGTTGATGGTCTACATCGGTTTTGACATGTGATATACTAGAATCTGTTTTTTGATAAACAAGCTGCAGAGTTGGGTGATCTTCATTATGTCTTCTGACGAACGCATCAACACTATTGCAATCATTTGGATAATTTGATAATTGGCCTCTACCAAATTTCGCAAGGTGATTTTCATGCTCACCTGGATTATCTATTAACCATTGCATTCTTTGTTGCAATTCATTACACTTGGCATCTTTCTCATCCTCTTTGGCTCTAAAAAATTTTTTGACGCCCTGTTCTACAGACATTTTGTTGACAATATTATTATCATTAACTATTCTAACATTCCAAACATCAATTTTTTTAATTAACTCCATAACTAAATATTTTTTAATTATAGAGTTCACGCAACGCATCCAATGTGCATAATCAATCCACTGCGATCGAAAGTTTTGATTGGATATTCTATGTCATCAATCACACACACGCCATCATTCAACCAACCAGGAGGATTATTCAATACACATTTAATGCCATGCAATACTTTTCTAAAATCCGTTATCAATATATCTCCACTGTTCAATTCAATATCTTGACTGTCAAAGCTAAATTTGTGAGAACTGCCCAACGTCGTCATCATTCCATATGTTAATATTTCATTATGGTGATTTTCATCAACAGTATCAATGTTATATAATTCCGCAGTGACAGAATTGAATTGTGGCAGATCTATTTTTTCCATAAGAGTTCCGTTAATGTTATTCCATATGTTTTGCCCCCATGCTAATAATTCGGTGGGACATTCGCAATTAGATGTATGATCAACAGAATTATAATAGGTGATCGGATATAACACATTTTGGATCACTTTTTCATACGATGCTGAATTTTTAGATGCCATTGTCACACCAGAATACATTTTGATTTGTTCTTCTCTTGACAAATAATTTCGCAATATCCAACCATTGTCCAAAATCTTTTCGACAACGCACATTTTATCACCAATACGAACTTGTGGGACATCTTTTATTGTCTGTTTTGTTTTGGTTTCTATTTTAGGCAATGGATTTATTTTGATTTTGACAAATCTTTCTGCAAAAGCGGATGGAGAAAAATAAAAAAGGTCAGGTAATGGATTTGGTAATTTGAATCGTTCAAATTGAGTGGTTATCATTGCAAGTGCAGCCTTAATTTCTAATATCGCAAAGTTCTTCCCAGGACATAGATGTGATCCTGATCCAAATGTCAATAAGTTGTGTGAAAGTTTTGACTCTTTATGTTCACCTAAAAATCGATCTGGATTGTATGTTTCTGCGTTTTTGTACACATCTCCAGCACAATCATATGTCATCAACATTGGCTGGCAAATGGCAATTGTGTCGATATTGCCCAAATAATAACCGTTCAGTTCCATATTTGCGCTGGCAGGTTTGCGATTAATGGCAAATATGTGAGCACCCATTCTACAAGTTTCTGTAACGCATGCATCAAGATATGGATCATTGAACAATCCATTGATATCATTTGTATCTAAATATTTTTGACATGTATCTTTAACTCGATCCCAGTGTTCAGGATTTCGGACCAAATCAATAATAGTTGATGCTAATCCTATCGCAGAATTTTCAGAAGAGATATATAATAATCCAACAACAATGCCACCAATTTGTTCATCATTCAATTTAGTACCAGCATCTTCTACATAATCAACTGAAGCTCTTAAAACAAGGGAATCTTTTTTCGTTGGATCATCTCTGTATTTTTGAACTTCAGGAACTAATTGTTTTACCATTTGATGCCAATAATGTTTCAAGAGATGCCCCGCAGTTAATCTAAGAAACCACATCGGTAGGAAATATGTAGTGACGATCATCCAATTCAATAAATGTGTAAATTTAATAAAGATAGGATAGAATTCATCAGTTAATTCAATCGCAACGAAACATCTTGCGGACGTATTTGCGATAAATTTGATGACTAGTTCTGTCAAATCTATTTCTTTGCCACACCACGTTGTTTGCATTCTAAGTGCCAATTTATTTGCTTCATCTATTATTTTCGGCCCAAATTCATCATATTTTACAGTGATAGTTTTTTTGATAAGTGTAATAATCGTAGAAAAAGATGTGTTCTGCTTGCCAGCAAATGCATCTCTTAAAAATAAATCTTCGAGGACATTGTACATTGATAAGGTATCTTCTCGCGCTGCAAAATAATCTTTGACCAAATTCCTGTCACATACGACAACCATTTCTTTGCGGAAAAGTTTCAAACGAAATATACCACCATATTTTTTATGTGCATTTCGGATGTAACCAATGATATCTTTGGAAAATCCCAATCCGTTACCAAAAAAAGGGACATATGATTCTTGTACGTATGGAATATCTTTGTAGCCTTTAGGGGTTACATTTTTTCGGTTATATCGTTTAAGAGCATAACAGAAATAGACAAATAAGAGTGCTAAACAAATATGGATTAACATTGAAGTACTATTTATTGTTAAGATAATATATATTGCGGACTGTTTTTGAATCAATTTTTTTGGTACTTATTAGTCAAATTTTTTGATTAATAGATGCTTCATTCGTATAAGTAATCATAACATTTAAAATGACGAAAATCAAGATGCGATGGATATGTGAGAAAATTATATCGTAATATTTCTACTTTTGCATCTACGCTTATAAAATTATTATAACTATATGGTAATGCTAATAAAATAACAGATGGAGGAATATTGCTGATCGTATAATTAAACGACGCATCCAGAAATAAATGCGTAAGCGTAAAAGGTAATCTACAGTGAATCGGTTGGTCGAAATTGCGACCAAAAATTAAATGTGTAACTGATTTTAAGCAATCATCAATCGATCGATCAAAATCATTGCCAAAACATAGATGAGTAACAGAATGTGGAATAGCTTTTTTAATTGGTTTATTAAATTGATTTCCGAATATCAAATGTGTTAGAGTAGACGGCAAATGACCTTCTATTGATTGATTGAAAGAATTACCAAATGTTAAATGTGTAATAGATAATGACGAAATACCTGTAATTAAACGATTAAAACAGTCGTCAAATGTGAGATGTGTAAGTGTTGACATATATACAGAGAATATTGGATAATTAAATATGATTACCATATGAGTAACTAATAGGGGAATGGTTTCTAACGTGTCAGTGATGCAAAAGTGAATATTTTTGGCACGCTTTGGAAGAACTGTGTACGTATGTATTGTGACTGATTCAAAATTATCAAAATATGGTAACGTTAATATTTTTGCGATATCCACTTTATTACGATATATGTATTTGCATCTCAAATTATCGAATATTTTTGTACTCATAGACAAATTTATTTTTTCAACGTTTGACAAATACTCGCTAATCTCAAGAATGATTTCTTCGTGCAAACGTGCTATCGACATTTGGAAATATTACTAGAAATATGGTAATATTTCTGGTAATATAATATTCAATTTTTAATATTTAGTATACAATAAACATTCGTACTCATAATCATCTGGAATTAACAACGTCACTTTATCTTTGTACGCGGGATGAACGTCGATGACACACTTACACTCAGATGTTCCTCGGAGTGGCTCTGGTTCAATTCTTTCAGGAATAAGGACTATTTCTTTCAATGAATTCAAATAATATTCATTTCTAATTACTTCATCTGGAAATATACCTCCTAATATCAACTTGTCTAACTTGTTATAAACCGGAGATACTGCAAATTGATTCAACATTAAGATCTTCACGCTACTTGGTAAGGTATCGATCAATAAAGTTGTACTAATTTCTCGCGTTTCGGTACAACCCAATGCTAAAATTAGTAACGACGGGGACTTGATTATTTGATTCCAATATTCAGAAATTAACGCAGTAGTGATAGTTTCGCTAAATATAAGTGGGATATTAGTTCGTTCATGTTGTCGAAATCCAATAGTCTTATTGTTGCAATATCGCAAATATTTATAAAAAGAATCATTTAGCTCTACATCATCATCGAAATACACTTTTGTTGCGTTCATCACAAAATCTAAATATTTATCGCTAATTGGAACATCAAAATATACGTTGTCAGGACAAATTAACGTTTCTAAAGTGCTCAATCTTGTTGCATTCAAGATTCCTGCCATTCTTTCTTTATTATTATGATTATCGTGCATGTAAGATTCAAACGCTAAAATTTGTTCGTTGTTGAGATCCATGATATATATATATTATATTATGGATTTCTTTATAATGATGACATTATCGCTTATTTTTTGGTTGAATGTTTTGACTTTATCAAAACCTTCAAAATATATTAGATGAGTAAGTGATTGAGGAAAAACAATATCTGGTTTGTCGAACCAAAGTCCCAATGTGAGATGAGTTATTGATGACGTTAACTCAATTAGACGATCAAAACATGCACCAAAGGTCAAATGAGTTATGTTATGATGTAGCTCAACTGGACTATTAAAATATCTCCCAAATGTTAGATGAGTAATTGCTGGCGGCAATTTGTTGATTGGACGATTATTAAATTCACCAAAATATCGCCCAAATGTTAGATGAGTAACTTTTAGTGGAATAATATCATTAACAGGTTCATCAAAATTATCTGAAAAAGTTAAATGTGTAACATTAGAAGGTATGAAACGTGATGTGGCAAAATAGTGAACGTATTTGGACATTGTAGGCAGAGTTCGATAGTTATCATCAAATATTTCTACATTTTCAAAATTATCAAAATATGGCAAACGATATATCAAATTTATTTTTATTTTATTGCGATAGATGAATATATGTTTCAATTTATCTGTTCTATGTGATGCCATCGATAATTGTATTTTTTCGTTGTCAGTTTGATATTCGCTGATTTTTTTGAAAATATCATCATATATTAACATCATTTTTAATGATATTGATATACAATAAAATGCATATGACTATTATTTTCAATTTTTAATCTTCGCGCACTATTTTCGCTTCAACTTTGTCATCGATGTGCTTGTTATACATGAGCGATAATTTTATTTGCTTGACTGTTTTTGGTACATCGTTAATTGATTTGTCAAAATCTCTACCTAGTTTTAAATGTATCACCGAATCAGGGATATGTGTGATAGACTTATTGAAACAATCACCAAAAGTTAAACAGGTCACCGAGTTTGGAATACTATTTTTTATCGATTGATCAAAGCAAAGTCCGAATTCTAAATATTGTACAGAATTAGGAATAGCATCATTGATAGGTTGGTCAAATGTTTTACCAAATTTTAATCTTTTGACCGAAGAAGGGATACAATTTTTTATCGATTGATTGAAGCAGCATCCAAATTCTAAATATTGTACAGAATTAGGAATAGCGTCATCGATAGGTTGGTTAAATTTATCACCTAATATCAGATGTGTTACGGATAATGGAATATGTCCTTTGATTGGTTTATTAAAATGTGGTCCAAATGTCAGATGTGTTACAGATATTGGTATGGCCTTAATTATTGGTTGATTAAACTTGCGGCCAAATATCAAGTGTGTTACAGATCGTGGTATTCTATCACGGACAGATTTGTTAAATTTCCAACCGAACGTTAAATGTGTTACTGACGATGGTATGATACCTTTAATTGGTCTATTGAATGAATATCCAAATGTTAGATGAGTGATCGATTTGGGCAAACATTTATTTATGTCCAAGTCAAATTTATTACCTAATGTTAAATGCGTCAACGATTCTGGCAAACATCCATCGATAGGTTTTTCAAATGAATCGCTTAAAGTTAGATATGTCAATGTTTTAGGCAAGCAATCTTTTATCGGATGGTTAAATTTGCCTTGGAAAGTTAAATGTGTTATAGTTCGAAACGCTAACACGTCTATCGGTTGATCAAATTTGCGACCAAATACCAAATACGTAGTTGACATAGGTATAGTTTCATTATCTATTAATTGATCAAATGCGTGGCCAAATGTTAGATGTGTAACTGTTTGAGGAATCATACCATGTATTAATCCGTTAAATTTGCTGCCAAATTTTAAATGTGTCAAAAACGGTGGCAAATATGCTATTGATTGGTTAAATGCACAACCAAAATATAAATGTGTTATTGATGTAAATGTATCTAATTTGATCAAGTTGTTAAAATAATATCCGAATGTTAAATGTGTCACTGATTCCGGTATTAAATCAAATACCGGTTCATTAAATCTCTTTCCTAATGTTAAATGCGTAACAGATTGCGGTATATGTTTTTTCTTGATTATCTTGTGAATTTTGTCACCGAACATTAAATTCGTAACATTCTGTGGTATCAAATTTTCTAAGTCATGATGATGACCGTCTGGAAGTCGTAAGTGTGTGACAGAAGATGGTATATTACCAGGTTGTAAGGGACCATAGAAACATTTCGCAAATGTCAGATGAGTGACAAATTTTGGGATTTCGAGGCTACGAGCTTCAAAGTGAATATATTTTGCCTTTTTTGGATACGCACAATCTTTGCATATTTTGACAGATTCAAAATTATCAAAATATGAAAGATGACATATTTCTTCAACGTTTTTAAGATCGGTGTAAATGAATACATATTTTAATTTATCTAGTGCAACACATGCCATTGTTAACATCAATTTATCTCTGTCCAACAGTTGTTCACTGATCTTAATAATCGCATCATTGCAAAGTCCTAACATTTTTAATATTTTATGTTAAAAATGTTATATATTGGCATTCATTTGTCATTTTTTTACATATTCGATTAGGTGCAACGAGGACAATTATTACCTACAGAATAATATTTGGGCACAGAGTCACAATATCTCCCAAATTCTAATTCGCTATATATGATTTGTAATTTTTTTATTTTTTGTTTTGTGTTTGCTATTTTGTCAATATCACTTTCACTTATTTCTTCAAAATCATAGCAAGTGAAGTAACAAACATTTATTCCAAACACTATGAACTTATTTTTATCATATGTACAGCATGGTGGATAAAAAAAATTAATTTCCATTTCGTATTTACGCGATACTTTTTCTAAAAACTCTTCTAAAAAATATTCGCCGAACTCGTATATACGAAATTCATCCGATTCGTCTTCGCTCGATTTTTTTATGTATTTGCTGAACACTTTTCGCATATGGTGTTCAGATATTTTGAATCCGAATATTAATGATACTCCATCTGCCATTTTTTGCAAAAACAATCCTATTCCTCCTGGTATATTAATCGATGATCAAAATAATTTTAATAATCAATTTTATTTATCAATTTTTTTTATGCACACATCTTTCTGGCACCAAAATACTTGGATAGGATATCTTTCGCCGATACTTATGCATTTGTGACCTTTATCAACTAGCGACTGAACAAAGTCTTCCTGCTTTTTTTGGCCAGCGGCCATTCGTGTTGCTCGGTCAGATGATTGAGTTGCTTCGGTTTGTTCGCACATGTGCGAAATGATCGGTGTAGTAGCGTCAGACATTTTTGATATTTGTTTTGATATAGGGGTCCCTAATAAATAATTTATCAATTTTTTTGGCGAAAAAAATTGATAAATTAACAACCTGGCCTTTATATTATTCTAATAGTAACAAAAATGAGTGGATACATACCCAAAAAAGTATTACTAATAGGATCTCCTGTTTTCTCCGATGCGGCCAACTTTGCTCGAAAATTATTGGGTGAATATATCAACGAACCTGTGTTCTCTAATAATATTTTGATCAAAAAACAAACGTCATATTATGCGAATCGTGATGGAGTTGATAGTGCAGACTTGATAAGATATGACTTAAAGATTACTCTTTTGCCTATCAAGTCATATTCAGAAAAAGCAGAAGATGTTGCCATCGATAAGGATTACGATGCTATCATATTTTTTTGTAGCGACAATATATTTAGCCAAGCAGATGTCTTACATGTATTGGGATCGTTAGAAACAAATGCAAAAATGAAATTGATTCATTCTGGAAAAATATTAGACGTTATGAACAATCAATTCAGGTTCATATCTAAATGGGATAATGGTGTTCCACAATCAAGATCATATTTTATCGATCATGTCCTAGAAATTTTATAAATGTATTTGTTGCTAAAATAATTTTATCAACAAATATTTGCTTTTTCTGCTTCATCTGTTTCATACAATGCCAATTCGTTCGCATTTATTTTAGATTCATCGACGAACGAGCGATTGTGATTCTTTCGGTCACATCGATCGTTCATATCGCGTTTATAACTTTTTTCTTTTTCGTACAAATCTGGAAATTCTCTTTCGAATCGCATCCATCTTGGTCTTTTCGCTTTTTTAGTATTATTGTACGGTTTTGTAACTTTAAGAATTGGATCAATCACTTCATTTTCACCAAGAAAAAATTTTTTTAGCATCACAATATCACCAAAATGAACTGCAGACACTAACTGATAATCCCGTCTTTCTTTTTTTAATATTGACATCGCTCTTTTACATAATGTTAATTCGTATAACAGGATATTCAGAGAAGACATAAAATCAATCCGCTTTTTTTGTGTTACCCGAAATATATATGTCATGATATTTATTGATTCATCGTTCAATAAATAATCATCGTAATCTTTTATCAATAGGATGATCAAATCAAATATCGACCAATATACATCGGAAGTAATTTCATCAATTAACAAAATAATGGCATTCGTGCGGTCGTCGATAACTACTGTTTGATCTTCTTCATCGCTGTCCGATTCATATATCGTATATGATACTTGTTTGATATAAGGTTGGATTTCGGATATAAAAAAATCATTACCAAAAAGTTTTCCTCGTCGATTACCATCATAATAATAACAATTATTGCTATACGAATCCCCTTTTGATTTTGAACCAACAAGTAAAAATTTCAAACAGTTAATCAATATTTCTTGCGTCGGTACAGTTGCGAGAAAATCCTTGATCATTTCTTCTGTTGAAAAAAGAGTCAGACAACAATACCAATATGGCAAATATATGTTTTGATTTACAGGTGCCTTAAAATCTGCGTACGATAATCCATGTCCTATTCTGTTAAAATATATACTAATATCTTGTATATCTTTATCATATAATTCTCCCATTTGTGTATCCATTAATGCAAACTTTGAATATATGTCTTCAACAATTTTGATTTTAATTCCTGGTACATGATGATTATTATTTTCAATATAATATGTATACATTGTCGAACATACACACAAATTTGACAATAATTTGATCATAACTGCAATATTTTTGGCGACATATTTTTCCAAAAAAATTTTATCATTAGCGACATGATATTGTGCTATTGTTTGAATAATTTCGTAAGGAAGTGTGCATAACATTTTGATGTTAATTTGTGATAACAACGATTTACGGTTTAAATATTTCAATTTTTTTATGGGAAAAAATTGAAATAATAATTACAATGTGACTAAAATATTGATATTTATTAAAAATGTCGTCGGTGCACGAAGATGTTTTTGTTGAGATAGCTAGATATTTGTCCGATAAAGAGAAGATAATGGTATCAGCAACGTCAATAAGGATGAATATGTTAAAATATAAGTTTATCTATGATGAACAAGTAGATATAGATATCATCGGAGGATTATCATATTTCGATAATTTCGAAAATGTTGACGTGACATTGAATCGGCAAGTGACAATACCAAAAAGAACTAAATACGTTCATCTTTGCTCATATGATGGGGAAATACCAAATTACATAACCCATTTAGAAGTTCGAAGTTTAAAGGCGCTCCGATCAGCACCGTTGTCTGTAACGCATCTGAAAATTATAAACGATTATTATGAGTACGAAATTTGCGGCGAAATTAAACCGTCTGTTACACATCTAACATTTTGTGATTCTTTTAATTCATCGATCAATGATGTTATTCCAGAGTCAGTCACTCATCTAACATTTGGTGATAATTTTAACCAACCTATCAAAAATAATATCCCTCCTTTTGTTACACATTTGACATTTGGAACTAGATTTAACATGCCCATATCCGAGTACGATAGTGTCAGTATTTTACGATATATTCCATTGTCTGTAACACATTTAACGTTTGGTTATGATTTTAATAGGTCAATAAAAAACAGCATACCTCCATCTGTTACACACTTAAAATTCGCGTTAGACCGTTGTGTTGATGACGTTAATGATGACATTCCTGCGCTAGCATCTGCAGATTCCAGAGGATTTGACCGTCATCTTACAAACTGTATACCATCATCGGTGACATATTTAGTGTTGGGTGATTGTTTCGATAAATCAATCAAAAATTGTTTACCAGTGTCCCTTACATATTTAAAATTTGGTAACAATTTTAACCAAAACATCAAAAAAGGACACATACCGCCTTTGGTGACCCACTTAACATTTGGTTATTCTTTTAACAAACCTATAAAAGGTTGTATACCATCTTCTGTGACGCATTTGGTGTTTGGTTACTATTTTAACCAGGATATAAAAGGTTGTATTCCATCGTCGGTGACGCATTTAACATTTGGGTTTAGTTTTGATCAATCCATAGTTGATTCGATCCCATCGTCCGTGATATGGTTAAAATTTGGTAATAATTTCAACAAATCAATCGAAGGTAATTTGCCACCGTATCTGACCAACCTAACGTTCGGGAATTGTTTCAACCAACCCATTCGAAATTTGGTATTATTAGAATATGTGACTCATTTAACATTTGGTTTTCGATTCGACCAACCAATTGATGGATGCATTCCAGCATCAGTTACTCACTTAGTATTTGACGATAATTTTGACCAACCGATTGATGGATGCATTCCATCATCAGTTACTCACTTAGTATTTGGCTGTTGTTTTAACCAACCGATAAATAATAATATTCCGTCAGTGACTCATTTAACAGTTGACCAATGTTTTCGACAATCTATAAATCAAGATATAATGTTACGTTTATCCGAATTAACATTAAAAGGTAAAAATGTGCAACGAATTGGAAACGTAAAGATCAAATATGTCAACAATTTCTTATAAAAATCGATTTATTAATTGATTTTTATACCAAATTTGCTTATCCAAAACGGATAAATCCTGTGAACATATATTATGCAATGTCACGATATAAAATAAAGATTTCATCCAAAAAAAATCAGGATGAATTCGATGATAAAGATAATATTTCGCATAACTGCGATAATTTTGATTCTAGATGCCATAAAATGCGAAAACAGGATCATCAAGAGATGTGTAAACATCATCATCATCGAGATTGCCACAGACATGATAATAATAAAAGATGTTGTTGGGATGATTGTCACAAAAATAAAGGTCCTACGGGGGCAACTGGTCCTATAGGATCTACTGGTGCGACTGGTCTTAATGGAATGACTGGGGCGACTGGATTAAATGGAGTAACTGGGGCGACTGGATCAACTGGGGCGACCGGAATAAATGGAGTAACTGGGCCGACAGGACTAAACGGAGAAACTGGAGCTACTGGATTAATTGGATCAACTGGAGCTACTGGAATTATGGGATCGACTGGACTAAACGGAGAAACTGGAGACACTGGATCAACTGGAGCTACAGGAATTATGGGACCGACAGGACCTAGTAACGGAATGACTGGAGCGACTGGAAATATAGGACCAACCGGCCCCAGTAATGGAATGACTGGTGAGACAGGTCCGACTGGTAATACTGGAGCAACTGGTTCAATCGGAGTTACTGGTATGACCGGAAATACCGGTTCAACAGGAAGTACAGGAGCAACTGGAAATACTGGAGTTATAGGTGGTACAGGTGCAACTGGAAATACTGGAGCTACAGGTTTGACAGGAAGTACAGGAGGAACTGGAAGTACTGGTGCAACGGGTCCAACCGGTTCTATTGGAGTAACTGGAAATACTGGCGGAACAGGCCCAACCGGTTCTATTGGAGCAACAGGAAGTTTTGGTTCAACAGGAAATACAGGTCCAACTGGTTCTATTGGAGCAACGGGAAGTTCTGGTTCAACAGGAAGTTCTGGTTCAACAGGAAATACAGGTCCAACTGGAAATACAGGTCCAACTGGAAATACTGGTTCTATTGGAGCAACGGGAAGTTCTGGTCCAACTGGTTCTATTGGAGCAACGGGAAGTTCTGGTTCAACAGGAAATACAGGTCCAACTGGAAATACAGGCTCAACTGGAAGTACTGGGATAACAGGGAATACTGGTCCTACTGGATCAACTGGATCAACTGGATCAACTGGAGTAACTGGTTCAACTGGTAATATGGGAGCAACTGGAAATACAGGCCTAACTGGAGCAACTGGAAGCACCGGTGCGATCGGAAGCACTGGAGATACCGGCTCGATAGGGGTTACTGGTAGTACTGGTGTAACGGGTTCGACTGGCTCAGCTGGTACGACTGGAAGTACAGGATCTACTGGTGCCACAGGAGCTACTGGACCAACTGGTGTAACTGGATCAACGGGAAGCGCCGGAGTTACAGGATCAATAGGTGTTACAGGATCAACCGGAGTAACCGGACCAACTGGTGATACTGGAGCTACTGGAAACACAGGAGCCACTGGAAATACAGGTCCAACTGGCAATACTGGAGTAACTGGAGCTACCGGGGCTACAGGAGTTATCGGATCAACAGGTATGACTGGAAGTACAGGTTCGACGGGAAATACAGGATCAACAGGAGTTACCGGATCAACTGGTAACACTGGGGCTACGGGAATTACGGGGGCAACAGGGGTGACCGGAAGTACTGGAACAACTGGAGTCACCGGGTCAACGGGAAGTACAGGATCAACCGGAGTTACAGGATCAATAGGAAGTACCGGAGCAACAGGAAATACTGGTTCAACAGGAAGTACAGGAGTTACTGGTTCAACAGGAAGTACAGGTTCAACAGGAAGTACAGGAGTTACAGGTTCAACTGGAAGTACCGGAGCAACAGGAAATACAGGTTCAACAGGAAGTACCGGCGCAACCGGAAATACAGGTTCAACAGGAATTACTGGTTCAACTGGGAGTACCGGCGCAACCGGAAATACAGGTTCAACAGGAATTACTGGTTCAACTGGGAGTACCGGAGAAACAGGAAATACCGGTTCAACGGGAAGTACAGGAGCAACGGGAAGTACAGGAAGCACAGGATCAACAGGAAGCACCGGTGCAACAGGAAATACAGGTTCGACTGGAAGTACAGGAGTAACGGGAAGTACAGGAGTTACTGGTTCAACTGGAAGTACAGGTTCAACGGGAAGTACTGGATCAACTGGAGTTACTGGTTCAACTGGAAGTACAGGAATAACAGGAAGTACAGGTTCAACAGGAAATACAGGGGTTGCTGGTTCAACAGGAAATACAGGTTCAACGGGAAGTACAGGAGTTACTGGTTCAACTGGAAGTACCGGCGCAACAGGAAGTACGGGTTCAACGGGAAGTACAGGAGTTACTGGTTCAACAGGAAATACAGGTTCAACTGGAAGTACAGGATCAACAGGAGTTATCGGAGCTACAGGAAATACAGGTGCTACAGGAATTACTGGAAGTACTGGATCAACTGGAGTTACTGGTCCTACAGGAAGTACAGGTAGCACTGGATCGACAGGTGTTACAGGTTCGACGGGAAATACAGGATCAACAGGTGTTACTGGATCAACGGGAAGTACTGGACCAACGGGAAATACAGGTGCAACAGGAATTACTGGAGCGACTGGAAGTACTGGAGTTACTGGTCCTACAGGAAGTACCGGTGTGACTGGAAGTACTGGAGCGACAGGTGTTACAGGTTCGACTGGAAATACAGGACCGAGTGGAAATATAGGATCAACCGGAGCAATAGGGGCAACAGGCGTTACGGGTACAACGGGGGCTACAGGTCCAACTGGAAACGCTGGATCAACTGGTAATACTGGACCAACTGGTGTAACAGGTTTTACTGGACCAACTGGTGTAACAGGTTTTACTGGATCAACGGGAAATACTGGGTCAATGGGAGCTACGGGCGTCACAGGAAGCACAGGACCAACAGGAAGTACTGGTGTTAGCGGAAGTACAGGTCCTACAGGAACAACCGGAAGTACTGGTGTTACCGGAAGTACAGGTCCTACAGGTGTTACCGGAAGTACAGGTCCAACAGGAAGTACTGGTGGAACGGGAGCTACTGGTCCTACAGGAAGCACAGGACCAACAGGAAGCACTGGACCAACAGGAAGCACTGGTGTTACCGGAAGTACAGGTCCAATAGGAACAACTGGAAGCACTGGACTAACAGGAAGTACTGGTGTTACTGGAAGCACAGGACCAACAGGAAGTACTGGTGTTACCGGAAGTATAGGTGCAACAGGAAGTACTGGTGTAACGGGAGCTACTGGTCCGACAGGAAATACAGGAGCAACAGGTGTTACAGGAAACACCGGAGTAACTGGCCCTATAGGGAGTACTGGTGTGATTGGAAGCACTGGATCGACAGGTGTTACGGGAGCGACCGGAGTAACCGGTAATACTGGAGCAACAGGAAGTACGGGTGCAACAGGACCTACGGGAGTCACCGGACCGATTGGAGTCCCTGGGGGTACAGGAGCATTTTCGTTTACATATTATTGGCTTGCCTCTAACGCAACAATTCCATCAAATTCTCCCATGTATATTTCCAACGTTCGTAGCACAAATTCGATATTAGAATCAACACTTGCAGGTATTGGAATTTCTAGCACAAATTCGATATCACCCGCGCAAGTTATGGGAACATGCAATGTCACTTCAGCTATTTTTAGCGCAGCAGCTTTATCGACTCCAGTGAGTACGGCTAATTATCCATATTATACGTGGCTTGCTTTGTACAATGTTGGTTATTCTACGCGATTTTTGATTGGAGTTCTAGAATTTCAGATTACAACACCCACTGCAGTCGGATCTGGTGTCGGTTTAAATAGTGTCGCGACGCAATTATTTGCATCAAATTCGTCCACAAGTACCGACGGAAGATATGTCGTTAATCGAATTTTAATCCCATCCGGCACTCCAGGAGCATTGGTGGTTGGTAGTATTCCGCTTCAATACGGATATATGATTGGTATGGAATTGTTATTGGCGCAAAATTCAGCGAGCAATGCATTCAGCAGTATTTCTTCAGGGGCATCAACAACGAATTACCTTTGGAACAACGTAACTCCAGCTGCAAGCAGACCATATAATCAATCAATCGTCGGTTTTAAAAATGTTAGCATAACGTTGTTAACTTCATGATCAAAATTTGGTATATATTTGAATAAATATATACAAAATATCATTATAATTGTTGTCATCTGGAATGATGTTTGTATTTGTCATAAATAATGCTTCTAACTACAGATAAAGATACGCCATATTTTTTGGCCAAAGCTGTGTATGCTCCCCAGTTTTATGTAGTTGACGTATTTCATCTGCTTGCCTTTCCTCTTTATTACTTTGTATAATCATCACTCATGACGGCGACCATATATCTCACAAAGGAGGGGATAAATTAACCATTCCCATAATTTTTTTATTACTTACATATAAATAACAAAATGTCTGAATACTTTTATTCTATAACTACATCGTTTCCAAATTCATTCAACCCCGCCACAGATTCAGGAGAACTTTCTTTACAAATAGCCAATGATCAATCAATCACAACTTTCCTACTAAGCATCGGGCCAGATCCAAATAACTCTGATTTAATTATCATAACGTTTGCAACACCGCTAAGTCCATCCGAAGAAACAGCCCTCGATGATTTGGTGGCCAATTTCGTACCTCCTCTTCAAGGAAACTACGTCATCATCGAATCAACTCTCGCCGACGACCAAGCCCTGCAATTATTATCATCTAACACATACGGAGGCATCCTCATGCAATCCGGCTTCGGCGGTATCGAAGTCATCACCACTAACTCGTTCGCTGTCACCGCTGCCGCCGCATCTGGTATCGTTACATCCCTCGGAAATGTAACACTTGAAGCAACAGCTGCCCTAGTCAACATAGATGGTGGTGCAGGTGTTAATGTAGGATCTGGATCATTTGCTACTCCAGTTAATATTGGTACCGGCAGTCAACAACATGTCGTAACTATCGGTAACAATGTTTCAGCATCAGCTGTTGCGATTGCAGCTGGTTCGGGTGGGGTTTCTGCAAATTCAAATGCCACAATTAGTCTAAATGCAACTGGAGCAGCATCTAATTTATCCGTCAATACAAACGCAGATGCACAAGATTTGACTCTTGCAGTGATCGGTGCGACTAATTCTAGCATCATCCTTTCAAGTCAAGGAACAGGCACAGATGCTATTTCATTAATATCTAACGGAGGAATTACATTATTTTCTCAATCTGCCAATAATTATCCAATTAATATTGTTTCTAATACTGCGATAGCAAATGCGATCAATTTAGATTGTTCATCAACCGGTGGAATTATAATGGCTGCTGGTCCTTTTGGTATCAATATAAACGCATATAATGGTGGAACAGTTGGTGTAGGAAATTTCAATGGTGGTGACATATATTTCAGCACTGCCGCTGCTGCACGAAATATTTTCTTTGGCACAGATTCAGCTGCAACTGTATTCTATCAACGATTCGGAAAAGGACAACTAGGTTATCAACCTGCACCTACAGATCTAGCAACAGCATCATCACCGTTGACAATGGCAGAATTATCAACAAGACTGTTATTTGGAACTCCTTCATCTACTGTGACCGTAACACTTCCAACTCCTGTTTTATTCGTTACCTACTTTCCATCAGTAATAATTGGAGACAGCTTAGATTTTTCAGTCGTCAATCAATCGGCTACTCCAGGAGATATCTACACTTTAGATGCAGGATCACAAGCAACCGTTGGTAACGTCAGTGTTGCCCCTGGCGTATCTGCGCAATTTAGAATTAGAATGACAAACATAACCTTTCCAACTCAAGCATACACCTTGTACAGAATTGCATAAATATCATAAAAAATTATCAAATTAGTTTTTTACGATAAAATTGAAATTCAAATATCCAGGACATACATTCTTCAATGATTGAACTAAATGCACTTATCTCTACTAAAAGCACCAAAAAATTATCTATCTGATCTAATATTTGATTTATTACTACAAATAATTGTAAATCTCGATCCAATATCCAATTTAAGTCTAAGTATGACGTCTAAATATTTTAACAGATGGTACGTTAACAAAATTATCCCTCCTAAACCTGTAGTCGCATATTCGACAAGTAACCAAAACGTTAATTATTTAGATAAAATTGAAAAATATAAACAAAGTCATGACAGAATTAAAAATCTTACAATTCAGAACCTAAATGAAATTATCCCCAAACATGATGACTATGAAATCGGCCTCAAAAATTTATCTGCAATGGTACAAACAACTCCTTATTCGTTGCATTTTTATCATCATAATGGCCATGAACGTATCAACAAAATATGCGAAAAGGAAATCGAACAAACATCAAAATTCAATTCATTTTGTTCATCATGTTTTCGAGATCCTTATCAGCTTTTGTTTATGATTACGATATTATTGTTGATAACAGTCACTACTTCTTGGTTTTTGTATGTTAATATGTCGTATAATTTGCATGATAAGGATATTGAAGAAGAAATTATTTATCGAAACGCGTTGCAAAAAATAGCTATTAATATTAACGAAAACGGTTATGATGCAATTGATCTTCCATTTGATAGAATGATAGAACGGTATGACGTTTTATGGTTCTGGCGTTATCCTCAGCGAGAAAAATGTTTTCATAACATTATTTATTACAAAATGAATCATTTAGGACTATGTTTTGAATCTTATGAAGAAATGTGCAAAGATACGTATATTTCTTCAAAATATTTTGATTATGTTTATCAATACTATGATAGCATGTATTCAATGGATGAGATTAAGGACATATATTTGCAAATATGGAATAGAACATGCGTCGATGATTACCATGATAATATACATTACTTAAAAGACCGAACCAATAAATCGCAGTTAGATTTATTTGCAACTTCTAGAATTAGTATTACAGATAATTGTATGACAATCACCGGAGAAATCCATAAAACTTATGTTTCATTTGTAAAAACGTTCTATGTATCAAAAATTACATATAATACAACATGTATCGCTGCGGGTATGACTACTCGTCCTAATTTCGCGCGAGAAACGCGGCATTTGTTAGCGATCCTCGTGCTATCTTGGATTATCTTTGCATTATCAGCACTTTATGGTTTACATATTGATTAAAAAATTGATATCTATAACCTCTAATAACTTAGCAAAATATACAAAAGTAAAAATGTTGCCTCTGTATGATGATAATTTGATCAAAATATGTGATTATTTATCGGATAAGGATAAATTAATGTTGACGACAACGTCCACAAACATGAGCAAACTAAAATACAAGCTGCTATTTCGTACTAAAATAAATATAAGTAAAATATATCTGTTGCCATATTTTGATAATTTTGAAAATATTAAGATACATGGCAATCCACCAAAATTCCCAAAATATGTCAAATATGTTCACTATACGACATATAGTACATATGTCGCTCCACGCGTAACTCATCTAAAATTTAAAAGCAGAGGTGGCTTAACTAAAAATGGAATTCCATCGACTGTTACACACTTAATATTTGGCGAAAATTTTAACGATCCGATTCAAGAGAAGATACCATTATCGGTAACACACTTGACATTTGGTTCAAGATTTAATAGACCGATAAATGATTGCATACCGTTATCTGTTACGCATTTAAGTATTGGTAGGTATTTTGATCAAGGTTTAGATTTCAGATTATTGCCTAATGTAAAATATTTTCAACTTCATAAAAGTTTTCGTCGTACATTGATAAAATTTTCGGCGCACGTGCCAGAAATAAGATTTGTTGATTAAAAATATTTAATCAACAAATAGAACTCGCTCTTTGTCGTTGCTAGCAAGAGTTTCAACGCCACAAGATTTGAATGTCTAATATTTGATTGTTCAATGTTGCTGGCAAGAATTTGAATTGCCAGAAGATTTGAATGTCCCAATATTTTATCATTCAATGTTACTGGCAAGAAATTTGAATTGCCTGGAGATTTGAATGTCCCAATATTTGATCATTCAATGTTACTGGCAAGAGTTTTGATTGCCTGGAGATTTGAATTGCCTGGAGATTTGAATTACCTGGAGATTTGAATTACCTGGAGATTTGAATTGCCTGGAGATTTGAATGTCCCAATATTTGATCATTCAATGTTACTGGCAAGAGTTTTGATTGCCTGGAGATTTGAATGTCCCAATATTTGATCATTCAATGTTGCTGGCAAGAGTTTGAATTGCTGAGAGATTTGAACGTCCCAATATTTGATCATTCAATGTTACTGGCAAGAGTTTGAATCCCCAAGAGATTTGAATGTCCCAATATTTTATTATTCAATGTTACTGGCAAGAGTTTGAATTGCCAAGAGATTTGAACGTCCCAATATTTGATCGTTCAATGTTACTGGCAAGATTTTGAATCCTCAAGAGATTTGAATGTTCCAATGTTCGATCATTCAATGTTACTGGCAACAATCTGAATGTTGCTGGCAAGAATTTGAATTACCGAGAGTTTGAATGTCCCAATATTTGATCGTTCAATGTCGCTGGCAAGAATTTGAACGTCTAAATATTCGATCATTCAACTTCACTAGCGAGAGTCTGAAGATTTAAGATTATACAATTTAATTAAAAAAAAATGATAATTCAACAACCAAATATAATTAATATTATCATATAATACTCAAAAATGATAACGACGATATATGATGATGGGACAATCAAAATATGTGATAATTTATCAAATCACGAAAAAATAGTGTTCACAATGACATGCAAGCACATGAATAAATTAAAAATTAAATTCATTTATCGTGATCTTGTTGATGTGCGTATAATTAAACATTTATCTTACTTTGATAATTTCGAGTCGGTGATAACATCACGTTGGATAGATACGTATCCGAAGCACGCAAAATATTTTCATCTAACATTTGGCAGCTACTTCAATTATCCGATTAGCGGTTCTATTACTAATTTTGTAACTCATTTGACGTTGGGCGCAAGTTTCAATCAAGAAATTCAAGGACAAATTCCTAATTCAGTTACTCATTTAACTTTTGGTGTAAATTTTAATCGAGAAATCAAAGGAGTTATTCCAAATTCAGTTACTCATTTGAAATTTGGATATTCGTTCAATAAAGAGATTACAGATAGTATTCCAGAATCTGTCACTCATTTAACATTTGGTGATTATTTTAACAGAAAAATTAAAGGTAACATTCCATCATCTGTTACTCATTTGACTTTTGGCAAACTATTTGATCAGCCTATCAATGACGCCATTCCATCATCTGTTACTCATCTAACATTTGGCAAACTATTTGATCAGCCTATCAATGACGCCATTCCATCATCTGTTACTCATCTAACATTTGGCAGTTGTTTCGATCAACCTATTAAAAATAATATCCCTGCATCTGTAGTTGATTTAGCGTTCGGCAGAGATTTTAATCAATCGATAGATGATAACGCCATACCATCAAGAGTCGTTACACTAAAATTCGGCAAGAAATTTAATCGGGCAATCAATGGTCGCATACCTGCTTCGGTGATAGAGCTAGAATTTGGCAGCAGATATAACAGATCTGTTGAGCATAGTGTGCCAAGGACAGTTAAAAAATTGACATTTGCTCAATAGCTAAAATATTAGTTATTGAGCAACATTACTCTGATTGCGATATCATCATAGCGTTCGGTAATATTTTTGGTTATATGAAAAGTTACTGGCGATAATGTGTCTAACTATCATAATTCATTGAAGATGATGATGTCGCAAATATATAAATTATATATCATCGAAATCTTCATCGATTGTTGGATGAAGATTTCGATGCTATATAATTTAGAGCATCACACATGTTTTTCATGGCACGTGAATGACCCTCTAACGACTCAAATATTTCCGCTACAGGAGGTACATATATATGATTTTTGCTAAATTTTTCTTCTGCTGCATTTTCCACATAAATATAGAAGGGCTCAACCTTGCTATCCAATCTTAATCGCTCATAGTCAGATCTATATTTATCACGAAATATCCATGAACGGGTCAAACTTGGTCCGGATGTGACCAATAGCATCGGAACAACAGCATTCCCAAAATATACGTCAACCGCATTAGTTGTGTAGTTACGAATAGTTTGCGACTGAACTATTTCCGTGGGTAATTTTATGATTCCTCCGTTCAGATCGTTTGTATCCTCGTCAGAAGACGATTCAGATGAAGATTCGCTGCTACTTTTTAATCGATTTCTCCTGAGATTCTTGTTCGTTGCAATAGGATTATGACGATTATATAATAACACCTTATCGCCAATTATATCTATCAAATAATAACTATTCGATGTTTTGTCGAATACGCGATTTTGCGGATAACTTGTTTTTCCAAATTCAGCGTATTTTATGTCATATTCAGATAAATTTTCAAAATAAGGTATTCCATAAAAAGATAAACATTTTGCTTTATTTGATTCAGCATAATAAGCTACTGTCGCATAAATTTGAATCTTTTGTCTGTCGCAAAAAAAATTCTTAACATCAAAATCTTCATCTAATAATCGAACCCACGTTTTGCAATCGATATTGAACGAATTTAAAATTTCTTGAATTTGCTGTCTGTTACCCAATTTGCATAACAATTTCAACAGATTGATTTCTTCGTCAACGTCAGTAATATTCACAACTTCGCGTAACGTAACAAACTTTACTAAAATTTTAAAAGCAACTAACATTTCTATCGGCATTTGATTTATCACTATCAAATTATTGTAATATTCCATAGATAACTCTGGAATCATTTCATCGAATGTTTTAAATTCGTCAAAATATTTTTTCATTGCGTCGATGCAGATCATGATATATATTGGAGGATTGACTGCTGACTTAAATTTGACGTATCCGTATCTTAATTCGATGTCCATTTGTGATGATATTATTAGTGAATATTTGTCAGGTAATTCATTTTTCATTTTTTTTAATTTAAATATGAATATTATGAGGTATGTGAATGTTATTTTCTAGATAAAATTTTCATGCATCATTTAGCGAATTACGAAAATGTGTCAAATATTATTGCCTTCGAATAACTTTTTGAAATCTTTGCAATGTTGCACCAAGATTTGCACGTAGCATTATTGATGTTACGTGCAAAGTTGCTGCCAAGGTTTGTGATCGGTTAGAGATTTGCATGCGAATTCAATAGATCAATGAAGATTGCAAGGTTACTGTTAAAGAATTGTAATTGGCTGGAGATTTGCATACGAATTCAATCGATCATTGAAGTAACTTGCAATGTTACTGCTAAGATTTGCGATTGGTTGGAGATTTGTGTGACAATTCAATGATCTATTGAAGATACATGCAATTTTACTGCCAAGATTTGTAATTGGCCGGAGATTCGCATACGAATTCAATAGATCATTGAAGTAACTTGCAATGTTGCTGCTAAGATTTTGCATTTGGCCAGAGATTTGCATGTCAATTCATTAGATCATTGAAATCACGTGTAATATTTCTATCAAGATTTGTAATTGGCCTGAGATCTGCATATCAATTTAATAGATCATTGAAGATATATGCAAAGTTGTTACCAAAGAATTATAATTAGCTGGAGATTTGCATGTCAATTCAAGAGATCATCGAAATAACGTGCAATGCTGCTGTCAAGATTTGTAATTGGCTGGAGATTTGCATGATAACTCAATGATCTATTGAAGATACATGCAATTTTGCTGCCAAGATTTGCGATTGGCTGGAGATTTGCATACGAATTCAATAGATCATTGAAGATACATGCAATTTTGCTGCCAAGATTTGTAATTGGCTGGAGATTTGCATGATAATTCAATGATCTATTGAAGATACATGCAATTTTGCTGCCAAGATTTGTAATTGGCTGGAGATTTGCATACGAATTCAATAGATCATTGAAGATACATGCAATTTTGCTGCCAAGATTTGTGATTGGCTGGAGATTTGCATACGAATTCAATAGATCATTGAAGATACATGCAATTTTGCTGCCAAGATTTGTAATTGGCCAGAGATTTGCATACGAATTCAATGATCTATGAAGATACATGCAATTTTGCTGCCAAGATTTGCGATTGGCCAGAGATTTGCATACGAATTCAATAGATCATTGAAGTTACGTGCAAAGTTACTGCTAAGATTCGCAATTGGCGGGAGATTTGCATGCGAATTCAATAGATTATTGAAGATACATGCAATTTTACTGCCAAGATTTGCAATTGGCTGGAGATTTGCACGACAATTCAATGATCTATTGAAGATATATGCAATGTTGCTGCCAAGATTTGCAATTGGCTGGAGATTTGCACGACAGTTCAATGATCTATTGAAGATGTATGCAATGTTGCTGCCAAGATTTGCAATTGGCTGGAGATTTGCACGACAGTTCAATGATCTATTGAAGATGTATGCAATGTTGCTGCCAAGATTTGCGCGACAATTCAATGATCTATTGAAGATATATGCAATGTTGCTGCCAAGATTTGCATGACAATTCAATGATCTATTGAAGATACGTGTAATTTTGTTGCCAAGATTTGTAATTGTCCGGAGATTTGCATGTGATTTCAATAGAACATTGGAGTTACGCGCAATATTACCATTAAGAATCGTAATCTTGTGTAGAATCTGAATCAAACGAAAACGCTCTCTTCTTATTACAACGCACGCGGTAACATCTTTCATCATCATGCGTAATCATATTGCGCGAACACACTTCATCACCATCAGTTTGCATTTGTTGTTCAAATTCAGCTTTTGCGGGAGGCACGTAAATATGGTTATCATTAAAAGCTCGGACAGCTCGTTCAAACACAGAATTATAAGTGGGTGTCGCCACAGCTATTTGTAATTTTAAAAAATCATCATGATATTTTCCGTAAAATAAGCCTCTTCTACTGATATAAGTTGATTCTACTACTTGCATAGGAATAATTTTATCAGCAAAATGAACATCAATTACTCCTATCACAAAATTATTGATTGGCGATCTATTGATTGTTTCTCTTGGTAGTTTAATGATTCGCGAAGTTGTACAGGCTGTATCATCGTCATCGGATGATGAATCTGCCAGATGGTCGCTCGTATTCAATTGACCCTTGGATTTATCAATAAGTCTATATCCTTGTTGATTCAAGAGTAAAACTTTGCCATCGATCTCAACCTTTTGATAATAACTTTTTGAGATTTTGTCATGTATTCGTATTTGCGGAAAACGTTTCTTGCATATTTCATTGTATGAGTCATAGCTTTTCGATTTCTTTTTATAATTGATTGCGCTACTTCTGGGTATGTTTTCGTAATATGGTACACCATAAAACGATAAATATTTTACCCTATCAAAATTAAGGCACTTCTCCACCATCAATATATAATTATTCACCTTCAGTTCTTCGCATAAAACATTCTTTGCATCAAAATTTTCATTCATCAAACGAACCCATACTTCGCAATCGATATTAAACAGATTTAATATTTCATAAATCTGTTGTTTATTAGCTAATCTACATAATAACAACACTAAATTGATCCCTTCCTTATTATCACTGATATGCACCGTCTCTTGTATCGTGGCAAATCTAACTAGAATTTTAAAACTCGTTAACATTTTCATCGGCAAGCAATTTATGATCATAAAATTATTGTAATATTCCATCGATAATTCTGGAATCATTTCATCAATCGTTTTAAATTCATCAAAAAATTTTTTCATCGCGTCAACACAAACCAATACATATTTTGGTGCTTCATCCTGATCTGATACGAATTTAACATATCCATATCTTAATTCGGTCTCCATTTGCAATGATCATGTATTATAGAGAACATAACCAGTGATTTATTTTTTCAATTTTAAATGTTCAAAAGATAATACATATTTTTTGAACGTTCAATTTTCAGAGGATTTTGGATGAGTGCTTTCAATCGTTGGAGATACGTATATTTTTGTGCGGCAAAATTCTTTATATGCCAGACCAAGAATTCTAGAAAATTTTAGACTGGACGGACAATTACCAATTTTAAATAGAAGACCGCTAGGATGAATCTTATTATAATCGGCTGCATATTTGACACAAAAATACGTATATCTATCCGCATTAGTACTTTCTACCAAGATCAATCGTTTAATAGTTCCTGCAAAATAGACATCAATCCAATCATAAAGAAAATTATAAATTTTATTATGTCGTATCATTTCCCACGACAATTTAATAATATGATCATTCAAATTTGTTGGCAAATCATCAAGTTCATCTCCATTTGATTCATTGCTAATATCCTCGTTACTGGAGGATTCAATTCTAGTTTCTGGAATATGATCATTCTGGCCAAATAAAACAACGTAATTTCTCACACGCAAAATATCATAAAAAGTGTCTGTCGTTTTATCATACACACGTTTTCGTGGAAAAGATACATAATTCATTATTTCATAGTCTGCCAAATTCTCAAAATATGGTAGGCCTAAAAAATTAATATATATCATTTCATCCAAATTCGCATTTTCTGCCACAAATTTGCAAATATCTATCTTATGTTTCGTATCGAGATAATTTTTTGCATCAAATCCTTCATCTAACAATCTTATCCATGTTTCCGGATTAATTTTCAACGAACACAATATCTGATTAATTTGTTTCTTATTTGCCATTTTGCACAAAAGATGTAACAACTTTGTCTGTTCATCTATGGAATCAATAGGTATCATATGCTGAATCGTAACATATCTAACGAGAATTTTAAACACATACAACATTTCAATCGGGAAATGATTGAGAACTTTTAAATCATTACAATATTCGAACTGCATTTCGTTCATCATTGCCTTAATTGTCTTAAATTCTTCAAATTGCCGACTCATTATCTCCAGACAGACGAGGACATACGTTGGAGAAGAATCATTTGAGACAAATTTTACATAACCATAAGTCAAATCAGGATTCATTTTTATCTACTAACTCTGAACTCCTCATCAGCTAGTTTTTTTATCAATTTTTTTGTTAAAAACATCGTTGTTAACAAAAATTATTCTTTTATTGGAGGTACATATATTCCTTTCTCACAATATATATCCCATGATCTCTGTAATGAGATTCTGCGTTGATTAAACGTATACGCTTCGTTAGAATGTAACTTCCTAAAATCATCATGATGAACTCTAACTAAAGAATAATAACCATCATTCAGAGTCGTTTTGATCATTTGCATAATAATGTCGCCATTTTGAGTATGGACGTTGATATCGCAAATTATAAAATTATAAACGACGACGCCAAAGTTCATACTCTCAGTCGATAATCTTGGTAATACTTCATAAGATTGACCATCTTGAGCATCCTCTTCAGAACTAGTTAGATATCTGAGTGATCTTCTATTGATAGGCATAGAACATGACCTGTGAATTTGCGGATTGGATAAAATAATTTTATCATCAAGAGGTGTCATTAAATAATTTATTTGAGAAATATTGTCATGCATACGATTTTGATTTGTATCATGTGTTTTACTATATGAATCTGGAACGCCATACTTTGATAAATTTTCAAAAAATATTAATCCGAAAAAATTTAAATATCTTTCTTTTGGAATTATTGGATTTTCTTTGGAGATCAATCTACAAATCTCAATTCTATATTTATACGAAAAACAGTCTTTGAAATCAAAATTTGTATCCAATAATTTTGCCCAAATAGTATTATTGAACATATTACCTTTCATTATTTTTTTGATCTGATATTTGTTTGCTAACTTGCATAATAATAGTAATAGTTCTATTTGCTCTTCATCTAACTTACTACCAATCATTTGCCTTGTGTGTGCAAATCTACTAAGAGTCTTAAACGCTAAAAGTGACGACATTGGTAACTGATTAATAACTATCAAACCCTTGTGGTATTCATTTTCTAATTCTTGAGTTGCTTCACGGAATAATTTGAATTCATCGAATTCCGCACTCATAGTATCAATGCATATCAATTCATACGTTGGTGAATGATTATTTGAATCGGACAAGAATTTAACATATCCAAAATCTAGACTCTTTTCAGGGAGCGTCGGATCTTGTGGGAGCGCAAAATCTTCGAATCGCGAGTTCATTATATTATCATACTTTATCAAGATCACATGAATCTGTTGTTTTTTCAATTTTTTAATTAAAATGATCATCAAAAATTTTGATAATCATTTTACTAATCTACTCTATGACCATAATTTCTTGACACGAGTCCTGTACTTTTAGATTTATATGTTACGTTCACACTATTTCGACTCAAATTAGTCGTTTCGATGAGTTGCATATCAACAATATTATACGCAAAATGAACCTTAACTACATCTATAATAAAATTATTAATCTTCTGTCCATTAATCAATTCCTTTGATAATTTTATCGCTCTAAAATTAACCGTAGTAATGTTTTCTTCGTCACTTGAAGAAGAATCCTCCGAACAACTAAAATGCATGCTGGTAAAATCGTCTGTATCAAACAAACTTTTTACTTCAGGTAACGGCTGAAATTTTTGTCGATTCAATAAGATCACTTTTTTTCCAATACCTACCACATCATAACAATCTTTCGTCATCTTATTTCGAACGCGTCGTTTTGGTAATCCAACGTTATGCGATGAATTTATTAAATATTTAGGCGAATTATCAAACCATGCAAAACCATAAAAATGCAAATATGTTTCTTCGTTCAATTCTGGATGATTTTCGTAAATAATTTTACATATGTTTAGATTTCTCTCTTCACTAAAGTAATTTTTAGCATCAAAATTTTTATCCAACAATGTTACCCACAGTTCTTCTTCAAAAATTATGAAATTCATTATGTGTTCGATCTGTTCTTTGTTACCCCACTTGCACAATAACTCTAACAACTTTATTTCTTCCTCGATTGATTCAATGGTGACAAATTCTGATTCATCTGCAAAATCACAAATTTTTTTTAGATTTTTAAACGCAGACAACATTGATATTGGCTGGTAACTTACTATCATATGTTCATTGTAATATTCCATTTCTAGATCTTTTGTCATATCGCGAATGGTCATAAATTCTTCGAAACGTTCGCTGAATAATCCAAGATTAATTGGTTCATAAATGGGCAAGTCATCTGATGCAAATTTGATATATGCAAGATCTTTCATGATTTCTGAATAATAAATTTTTCTATGCGATTGCATAAATCCATCACCAATATTATCAATTTTATTATCATCGATAGGTGCAATATATCTATCTGCCCATTGTTTAGAACCTCTATTATTAGTAAAAGCCAACACCATTGTTTGAATCGAAATTTCTAGTTCGTCCATTGTTGATAATGCTGTATTTGATGATCCTGTTAATATGTTTTTTGTATCAATTTTATTTAAAAAATTGATTTCGTCAACGCTAATACTTTTTTATGAATTAGTAATGATACAAATGGAGATAGAACAATTTGATTTTGCCGGTATCACTAAAAATAGCATCATTAAAATAATTAGCAATATCATTGAAGATAGTACTAAAAACATATTACAGAATAATATTTGCGCAAAAATGGGGAGGCGCGGGATAAAAGCGGTCAATGCATGTGTGTCATGTCTAAATGTGGATGATATTGCCCGAGGTGCTCATTGGGAACAAGCAATGAATCATCTTTTTATTTTCAATTACGCAAAAACCAAAAAATCATATCTGGAATTATATCTATACTTGATCAAAAGTGATCGATTTTATTGTTATCTGATATCTTATTTAGCCAAGGATCAGAATCAGGTAGATGCATCGATTATATTTTTTTGCAACATAGAATCGCTCGAGTACATAATAGAAATATATAACAAATATATCAAAAAAGATGTCTATCCGTTTGGGTATGTTTTGACAGCATTCAAAGAAAACAACGTAATTGTGATCAATAATGGATTGATCGCGTCACACAAACTAGAATATGTGGACACATATATTATCTCATATCATAACAATCATCTTAATTATAATCATATTTCGACATTGATTGAACAAATCGATAAAGATAAAAGCGTCTATCATGTCCCCAATGGATCGTTGCGCAGATATTTGCGATCACATTTAGATGTTTTAAAAATATACCATTTTGCAATCTTTGTTTTAGGTGACTATTGTTTGGATATCCAGAGATTAATTTTGACTAAATTGTTAGAGTTGCATAACAATGATGAAAATATTGACAAAATTATGCGAACATGGGAGATTCCACCTGGTTGTTGCCGAGACTATTACTTTTTACAAAAATAAAATTGATAAACAAAATGATATGTTAATAATATATTACCAACATATCATACAATGAGCATTCACATATTTGATAAATCTCAATTGATAGAACATACGAATGTCAAAATAATATCCCAAAAGTATGATATTGCATTTGCATACCACATAAAAAAGCTGTTTCAGAAAAAATTTCATAAAAAATATATTTGCAATGAAGCTCCATGTGAAATTATTAAAACTCATGCGTTTGAAATCCGCGATGATAGTTCTATCAAAAACAAATCTATTACAATTTTTAATGGAAAATTTAAACAGCCAGCTTTAGAAAAAATATATGCGCAATTTATTGATCCTGAACTGTATTCATTTGATAAGATCGAAAATATATTTAGTTCGAACAAAATTATCGCTCTTAACAATGGCAAATTATCTTACTATGAACGCGAAAACTTTGGAACATATCCTTTTCGTTATTGGCGTGATCCATTTTCATATCACAATGTTGCAAAAATTATCGATGAAATAAATGATAATAATAGTGCCTATCATTCGCCAAATAAGGAATGGTTGTATCCCAGTTTGATACGGCGATTTGATCTTATTAAACTATCATATTTCGTTCTTATGATCATGACCGACGATAAATTTGATTTGCCAGTGGAGTTGCGCTGCAGAATATTGTATGTGATGTTATCGTTATACAACGTTTTTGAATAATTATTCAAAAAAATTGATATCATTAAGGCCAATAACCTATTTTTTAAACGATATAGTAATATAGATGAGTCTACCATTCTTTGATTTAGAGAGCATAGGTAAAAAAACAAATATCAAAATAATTAATAGCGTACGTGGCCAGCTTATATATGATAATATATGCGCCAAAATAAAAGCAAAATACGGTATATCAAGAGAACCAGAAAGATGTTTTTCATCTGATCAACGGATATATACTATTCAGAAAAATACATTTAATCATGTATATGTTTTCGACAATGCAATGCCGCGAAAATATCATTTTGATATGTATTCCGCATTTATACGTGAAACCGATTACCATAACTATTTATTCTGTTACAATGGTCCTCGGGGTACATTGATGGATACTGATTTTACTTTTGTTCGCGATGAAAAAACTGTGGCAAACATTGAACTGATTTACAATAAAATCATTGACAAAGATACTTACACGTTGGAATACGCCATAGATATTTTTCAAAAACATAATGCCGTTGTCATCTCGAATAATGGCAAGTCGTTAATGCAATATGAAACTCAAAATATGATAACTCCTATCCATATTTATCACGAAGATAATTGGAACAGCAAATGCGTTTCTGGACTGATCGACAAAATCAATGATAATAATTTCATATATCATACATCTGACGCAACGTTACATCGTCATTTATTATCGCGATTTAAGATCCTAAAATCATGCCATTACGCTTTGTTTCTCCTGACAGATAATTTTCCATCAGAATTATGCGACATTATTCTTAATTTGTTAATAATATTATGCGGAGAAACCAAGACTAAAAAGGACATTGCGATGATGTGTGTTCAAGATTTTGACAATCATACTCACGCTTATTGGAACACGCGCATAATGATGCTCCTCTAATTATTAAAATATTTACATTTTGCAAATATTTTGATAATATATTATATAATGGATACAATGAGAGTTATAATATTAGGCGGCGGAATTGCAGGACTCACTGCTGCCCATATTTTAATTCATAAAGGTTTTGATGTAACAATATTCGAACGAAATGATATCGTAGGCGGTTTAGCAAGAAGTAGTGCGGGTAACGATTGCCCGTCAGAGTATAGTTGGCGTGTGTTTTCTGGTAGTCAAAAGACAGGTGGCGGATACTATAACAATCTGATCAACTTGCTGCAACAAATTCCTGATGGAGACAAAAGTGTTTTCAATAATTTGGTGCCTATTTTGCGTGGTAAATCTACGGGATGTGACAAAGACATGCCACTTGGATTGGATTTTAGCACTATATCATGGAAGGATCGATTGACGTTGATTAATATCTTATTGCAAGGGTTCACGTCATGCAACGAAAGAAATGTTGAAGAACTATCATGCATAAATTGGTCAGAATATCTCGCTACCCATAATATTGACGAACAAACTTATAAAATGGTTGTTCGCTGCCTAGGTCCATTTTTAGGATTTGATAATGACAAAGCGAGCATCTATGACGTTAATAATGCCGCTGAAATATTATTCAACACCAATTACAATCCATTTTATCCACACGGAGATGCATACGTTACCAATGCGCCAACGAATATCGCTTGGTTTGATCCATGGGTTAAATATTTGCGAAAAATGGGGGTCAGAATACATACTTTAGCGACTGTTACAGATATCAACATGATAGATAACGAAATAGAAAGTGTTAATGTGATTATTAATAGAGAAAGAAAAACTTATTATGCTGATTATTTCATTTCTGCGTTACCAGTTGAAAGTATTCTTCATTTGGCAAAGAAAAACGCGGAGTTATGGAACTCTGACCAAATGATCCGCAACTTAGAACCACTGCATAAATTGTCAAGACAAATTCAGTGTTCTATCCAATTCTATTTTGATAAGCGTTCTTTTTTTCAAAGACAATATTCCTTGGCATATTTACCTAATTGCGTATGGGGCATAATCATCGAGCCAGAAGGAACAGTTTGGCAAGATACATTTGATTTGGAAAAATATTGTGGGTCCGATATAAGAGATGTGTGGTCACTTGGCATTTGTGTATCTGATTTGAACGGAATTTTATTTAACAAACCTTTTACAGAATGTAACGCAACCGAAATAGCTTTAGAAGTGTGGTACCAAGTTCAGCAAGAGCCTAATTTTGGTGTTAACGTTTGTGTAGAAGATGGTAGCGATTTCAAGGATCTATTTCCTGTTTATTACAAGTTGTGGGATAGTTTTCAATTTAAAGATGGGAAGATGGATACATGGGAACCAAAGTTTGCGAATAATACTTGTACAAAAAAATTAAGGCCAAAGACGAAAACGAATATCCCTAATTTTTATTTCAGTGGGGCATTTTGTGATACTAGTGTGTCGATATATTGTATGGAGGGAGCCACAGAGAGCGGAATAAGTGCCGCGAACGAAATCCTTAAATCTGAAGGGATATCATACGCACCGATTATTAAAACTGATCGTGCAATGCCATACATATTCGCAATACCGAGAGCAATTGACTATGCAATGTTCAAATTAAAGATACCTCCTCTAAATAAATTAGTTAATGGCCAAACATGGATAATATTATTACTTTTTGTTATAATTATTATGCTGATAATATGGTATGTTGTCAATAAAAATTGATAAAATATATTTATTATGTTAACATATTGATATTGTAACAAAATGTTATCGTTATTTCCTCAAGAAATATTGTTATTAATTGGCGATACGTTAACCACATACCAAAAATTAATATTTTCATCAATATCTGTCTCTTTCGATAAACTTAAATATAAATTCATTTATAGACATGCGATCGCTGCTCACAAAATACAAGATTTATTGTACAAAGAAAATTTTGCCGTATCATATTATTTTGTTAAACGATTTATTAACACACCAAGATTCGTAAAACGCCTTCATTTTAGCGATACGTTTAATTCTCCGTTAGATAATCTTCCGCACAGTGTTACGCATCTATTTTTAGGCAGAGGATTTAACAAACCATTAGATTTGCCACCTTTTCTTACGCACCTTTATTTAGGAAAAGCATTTAATCAAGAGATAGACAACCTTCCATCTTCGCTTGTTCACATCAAATTTGGCAAACGTTTCAACAAACCTGTTGCAAATAAGTTGCCACCGTTTCTAAAACACATCGAATTTAACAAAGATTTTAACCAACCACTCAATGGTTTCTTGCCTCATACTTTGCAATATATACACACTGGAGGTTATAATTATCCTCTTGATATTTTTCCGGAATCATTAATAGATCTATTGTTTGGTTACAAATTTAACCAGCCTATACGCAACATCCCACCTGTCAAGAGACTTTGTTTCACTAAAAAATTTAATCATCAGATCAACAACCTCATACCATCATCTGTCGAGATTCTTGGATTTGGTAAATCGTTTGATCAAGAACTGTCTGGTAATGTTCCTGATTCTGTTGATTTTTTAATATATGAAGGTAATCCAGAGCGAATCAAAAATTGCAATTTGCGCATAAAAAGTTTGGGCTGGGGATCGACGTCGATTTCCAGTGATTGTGTGCCACCATCTGTAAGACGTTTGATTTTTGGTACTAGATATAATCTGCCAATACAAAGTTTGCCATCATTTATTACAAAAATACAATTCGGAGATCATTTCAATCAACCAATTGATAATATTTTGCCAGAGAATTTGATCAGCCTAAAATTTGGTCTAAACTTTAACCAACCAATCGATAAATGTATCCCCAGTAGCGTAACTCGTTTAATATTCGGCGAGAAATTTCATCAATCAATCGCAAATATGTCAAGAACGAATAATGATAATCTCACTCATCTAACTATCAGCAGCAATGTTGAAGAAATAATAACGGGGGACATTCTACCATCAATAAAATATGTGGTATTGCATCACAATGGTCCAAATAATTTTAATCAATTTCAACCACATGTCAAAGTGATAATAAAACGAAAAAAATGATAAATATATTATCTATCATTTTATTCTAATAAACATATTAAGATGAACGATTTATTACTTTGTATTTGTGATCATTTGTTTGATAAAGACAAATTATTGCTATTATCTGTGACAAAATCTGCAAACGAACTAAAAAGATATGTATTTTTTAGACGAAAGGTATATGTAAATAAGATTCAATCGTTGTTTTATTTTGATAGTTTTTTGAATGTAATAAGTAATGGCGAAAACATAATGCCGCGATGTGTTAAATCTGTCCATGTTATTTCGAATCAGATGCTACATATTCCGGATACAGTTATTAAAATACATATTGGTGCACATTACGGATTGGGAAATATATCAGCATTACCTCCGTCTATTCAACATTTATCTGTTTATGAACGCAAAGACCTACAAAATGTATATATTATGTGTCCTAACATTTATCATCTCACTTTTTACATGTATGCTTTTCTATATTTAGAAACGTTAGATATACCTGCACATATTACTTCTCTCAAGCTATATCATACGCTAAGTAAAAGTTATAAAAAAATAATTCCTGCAACTGTGACACATTTATCATTGGAAAATGGTGATTCCTTCAATGTATTCGATTATGTGCCAAAAACAATTACTCATTTGAAGGTTTATCAATCCCATCTTGATCTTGAACCGAACACTATCTCTGATCATATTGTACGTCTCGTTATAGTAGATGATTATAATGAAATGGATGAAATACTAAATCATCAATATGACAACATTCCGGACTCTCTTCAGGAATTTATTATCTTTGATAAACATCGTTATAAAAAATTGATAAAATATATACCTGAACGTTTATTTTAATACAAAATTATTAAAAATGTTAGTAACGCCACAAGAAATACTATTGCATATTGGTGATTATTTATCTAACAAAGAAAAGATAATATTTTCTGCAGTGTCAAAAACATTTAACAAATTGAAATACAAGTTTGTGTATTATGATATGGTAGAATCATCTAAACTTTGCGACCTATATATCAACCAATTCAAATGTATTCATCATGAGTTTAAACATATGCCCATGGGCATCGCGAACACAAGTACGTTTAATTTAGTACCGATTACACATGTAACTTTAAATTGTAATCGTGATCGTTTAAGATATCTGTTATTTGATAGTTACATAAATCATGATTTACCATTGACTACACAATTTTTAGATTTTGGGGAATATTTCTACGGCAACTTATCCCAATTCCAAATTCCGGATTCAGTAACCCACATAAATTTAAAATATCACAATGAATTTCCTGAGGTGTTGCCAAATTCAATCACCCATCTTACTCTGGATTCTTATTTTAACGAACTTATCCAAAATCGTCTCCCATCGTCTCTTACGCATCTTACTTTTGGCAAACGATTTAACAAACAATTATCTGTTGGCGACATTCCCGATAGTGTGTCGCATTTGCAATTTGGTGCGTGCTTTGATGAAAATGTCAAAGGTTGTCTTCCTAAATCGCTAAAATGTTTGACATTTGGAGAATGTTTTGACCAATCAATTGTTGATAGCTTGCCAGAATCCTTGCAACGTTTGACATTTGGTGATGTTTTTAACCAACCAATCGATGATGCATTACCTATGTCCCTTACGCATTTGACTTTTGGTATATTATTTGATCGAATTATTGATAATATTCCTGCGTCAATCACACACTTGACTTTAGGCATTTATTTTAACCAGAATATCCAAAAAATGCCATCGTCAGTTACTCACTTAACATTTGGCCGCAATTTTAATAAATGTATCGAAAACATATCAACGTCGGTCACACACTTAGGATTTGGCGCACGTTTCAACAGATCAATGAGGACTACAATTAAATTATGCAATTTAGTACAATTAAAATTTGGAGATGATTTTAATTGTCCAATAACATGTCTTGCTAGTTTATCAAAGTTAACGCACCTTACATTTGGCGCTCGATTCAATCAAGAAATAAATGATTATATCCCATTTTCCGTAATACATCTTACATTTGGCCAATATTTTAACCAAGAAATACGCAAACCTTTGAAAAACGTAACACATTTGGTCTTCGGTGAGAATTATAATCAAACTATATATTGGCTTTCGATGTCGCCAAATTTAACGCATCTGACATTTGGAAAATATTTTGATCAAATAATCGAGCGACTTCCTTCATCTATAACTCATTTGACATTTGGCGATAAATTTAATAGGCCAATCAAACGTCTTCGCAAATTATCCAAATTGACTCATCTTGCATTTGGCAAAAATTTTAGTAGATATCTCGAAGATTGCATCCCAGAAAGTGTAGAAGAATTAAGACTGCCTGCTAATTTCAAACGACAAATCGATTGTATTTCTAGCAAGACAAAAATAATTTTAGGATATTAATAACATTTCATCAAAACGTCATTAATATTCGGTATCATTTTCTGAATTCATTTTTTTGATTACATTTCTGTAATGATATGTGATTGTTTTTGCGTTGCCAGCGTTATCAAGAATAGAAAACTTTTGTGGTTCATCTAATTTTGTCCGATATGCAATATAACCGAACATATTATCGTTCTCATCTTGCATAACAATCGGAGTTTCATCTTTAATTTGCATTCCTTTTCTTTTCGTTTCCATAACGAGTTTCGTCAAGGCTTTTGAGGCTGCCTGTCTTGGAGTCATACCAGAAAAACGACCATAACTTTTACCGTCAGCATCTACACACTCAAAAGTTCTCAGAGTTCGTATCATCGTATCCTCTTCAGATTCGCTAGACGATTCCGAACTTTCTGTTGATCGTTTTGGAGGCACACCGACAAACTTTCCATCGTCTGAATCTGAAAAATCATCTGAATCTGAAAAATCATCTGAATCTGAATTATTCATATCAAGATCTGAAATGAAATTACAAATTACGGATCGTTTTGCGCTTTTGACGGAATTATTGATTATTTGTTTGATCAGTAACGATAATTTAGCATTTTTATGATCTGCGCTACATACAATATTCCTAACTTTGTTCATTAATTCAGTCGCATTAATATCTTCAGATGTGAATGTACCTATCCAGATAGTGATGTTACAATTTGACAAACTTTCATAAATCATATTTGTTTCCTTTGGATATAACGTCAACATCAACAAGATGTGTTCGTAATGTCGCGCATCATCGATCTGTTTAAATAAAGTTGTTAGTTCGTCTATAGTCGGATTGCTAAGCGCATTTAATTGTTTTAGAAAATATGTATCGGTGGATTCCATTATTGATTATCTATTTTTAATGTTATTATCTAATAATGAGATTAAAAATCAATTTTTTGCAGATTTGAATTCTAGTCTGTTTTTTTTGAAACGAAATGTGATGCCACGATCGATGCGCGGTAACATCCCCATAAATTGGGTTATGTCAACCTCGATTATTTGTGGAATCACAGGAGCTAAATAAATATCAAAACTAGATGGACGAATAATATTCATCGTACATGCATCTTTTGGATCATCTATTGTTTCAATGATGAAAGACTCTGAAGATAACTTGAAATACGTTTTTGAATATCTTAATTTTTGTTGATATTCTATAATTTTTATGAATATCCCGAACGTATATGAATTCATCTTTATAAAACTTCCAGTATAGATAGTTAATCGCGTCATATCATAACAATCAAACTCCAAATTATTCATCTGCCAAAACCCTTTATCAATTTTGATAGGTATAAACGCGCGCATAGGAATATCGCTATAAATTTGTTTAATCGCACACATATTATCATCTTTTCGATATGCAATCAGGAGATAAACAAACAATAGACGCCGTAACTCTAATGGCAAATCGGATATCCTTTTCATTTGACCTTTATTGATGAATCATACACATAATATTTTGCGAATCAATTTTTAAAAAATTGATCGTTTATTTTCCTATTCGGTATACATCACTAATATGTTAAAAATACGACAGATAATATCATCGTTGCCCATCTCCAATAATATAATTCAAATGGAAGAAATGATATTCCTTATCATAAAAGATAACGTAGAATACAGTAGAGGATATTCTGAATCTGTAGTCAAACTTGAAAATCAACTTAAAGAATCATACAATTGTAAATCTGCAGTTAAACTTGAAAATCAACTTAAAGAATCATACAATTGTAAATTTGCCATCATAGCTAACTCCGGTTTAACTGCCATCAGCACTGTATACAAAGGTACATATCTAAAATACTGCAAAGATCATGTTAATCTGATATACTCAAACGAGTTATATACAGAAACTCAGGATGTCATTTTGTCATTCAAACAATACTATTTTAAAGATGCAAACACAGAATCATTCGAAATTACCGAATCTGAATCTTTGTTGACCACATTTTTCGATAAATATTTTGGTCAAATCAATATCCTATTTTTTGAAAGCTCTAGCAATCCTCATTCTTATGTTTTTTTAACTTTGATATTATCCCGCGACTACGCAAATTATCTAAGATATTGTATGTGATTGATGATATGATATAAAAATTGAAAATCGAATAACTAAATCTATTGATATATTGATTATTAAAACAAATGGAAATCAATAAAGATATTATTTGTTATTTGTGCAAGTGGCTTAGTGATATGATGAAAATATATTTTTTATCGACGTGTACATCGATGCATTTTCTAAAAAATAATGTTATGTATGATGATGTAGTTGATATTTCATTGATTGAAAAATTGCCTTATTTTGATAATTTTACTAATATTATGAGCGATGGTCGATTTACAAGAAGCGTCACTCATTTATATTTTGGTCATTCTTTTGAGAATTTTTTAAAGTTAGAAATTCCTTCATCTGTTACTCATCTCCATATTTTTTTCGACGGACCGATTGGTACAAATTCGAAAAAAATTATACCTCCTTCTGTAACTCATTTAAGATTAAAAGGGATTTATGATCATAAAATCGAGAATTACATACCATCGTCTGTAACAGATTTAAGTCTTGGATGCGTATTTAACCAAAATATCGATCCAGGTAATATTCCATCATCCGTCACTCATTTAGAATTAAGTGATTGTTTTAATTCTCCACTTGCACCTGATTGCATTCCTTCATCAGTGACACATTTGACGTTTGGATCTTACTTTAATCATCCGATAGATGGATGTATTCCTGCATCTGTAACACATTTAAATTTGGGACATTTTTTTGATTGTCCAATACGTTGTCTAATTTCGACGAATATAACACATCTAATTTTTAGTGAATGGTTTAATGAACCAATATATTATGAATCGAATATGGAAAAAATATTAAGTATTATTCCGCCGACAGTAACACATTTGACATTTGGAAGTTATTTTAATCAGCCTCTAATACTTTTACCATCATCTGTCACACATTTAACACTCGAAGAACGTTATGATCAACCAATCTATCAACATCTGCCACCATCAGTAACGCACTTAAACGTTGACACATATTTTGACCAAATATTACCATCAACAGTGACTTGTCTGACTTTTAATCCTTGCTCTATTGTCAGGGATGCGACGCTAAAATTTTGTGCGTTCTCCGCAATCACACATCTGACTCTTAGTGAATATGACAACAGATCAATAGAAAATTGTCTACCTCAGACTCTTACCCATCTGACTTTTGGCAATAAATTTAACCAACCGATACGTGGTCATATTCCATCCTTAGTTACGCATTTAACGTTCGGTAATGATTTTAATCTTCCCATTTTTGATGCTATTCCGATATCAGTCACACATTTAACATTTGGAAAAAAATTCAATCGTGTCATTTTTGATGCCATTCCACCAAGAGTTACACATTTAACATTTGGCGAATATTTCAATATGCCCATCTGTGGATGCATACCCGATTCTGTTACTGATCTAACATTTTATTCTTACTCTGGCAGAATATTTTTAGCAGACATTCCCAAAACAGTCAAAACTTTGTTATTCACACGAATATGATCAAATAATTATTTGATCATATTAGTAATCGATGAGATATAAAAAATTGATTTTTTGAATCTGTAATCGTCTTACGATAACTCGAGATTATCAAAGCAATGGAATCTATATTTTGGACTTACTTTAACGCACTTTTTCCTTTCATATTTATGTCTATATTTGGCACTATTGAATGTTTGTTAGTTCTCGTTGTTATACATTTTATTATATGTAGTTTAATGAATATCGAAGAAAAAGCAAGTTCACGAATGTTAAAAATTGAAACGTTTGTCATGGTTCTTGCACTTACGCATAAATATCTACCATCTGATTTTATTAGTTGGTATATCAAAATATCTGGCATTTTTTTGTTAATTGGCATACAATATGAAATATATAATATAGGTTTTTGGCCAAAATGTTATCTGTTTATTGGAATAAGTCTGTTATTATCTGTATTTTTATGGCATCCTGGATTCATTTATATGCTGATAGATTGGTACTTTCTTATTTTTGATTCGGTTTGGTTATTATCTACGTTCAACGATCGGCGTAATTTGCACAATACTGCAATATTCATTTTTGGATGTTTGCGTGAAGTGTATCATATGTTTGCTTGCGCTGGTAGTTTAGCAATGTTGGTTGCCATGTTCGATATTGCAATTATATGTTATGTATTCTATAACACTGTGCATGTACAACAATATGCGAATAATAGAAACTATTTATTAGCGGGTAGTTATTTGTTTATTTGTATGTGTATTTATTTTATGGAAAACATGGTAATGATGTTGAATCATTTAACATTTTTAGTTTGCATGATTGGATACTATTTAGATGCTCATAAAAGTGGTTTGATAAGTTTGCTGACATGGTGCAATAAAATGGGGTTGTGTGTATGCGATTATCAAATTGATGATTACACTGGAAAAATTAAAAAGCGAACTAGGATAACTCTATTATACAGCATTACAATGTCAAAACAAGAAATTTGTCGTTTGGCAGATAAAGAAAATCATTTTGATTCAATAACATGCGACTTTAACGATGAATGGTGTGAAGTAGCTGAAACGTCTGAAAAAAAAGTTAAAGAGAGAGTTAATTTGTTTAACAAAATATTGATGTTAAATTCGAGCGCCGTGGATATATCCCCATATATTTCATCGTTACCACATATTAAATTATCGTTTTCGGATAACATATTTATCCCGCACATATATATGTTATTACAACAATTGAATTTGCATAAAGATATCAAAACGTTTATTTCACAAACGTATGTCGCATTGATCTTGGCGAAAATTACATCGTTACCACGAAATAAATATTTAGACAATTAAAATATTTAGTTGTCCAAATTTATGTTGAAAGATTCGAGAGATTTGTAATGATGAGGACGCTGAACGTGCAAATATTGGTCGATTCAAAGTTGAAGTCAAGAAATTTTCATCGACGAGACCCTGAAGCTGCAAATATTGGTCTGTTTGATACAATGTCAAGAGATTTGTAGAAATTTACATCGACAAGACTTTGAACGCGCAAATATTGGTCCATTCAAAGTGCTGTCAAGAGATTTACGGAAATTTACATCGACGAGACTTTGAATATGTAAATATCGGTCCATTCAAAGTGCTGTCAAGAGATTTGTAGAAATTTGCATTGACAAGACTTTTAACATTCTAATATTGGTCCATTCAGAGTGCTGTCAAGAGATTTGTTAAGGTTTGCATTGACGAGACTTTGAACGTGCCAATATTGGTCCATTCAAAGTGCTGTTGAGAGATTTGTAGAAATTTGCATTGACGAGACTTTGAACGTGCCAATATTGGTCCATTCAAAGTGCTGTTGAGAGATTTGTAGAAATTTGCATTGATGAGACTTTGAATATGTAAATATCGGTCCATTCAAAGTGCTGTCAAGGGATTTGTAAAGATTTGCATTGACGAGACTTTGAACGTCCCAATATTGAACCAACGAGACTTTGAACATGCCAATATTGATCCATTCAGAGCACTGTCAAGAGATTCGAACCAACGAGACTTGGACGTGTAAATATTTGTCTATTCAAAATGATGTCAAGAGATTTGCATTGACAGAACTTTGAACGTGCAAATATTGGTCCATCCGAAGTGCTGTCAAGAGATTTGTATCGACGAGACTTGGAATATTCAAATATTTGTCCGTTCAAAGTACTGCCAAGAGATTTGTATTAGCGAGATTTTGAACACGTAATATCAAATCATTAGTCCATTCAAAATCGCACCGAAAATGTTACCGATTTGGAGAACTAAAACGTTTTAGTTCTCCAAATTTACATATCCTAAACCATTATATTGTTTCATAACATGAATCGTCACTTCTAGATACTTAGGAATCATCATTTCAACATAATTATAGACCAACGCAGGAGGACAAAACAAAAAATATCCAGTTTCATTCTTTTTGTATATCATTACCTGATCACATTTAACGTTATATTTTCCTGCATATTTTTGTAGCAAACTGATTGTTTCTTCTTTCAAGATCCAATTTTGTAAGTTATGATTTGCGGTTTTTGATTTTAGATTAAGATTTTTTTCTAATGCAATGATGTCAACATATCCATTCGATTTCATTATGGTAAAATTTATATTTTGATATCTCGCATTGATAAGTTCTTCGTTCACCGATTTGAACATTTTCTTATTGGTAAATTTAAGATCATCAAATGATAACATTTTTATTATAACTAACAACGATGTTATTAGTAATAATAATAAAATCAATTTTTTATCATTTGGAAAATCCATATGCAAATGGATTCGCTTTTGCTTTTTCGCGTTCTGCAACAAGTTTTTTATTCTCGTTGGTCAGCTTTTCAATTTCTTGATTTTTTTTACGTAACTTTTTATTCAATGCGGTTCCCGTTGCAGATAGATGATGATTTTTATCAGTTTGTTGAGATATTTCAAGGGATTTAGCATGCGACAACGCATATAAATCGCTAATATTTTGCTTCATCTTTTCATTTTCCGATTTCAAATTTTCTATCTGAACCAGTTGCCTTTCTTGTTTCGCGAACGGAATCTCTGTTGCATTAACCATTGCCAAAAGTTTAGTGATCTCACTATCTTTCTTTAAATTATCTTCTTGTAATACCGCACATTCTTCGACCATAGATAAAAGTTTAGTGATCTCATCACTTTTCTTTTGATTATCTTCCCGTAATGCCGCAAATTCTTCCAGATGATTGTTATAGGTCGCCATCAATTCAGTCGAAAATGATAAATACAATGCATCAGCAGCATCCTTATCTTTACGAAGTTCTACCATCATCTCTTCTTTGATTTGTAATTGAGCAGTCAAGTCAGACGTAATTTTAACATGTTCTTCAACGGTGATTTTGTCGTCATCCGATTTTTCAAATACTATCCTGACCCTTTCGATCAAATTTTGTATTGATTGGATTTTCATGATCAAATTTTTTAACTCAGTCAGTTGTCCGTCATTTTGTCCACTAGATGCGACGTATTGCGCTCTTAACTTGTCTACACCTTCTGTAAGAATATCAAGTTCATTATCCCATATACGCAAGTCATTGAAATGTATTGGGGTTACACATATTATCATTTCAATTGATGCATTTTTAATTTGTCTCCTAAAGTGAGAAGTTAAATGTTTAATATCGTCAATCGAAAGAGATGCTCTTCGCTCCATATTATGTTATACGATAATATAATATGGGTTTACTTATGATTTTATTTTTCAATTTTTATTGAGGGTCATGTGCCATAATTCTGGGGGAATCGCTGCATCAAACCAAACATCTGGGACATTTTGCCGCTGATACCTATCTTTAATTTCCTGATTATTTTTTATCGGCACGCCAACGTCTTCTTGAAATCTTTTAATATCTAGTACCATATTGTCGTCATCGGAATCGGTCATAGTACCTTCATCGACGTCTTCATAACGTCGAACCATAACAACATCAGGAATGAACACACATGAATCAGGCGGTGGTAAAACTATTCCTAACAAAGTTGGAAGTGGAGTATTGTATCCACCACGAAATTTGTCATATATTTTTCTTGTTTCTTTGAAATAATCATTGATACGCAGGTTAATCTCGTCGCACGAAAGTGGTTCCACCGTCTCCACGTTTAATTGTTCAATCCATTCATCGTTGGTCAACATTTGCGGCATGAATTCCTTCTCCATCGTTTTCCTAATATCCATGTATTTTAGCATGCTATGATTAGATTTACCAAAATTTCTGTATTTATAAAAACAAGCACCACTGGTTAAGATCTCTGCATCTTTGCTGCTATTTATCATTTCAATGAGATTATATAAAGTATTATCGTGATCAATAAAAGGCTTTTTGGTGTATTTCCATTCCAGATCTAATTTAGGAGCTTGATAGATCATGCGAACATCATCAACTTCGTATTCTGAACGTAAGAAACCGTAATCGTTAACGTTCGGAGAAATTCCCGTCATACCGGGAGTAAAAAACATAGAATCAATATAATCAGGACCTAAAAACCCTGATTCGGTATCCCCTGGTTGCCCTGCTAAATATCTTCGAAAAAATAATCCATTGGTAATTAGCTCATAACTTAACGAATATGTTAACATTTCTTTCACAGCATCCATTAGTCCAATAAATGTTGACGTAAATGTATAACCAGATAACACTGCCTTTTTACGATGATATTCTGAAATGAAATTTGAATCAATAGTAATAATTTTGCGAAGATATGTTTCTCTATTCAATAAATATTTTTTTAATTGCGAAATGGATGCGTCGATGTTGTTGTCATCATTTTCGCAAATAGAAACGAAACAAGGAGGATTAAATGCATACGGTATTTCATAATAAACGCCAGTACATGACAATATGTATTTTTGTCCGGTCCCAATTACTATATTTTTACTATTATCATTATTTGGATTTTTAAAAACGATCTTGTCCGATAAAATATTTAATAGTTTATTGATATATGAATACGTTTCAATTTGAGATTTTTGCACATGTATGTTTTTGCATCTTTTTAATGCAGATACAAATGGATGATTTTCGTGAAATTCAGTTTTACAAAATTCGTGCAATATTATCGTATTTGATAGATCCAGTGTGTAACAATTTAATTTCTTCAAATTTTTAGAATCAATAAAAAAACATCCAGACAACTTTAAAAAGTCCCAATCATTTCTTTTTTTGACAAACGATCCGTTAATGTTAGTGCAATAAGATATATCAAGAATGTAACAATTCGGAATCTTATCAATAAATTTGTCAGTGATATTGTAACAATGTTGCGCAGTCAATTCACGGCAATGAACTATATCATCACAAATATTATCGGTGATCATTGTATTACTTAAATCCAATTTGGTGAATTTCCAGCCTTGTATCATTTTTTGAATTATCAAATCCGAATGATTTAGTTTAATTTGTTGGATCTGTGCAACGACGCATATTGCAACGGCATTAACACTTTTGTTTATTGCGCCGAGCGACAAAAATTCTTGTAATTTTAAAAAATTTGTGATAGTAGTAAGAACGTTTGATACGTATAATGCTGACATTATAATATTGATTGTTCTCAATTATTATTTTATATCCCATCCAAACTTTCTCGTTAAAGTAGTTTTGCCAAATTCGTCAAATGCATATAAATGTGTGACCGACGAGGGAATATTTTTGTAACTTTTTTTGCGAATAGTAAGATGGGTTACAGACGATGGTATATTATCTTTTATTTTTTGAGCGAAACTAGTACCCAATGTTAGATGAGTAACAGATGATGGGATACATCCATTGATGGGCCTGTTAAACAACGAACCAAATGTTAAATGCGTAACAGAACCGGGAATGCTATCATAAATTGAATGACTAAAATAATAACCAAACGTCAGATGAGTAACACCGAACGGAATATATTTTTTAATCGGCTCATTAAATTTATCGTGGAATGTTAGATGAGTAACAGATCCTGGTATGCTATTTTTATCCAATTTTCCATTGAACGTAAGATTAGTCACGGATGATATATCACTTTTGTGTACTGTTTGATCAAAATAACCGCCTAATATTAAATGGGTAACGGATGCAGGTATTTGTGACTTTATAGATTGATTAAAGAGATTTCCAAATTCTAAATGAGTGACAGATGTAGGTATTGAATTTTCAAGCGGCTGATTAAAATGATAGCCAAATTTTAAATGAGTTACAGACTCGGGTATGTTATTCTTAATCGAACGATCAAATTTGGAACCAAACGTTAGATGAGTAATAAATTGTGGAATACATTTGTCAATTGATTGGTTAAATGTCCCACCTAATTCTAAATATTTAACAAATGGGGGAATATCGGTTATTTTTTTGTTAAAACAATAACCGAATTTAAGATAGACAACCGATGGAGGGATATTGTTTTTGATAGATTCGTTAAAATAGTTACCGAATGTTAAATGAGTAACAGACTGCGGAATTGAGTTTTGTATAGGTTGATCAAACATATAACCGAATATTAAATGTGTAACAGATTTGGGTATTTGATTTTGCACACTTCTATCAAAATTGGAACCCAATTCGAGATAGATAACTGATAATGGGATTATGTTGTTGATTGAATGATTGAAAGAGTGACCAAATATTATATGTGTTATCGAATCAGGCAACTTATGTAGGATAGGTTGATTAAATAAATCTCCAAATGTGAGATGTGTGACTGATGGCATGATAAATTTATCTATCGGTTGATTAAATGAGTCTGCTAATTTCAAATACGTTACAGATGATGGTATCACGATCATTTCCTGATTAAAATTTTCATCAATCACCAAATGTGTCACGTGTATTGGAAATATCAACGAACTTGTCGTAATGTTTCTAAATCTGTCAAAATAAAACAAATTCTTTACAACATCATATGCTATATTATCATCAAAAAATACTGAATTTTTTATCAAATGCATACCAGACGATGTTGATAAAAACTGTATTTTGCAATAATTGTTCAAAAAAATGCACATATAACCGATTAAATCATTCGATATGTTCATAGTTATAATTTTTGCCAATAATTAAAAAATTGAAAAATAAATCCTCAAAATATACGATTACCATTGATAATTATAAATGATTTCAACTGATACTAAAGTTACAATATTAGGTATATCAACAATAATATATATCGCGTTCTCTATCTTTATCCCATATAGCATAGGGACAGTAGATCCAATTTCTTTATCAGGATATCTTGATGTCCTTAATAAAACAACATATTGGGCTGAATTTTCCGATAAAGAGACAAATATGGTTCGTATTACTTGTCATGAATGGAATAAGTTACCGAGCAACGATAGATATCAAATCACATTGAGATTCACATTTTTTCTAGACACCATCAGCGATTGTGATCCGTACAATAATCAAAACTATCAATCATACGTTGGTATTATGTTTGGCGTTATCATTATAAATTTATTGTTTTGGATAGTGTTAGCATGTGTGACATTGAAATTGACTTCGACGTTCTACTTAAGTAGCAAAATATTGATAAGTGTGTTGAATATTTTGCTGTTAGCTTCGTTATATATAGACGTATTTTCGTTATCCAGCACTAAGAAATTACATGCGATGTCGTATGGCGAAGTGTATGATGTTAAAGGTTATCTCAACGTATCTGGTTACAGAATGGCTATAAATGATCAATTTCAGCTATCCGAACTAGCCTGCAAATTATATATGGGTTCACCACTGTCCCATGTAGATGTATATTTATCTAGTTGTTCTCTTGACAATAATTTTTTGTATTATGCGGCCGTAATATTAAAATTAATAGCATTGGGATTATTTATTCCCTGTTTGATATACGTAGGAGTTATTGAAACTACCAAACCAGAAGAACATACAAATTTAATGATATTGTATATCATTAAATTTATCAGAACAATTTAGAAATAGAATCACATGTTTGTAATTTTCCAATAGTTGATGCAAATAAATGAGAAATATCAACAACCGAAATTTTAGATGATTTTTCTTGATTAATTTTTTGAGGGACTGTATTTGTTACAATTACGTTTGTGATCATATCGCATGTGTTAAGTTTTTCGATCGCCGCTCCAGAAAAAAGACCGTGAGTTGCGACGAGTATTACATCTTTCGCGCCATTTAATTTTAATTCATTCGCTGCCGATATCATTGTTCCAAGCGTGTCAACGATGTCGTCAATAATGATGACAGTTTTGTTCTTGACAGAATCAGGGGCACCAATGAGTATTGTACTAAGAACTGTATTTTTAGTTTCGTAACTTCTGTGTTTGTGCATGACAACATATTTCATATTTAACTTTTGCGCATAACTTTCTGTCCGTTTGATAGCCCCAGCATCTGGAGATGCAATTATAAATTTGTTATTGATTTCTTCGTCGGTTAATCCTTTAAAGATGCTATTTTTCAAATTATCACAATGCGTATTGATGGCATAAAGATTATCAACGGGATCTCGTGAAAAGAAACCTTGAATTTGTCCCGAATGTAAATCCATCGAGGTCACTCTCTTCACAACCAAACTATTCAATAAAGTTGCAATACATGCACCCATAATTGGTACTCGTGGTGCATCTTTTTTATCAGACCTAGCATACGCATAGCATGGCATAATAAGATTCACAGATTTTGCACTCGATAAGTTACATGCATTGATCATAGCAAATAATTCAAATAAATGATCATTTACAGATCTTCCTCCATATGCGCATCCTGACTGAATGATATAAATATGAAACCCGCGGACACATTCTTCGATTTCTACATTGAGCTCGGTGTTTGCGAAATCAACAAATTTAACAGGAACCAATGGTACACCTATTTTTTTGGAAATTTCTGTAGCTAATTCGGGATTTGATCTTCCTGCTATTAACTTTACTCCGTGCAATTTGGAAACGTCCATCCGCTTGATACATTCAATATCAACCGCATGTTATATTATTATTTTTTTCAATTTTTTCTAGAACAACAAATAAATATATCTTATTCGAAAATAGCATATTCAACGACAAACATAGAATTATTGGATTGATAATCGCAAACGCGGGTAATTTGCCAAATAAAACAGCATTGCAACCAATGTAACCACATAACATGCTCACAATTACATGTATGATACCGTGGAGCCTATTTGGAATCTCTAGCTTGCCATTTTGATAAAAATTCGATATCAAACCGCAAAAGAAACAGTTCAAATTTGTAATTCCCAAAATGATTTTCGTTCTTCGTTCCATTTTGATGACAATTGTGATGATAAATATTGCTATGACTAGTAAAATCAATTTTTATCGCAAAAAAAAATGATTTTTAGAGAATCACAAATACTCATATATTTTTTCATCGATAAATATGTTCCGAGTTCTATTATTTTTCGTTTTGTTCATTGTAACATACGCAACGTGCCCATATTTGGGATTGTTTTTGATAATGACATGTCTCTATGGATTATCCGATCATCCAGCTATCCTTCAAGGCTGTATTGACTAAAATAAGTAATCATTATCACTCATTTTATGCATTGAATAAAAAAAATGAAAATGTAACGTCTTGCTAACAAATCATTATCTACGATCAAAAATGCAAACTGACGTCATTGATGGTCTTGTTACATTGTTAGCATCCAAAAGTATTGTGATTATCAACATGTTGATTGAGACTTCTAGTATTAATAGTGAGATGCTGACCATAGCACTAAAAAAATTATATGCTCAAAATTGTACGATTAGGAGTATCGATTTTATTAACGAGATGGTAAATTTAATCGAACCTATTGATGATGAAACGTCGTGTCACTTATTGAATAATCTGGTTGTCGAATATTATAATCAACCGCCTAAAAAAAATGTAGTATTCGAAAATTGTTTTAAGAAATTATCTGTTTTATGCAGCTCGATAACGATCTCTGCAAAATGGATGTACATTCCTCCTGATTTATTTTTTTATCATATATCGAATAGTGATATACAATTTGATTTGGAGTCGCCAATAATTGGTATCCTTTATCAGATTTTACGATTGTTGGGCGCAGAGATATTCGATAATTATTTTAGACGACCTTATTTCATAATATCGTCTAAAAAAATTGAATTATATTTTTCTAGGTTATTCCTTCTTATCTGCAATATATCAACAATGGATCCCCCTACACAAACAGAAGAAGAGTTGGAAGAAAAAATATTAGAAATTTTGCTTGCTGCAGAAATTCAAAAAATTTTGACAGAAGTTGATGATGAATAATTTATTAATCATCAAATTAGTGTAAATTGCGTTCCATGATTTGTTAAAGGTATGATTGTTAGATCTTCATCTTTTTTATGGCGTTCGTGAAGAATCATAGTAACAACTGATATGATCACTAACGGTAGCGCTAATAGTTTAGGGATCATTGCACCATATCGAGTTATATTTGCACGTTCGCATATCTCGAAGGTGACGCTATCATAATGACAAATGAGATCACACAATCCTTCGATCAATTCGAATTGATTAGAAAATTCATGATGATAAGGGGACGAATCATACAATTTGCCTCGAACGTTATAAATTTCTCCGTCACCAAACAAATGTATCAGCTTCTTGCTACCTAAACTATTAATATCTATGCATATGCCACAAACAATTAATAGGATCATTGTGAAGATCGTTGTTCGGTGTGCTGGATGGAATGTCACCGACGTACACATTAACATTGTTGCTGAGAAAAGTAAGCCAATCATTTGGACTACGATATATTTGATTATGATTTGGACATACATGTCATATCCACTTGGTTTTTGGCAGAACGTACTGGGATATACAATTTTGTGCACATTTGGAGACATGTTCCAGATCCTGCATGATTCGGATAATAAACTGTCGGAATTTTTTACACTACATGTGGACCCAGGTATATCATCGTTAGACTTGTTAACAGCGAAAAAGACAGCGGTCGCGTCGATGGGATCGTATCTAGTTATGGCATGTTGAGGTATTGTTGACATTAATATGATGAAAATAGTAAATATTGTCAAGAAAATACAATACGGTGTTAGTCTATATCTCATTTTTAATCAACATGTTAATATGTGTAATATCATAGCATTTATTATTTCATTTTTTTTGCTGTTAAAAATATTATTCGCGCATATTGACAACTCAAATCTCTCGACAACGCTTCGAATAGATCAATGTTGGTACGTTCAAAGTCTAGTCAATGCAAATCTCTCGATGTCGAATTGAATAGACCAATGTTTCCACGTTCAAAGTCTCTTCGATGCAAATCTCCACAAATCTCTTGATGTCAAATGAATGGACCAATATTGGCACGTCCAAAATCTCATCAATACTCTGGATAGCATACATACAATAAAAAATTGATCAAAAAATAACTAAAATATCTGCGCAATAAAAATAAATCTCCACATTATATAATGGTTCACGTTTACAGTGTTGGAATAATTAATAAATCAAAAGATGACTCTGCCCTTTTACATCCATCGTACGAATTATCTAGCTTTAGTTTCTGGCAAAAATCAACCATCAAAGATCTGTGCGCATTTGTAAGTACTGAAACAGCCAAAAGATGCACAGATGGTAGATCTGCATCTATCGAACATAATAACGTCATATGTTACGCCAGTGTATCTGGTAATATTGCAGTTAGTGTTGTCACTGACACTGAATACCCTGCACGAATCGTTTTGACGCTGATGAATAAAATAATGCATATGTACGTTCATGAATCTGTCACTAACTTTGATAAGATACTAAACGAATACCAAGATATAAATAGTGTTGACAAAATTGCGGCTATCAGATCAGATTTGGATGATACCATCAAAATGTGTCACGAAACTATTAATAAGCTATGTTTGCGGGAGGACGAACTGTCGGAAATGATGGGAAAAACAGAGGAATTATTAGCACTTTCATTGGCTTTTCGTGGAGGTGCAGAGGATCTTAATTCATGTTGCGTTTTATTTTAGATATTGATATATCTAAAATAAAATTGAAAATTATAAACATAGGTATGTGCGAAGCGATATGTCTTTAATAAAATGAAAATTAGTCACAACTTTTATTTTGTAGACGGGCTATATCGTGGTGTATCCTATGCCGGAATCGATCCTGTCACTATCACTAACGGGTATCTGTTATATTGCAGCGTTTACCATGAAAAAGATAAGTTTGAAAGTACAATCAATAAAATATCCAAAATGATTAATATACGTTCTGCGTTTATTTTTGGGAGCGTAGGATGTATTATAACGAAGGATACTGTCGTTACCAATAATTTTGGAATTAACATATTGAATAAATTCTCGGATTTTGAGTTTATGCCAGTGTTACGAGATATGATAGCTTATCAATTTATGTGCGTTAAAGAGGCAATTCCAAAACCCCCGTTAGATTGCACGCAGCATACTGTAACTCGTTCATTAATCGGTGGTCATTGTTGCAATTTATATTATAGTGGCAATCATCCAATCAATTTAGGAATACTCGAGTGGGAGTACGCAACATTGTTTCGTATTTATGATAAAGAGGATAGTATCGATCAATATTGGCATCATTTAGGATATGCGGAAATTAAAAGCATATTCTATTTGGAAACATCTCCATTTGTTTGCATTTTATCAAAAAAAAGTATCTTTGAATCTCGTCATAAATCTGCAGATTGTGTTTGTTTTCAGCAACTAGGAATTTCCAAAATAATAGAAAGAATGATAGAATATGCTAGATACCCATATGTATCTCCGTTTAATGAACACGTGACATCTATCGGAGCGATGGAACGTTATAAATTAGAGAAAGAATTTAGGTGGATATATGGTCGCCATTCTAGTAAATCAATCCAAAACGAAACATATAAAGAACGTGTTCAAAAAATAGAGAAAACGTATTACGGTAAACCAACAAAGTCAATTCAAGAGAACCTTTTTTATATTCAAAATGAAACAAACAAAGAACAAAATAAACCAACAAAATCAATCCAGGATGAACCAGAAGATGACATTTTAGAACAGGTTAAAAAGATAGAAAAAGTATACGCAGAGAAACCAATTATAGTGATAAATGATGAAGCAAGTACAAGGGCCGCATATGAAATAGATAGGGCATGTGCTGATAAAGAATTTGAAAAAAAATCTAGTACAATTATCATGGGTACTAAAAAAATCCATAAATATGTCGATTCTAATCCAAACGAACTCTGTCCTTGCGCAATTATTTCCAATCCCTTCAGATGCGAGATCGAATTCATAAATTTATTCAAAACGGATAACGGAAACATAAAAATCATAGATAAGATCCATCTGATAGGAGAATTTATGCTCGTTTTTCTAAAATCAGAAGAAAATTTTGATGAACTTAGTTCGATAATAACATCTTGTGACAAATATGAGATGTGTAGCGAAATAGATTTCATGTTCCCAGGATTTTTTGATGACAAATATGGGGAGATCCAAACAACTATTTGCAAAATTCGCGAAGAGAACATGAATAAATACCAAAAAGATTTAAAAAATAATGCACAATCATCGATTCAACGCAATAATGAAGAGTTACAACGGATACTGGCGCAAAAAGAGCTAGAGAAAATGATGCGAAAATTGGATATAACCCTTACAAACACAGAACACCTTTATGAATTGTTAAAAATAAAATCACCAAAAATAGGCGACATCATGAAAAATTATCTGAACAAAACTGATCAGGATGTTGAAAATTTAATATTTAGAATAACATCTTTTATTTTGAAACAATATATTTGTGACAATAAAACGATTGAATATCATCCAACGATATATGTTACTAGTATAATTTTGTTATTACATAATTACATGCCCAGAAATGACGACGTGTGGCCAATGTTTCAATCGATCGCAAAAAAAATATCTAATCAACTTGATCTAGCTCAACAAAATGCGACGATTGATATTCATCATTTTCTGAGACTGAGCGAAAATATACCGATCAAAATCAATGCAAATAAAGATATCTATTTTGATAGGAATTTTAAACCGGTCAAGTTTGAAAACCTCAAACAATCTCTCGAAAAATTTATCGATGATTCTAGTATGTTATGTTTTAAAGAAGTTATACTCCATAACTTTATCATTATCATCAATTCAAAAATAAATGCAAACGGACTTTTTGAATATCTTCCGAAAGATGTCTTGATCATAATAATACGGAATATTATTCGTATGTTAAATAACTAATTTTTAATTATTTAACATAAATCATAACAGGCGCAACAGTCAAACCATTTTGTCCCATTATCTAAACATACCAAGCAAGGAGCGCAACAAAAACACCAATCAGAAGGACATGTGCAAACAGCAATACAATCTTGGTACCAACTCCCACACAATGTCATATTGCAAACGTTTCCTTGCGAAGATATTTTTTCATGATGATTTTTAGCGTGTCCTCGTGAATGAGATTTTCCATGATCAACAGCACCCAACTCGGATAATAATAAAAGTAAGAGAATGACTAACATTTTTGATTTGTTATTGAATTATAAACAATGATATTACTGGTAATTCAAAAATCAATTTTTTTATAACTTTGGCGTTGTTGGTAACGTTGAAATGATTTTCCGATAAATGTATTCATCGTTCTCATGCTCCAAATAGCGAACAGTTGGATCTGTAAATGTCACCTCCTTCTTCTGCCCTTCGATCAACGAAACGTAACAATGTACGTTTTCGTTAACATAGACGGCAATCATAAATCCATTGTTTTTTGCTTTGATTCTGAATTGTTGATGAACGGTTTGATTCAAACGTAAACAAAGATCGTATAATTCCATGTGTAATATGTATATATTATACATGGATCAGCCTAAAAATAATATATTCAATTTTTTTTTATAAAAATCTAGATTCCAAATAATCTTCGTGGTACGCTATTACATTCCATGTTTTGTAAATATAATCTAATACGAACACTTCATCTGATTTTGATAATAAAATATCAAATGATATTTCTTGATTTTTCTTGGTATTAAGATTAAAAAATAATATATTATCGTCATCAATATAATCTGTATTCGGATCTTTAGCATCAACGTGGTTGAATACGTTAAAATTGCTGTTATAGTTCATAATTTTCCTGAATTCGGTAGGTTCGATGTTGATGCTACAGCTTTCACCAGTCGCTTTATCTGTTGTATTAATAGTGAATCTTTCTATTAAATGCAAATTTGTTGAATAGATTATCACTTTTGATACATTCATATTGTTGCCGATATTATGAAATCGATGGGTTCTCAATTGCTCATCTTTGATCTTTAATGTATCTCCGTACCAACAAATATGTTGTTGGCTAATTATTTGTTCTCGTTTAAAATATTGATCAAACACATTATCAAAAAACCAAGTGCGGATATCGTTACCTAATTCATTTTCCGGTAAAATTTTATCCACATTCGAACAAAGAATTGATTTTTTATCCGGTTCTGAAAAATACACGTAAGACATTGCATCATCAATATCTAAATCACACAAACGATCATATAAATTTGCACTTTCATCGCCGTGCAAAATTACACTACCACAATCCAAATATCCATCAACATTTTGGATCAAATCCAAAATAGAACCCATTTTAATTTCAAATATTATTTTGCAGTTTTTACACTCAGATAATCTAATACAATCATCCAATGATGATCGAATGTTGCATTTTTTGAAATAGTAAGATAAATCGATTGGGTATAACACTTGATTATCATTCGTACAGATCAATTTTCGCAAATTAGTAGAATTTCTTTCTACAGAATCGAATAATGCTAGCTGTTTAGAATTATGTTTGAGAAATATTTTACCACCAATGCGAAGAGTGATTTTTTTAATTAGGTCATAAACACATATGGCTTTATATTTTAGCGGACAAGGCAGTTCAGGTAACAAGAATTTCAAAATTACTTGGTTAAGTCCTTTGCCTTGAATTTGAACGTCTAATTTCGTTTTGGCATTGAACATAACTTTTGATTCAAAGTATTGGGGCATAAAATTATCGATGTGACAGTTCATATGATTATTAATGGCAAAATAATTATATATAATATGATTTATTGATAAATGATTCATATTATCATGCCTAAAAGTTTTATGTATTCCCCTGTATTATATAACGAATTGATCTTTGTTATAAATTCAGATATTTCACTGTTAAAATTTCGGATAGCAATGTCGCGTTTTTGGTGCCGCGGAATTCCGTGACTGTACATCATCGATCGAAATATAGGTTCTAAATCTTCGTGAGACATCATAACTAGCGCATCTGGAATCTTATCCCACGTTAAATCATCATATATATTTCGTTGAAATGCAAATCGTAATGCCACATTTAAAATCCATCGCAATATATTAAGTCTGTCATATTTTGCAGCAGCTCCTTGAATTGTTTCATATATTTCGTAATATAAGAAATTATGTTCTAACGAGAGCCTCATCATAAAGTCAAGAGTTTTATCATACTTGCACTTAACACAATGTTCAAAAACAGGATGATCAGCATATAGCATGCGATTATCATCAAATATATAATGTCGAGGTATTAGATGATGATATCCATAATACAAAAATTCCAACGTAAATTTAGCTAACGGACCATATTTTTTAGAAGAAGTCCATGATCTTTGTAACATTTCTTTCATTTTATCATTCATTTCATTGATAACTAAATTTTGGTAGGATTTACATGTTTGAACACACATCCGTTGATCTGGTATAGGAAGATAACAAAATATAACACGAACAATTTCATGATGATCCATTTATGATCTTATTAGATATGTTATTGTTTGTTATTAAAAAATCAATTTTTTAATAACAATCTAAGAATGCCATATTGTCATCCAAAGTTCATCAAGTAGATGACCAATAATGATTTTAATCATATCTTTTGGCATAGTTGAAAGCAATCCTTCATTATTGTTACCGCAAATGATTGTCACTATCTTATTACAATGTGGATTTACGTCTAGATGACACATAAAATATAACAAGGGGTCTCTTTTTGCCAGAATGTGCGCAAATTTTACGACAGAATAATACAATGCAGAATAGTTAATTTTATATTTACGTCTTATTAGTTGTAACATCTTAACATTGTTGATTACGACGTAGTATTTGATGATGTCTTCGATGGGTATTTGATTTTTAAACAATATTGAATTAGCTTCTTGCCATAATTTATTCGTATTCGTCGCAGGTTCAAATCTGATATCATCAATAAAACTATCTTCGTCGTCTGACAAACTATCACTAGAACCAAAACTATCACAAGCGGTGAAATCATTAACAGCATCAATATTTTTCATAGATTTGAAAACCACATAACCTAATAAATTTATCGTATACACATTGTCGATCACAATTTGATTATAGAGATTACTTTTTTTATGATTTGCGATTTCAACAATAATTTCATATTGGGCAGATTTCAATAAATCAATAGTAAAATATTTCTCAATACAAACTTCTTCATATGTTTCATATATATGATGTATTAATTTACCAAATTTATCACAGGTAATGCCTCGATAGAGCAATGCTATCAATATCCCTTCATCTTTAGAAGAAAGAGAATTTTTTTGTTGCAACAATGTGCATATGTTTAGTAGCGCAATATATCCGCTTGATTCATTAGCATAATCTACGAAGAATAATTGTAACAAATCTATATTTCCGTTCAATGTAGCAAAATAAGTTGGATGATCTGTTATTTCAAGTGTATCACCAATTGATATTTTAGATATATAATCTTGATCTCTTTTTTGATAATTCGATAAAAAACGTGGATTTTTGAATAGTACGTGCAAAAAATCTATGTGATTATTTTTACATACATAATAAAAAAACTTTTTTAGTTCTAAAAATTTCTTGCAAGATTCGCCTACTAAACTCAAAACAGAAATTTTTTTACAAAAAGTAGGATCCGAAACTATTATCTCGGCAGTTGTAATATCATCAAATTCATATGCGTGCGATAATATCATAAGCAAGTGCATTCCATATTTATGAATTCTTGAATCATAAATATGGTATGTGTCTACATATTTCACCAATAACTTTTTATTGGTTATGGATAAAAAATGATCGAGTGACCTAATAATGCATTCATCCAAATTAACACGACGTCTAAAGAATTCTTTCAAACAAACGCGGCGTCTAAAAAGTTCTCTCAAACATCGCAAACTTAACTGTTTAACTAATAGGTGTTGGAAAAAATAATCCTTCTCTTCACACTTGCTAAAAACAATATCACATAATTCATCTCTTTCTTCTTCGTCAATGTTCTTATAAACATTTTTAAACATTATGATCGCCGTATCTGGCAGCGTTTGTTTATCATTTATGATATTAACAACACTCGATATATCATCTATTTTGAATGATGATCCTATCCTACTATCAATCAAAAATTGTTGCATTCCGTAACTAATATGACAACTCTATTATTTATAATCAAAAAAATTGAATTTTAAAAAGCCAAACACACATATTCAAACTGTTGATCAATGATGAAGTCTCTAAAAGTGATAACATATAATACTTTAGCTCAACGATATGTCGAACCGCATATCAAAGACAGATACTCGCATGTTACAAATCTTGAAATATTATCATGGACATATCGACTAAATTTAATTCGTGAACGAATAACAAAATACGGTCCAGATATCATTTGCCTACAAGAAGTCGAACTCGCGATAATTGATGACGATTTCGTGAAATATTTCACGGATTATAATCATGTCCGCCATATTGTAAGTAAAAAAAGAAATAACGTTATTGGCAACATAACTTTATGGAAAAAGAAATTACAGTGCATAAAAAATGATACAAATTCATATGGCATATTCACAACTCTTCAAATTACGGGATCAGATAAAACGCTGTTGCTAGTTAATGTTCATCTCAAAGCTGGGTTAACATCAGGAGAACCAATACGTAAAACACAAATGGATTCATGTTTTAAGAAGATAAAAAGTCTAGCGACAAATAATTTACCAGTTGTTGTTTGTGGAGATTTTAACGATCTGCTAAGTCCAACCGGTCTTCTTAGCAAAATAGTCGTCGACAATAAATTCAAGCAAGTATCGTTGGATAGTTGGTGTCAGCCTCGCGAGAAGATCAACGAAGAAGCAGTTTTCTTGCCATTCGATCATGTTATCTGGATTAATGCTCAAGTAGAATTAATTCCCAGCGAGGATTGTTTGGTGCATATACCAAACGATAATGAACCATCCGATCATCTGCCTCTATATTTCAAAATTGAAATGTAAAGATCAATATCATATTGATCTTTGCATTCAAGAATTTATTTGTCGCAATGCTGATATTTATTTTTGTATTTCATATATTTATTTTTGTATTCGATGCATTTGTGATGACTCCATTCAGGTTTTGCTAATTTCATTTCAGAAATATTATTCATGTAACGAACATTAATTGTGTGTATTGATGTTGTAGTTGATTCATATACATAATGTTTTTTGTATAACATAACACATTTATCATCAATAGATACTATTTCGTATTCACATTTGTTTTCAACGTCTCTGACAAAACAATTCAATGTCATGTAAATATCAGATGGTTTTTCGAACCATTGCAGATCGTAAAAATTAAAAAACACGACAAAATCATATTTTGGAGGAAATTTACATATACTATGGCAAATCACATTTTTAGCATCATCATTAAAATAATTTTTTGCGTCGAAATCTAAATTGGGAAGATATAACCATAGTGATTTATCAAAATTAATACCTTCAACGATCTTACTTATTTTGTCGCTAGTCATTAACTTACAAACCAGTTGTATGAACTCAACTTGTTCTTCTAAATTAGTATCATCATAAGTTGGTACATTTTTAAAATACACATAACAATATAATTTTTTGAAAATAGAAAACACGTTCATTGGTTGATAATTAATTATCACATCACCATTATGTTCTTCAAATCCAATATCAGAAAAAGTATCTATCGATATTTCAAATTCATGAAACCATTCGCGCACAAGAGCTATGTCGACAGGGAAATATGCTACATCGTTATCGTCAGCAAATTTGACATATCCAAGCGTGTGATTCATTTATTACTATCAATTAATAACATATATTTATGTTATCAATTTTTGTGCAAAACTATTTACAAATAAAGGTTGCGCATTTTTTTGTAGTATTTTTTTAGTTTCGGCTGAAAAGATATTCTCTATTTTATTAGCATCGAATGGATTTTGTTTGGAAGTTGTAAAGCCAAACATTTTAGCGAAATGAGGTATCCCACCAAGACTAAGCCATTTATGTTCAATTCGGGCAAAGAACTTTCGGAAATCATCGTTCAATTCATCATGATTATCTGCATGAAAAAATTCTAATATCTGACATCCTGTCGATTTCTTTTCAAAATTAATATTCGCAGCAGAACAAGTTAAATCAATTGCCAAATAAACAGTCTTCTTATTTTTGTAAACAGGTGACACAATTGATTTATCACTTGATACAACAAAACGAATGTCAGATGGGAAATCAACGTTGAATGCCTGCCCTTTCTTCACAGTGTCCATAACAACCTCTAGTGCAGTGTACAATTTAGTCATATCCAACTCCTCATCTTCAGTGTGAATTGGAATGAAATAGGACATGAAAAGAACACGAGTTCCTGTGCTAACCCAAAACATATCACGATCTTCGAAAGAGTTCTTCTTAATCGATGCAACAATCGAAAACATGTAAATCTTGCCCAACATTTTGAGATAGGATTTATTTTTGCGATAATTTGGAACGATGTATTTATGGAATTCTTCTACAACATTGGCCATCTTAATTTCATTTATTTCTGGTGTATTAATATATATCTTTGGTTTTTTATCAGTAGCTATCCAATCAATTGTAGTCCAAGTGTTGTTATGAAAATCTAAAAAAGAATGATGGTATTTTACATCAGGTTCGAAACAGGCCATAATGAGTTCTTTAAACTTGGATTCTACTGCTGATCGATTGACATGCCCATCGTCCTGAAACACGTCTGAATGACAATTAATATGAATATGAAAATTTTCAATATGTTGTATTTTAAATGTAACACTGGTAATAATTCCAAAAATACCTAAATTGTTCCGATATATGTCAAAATCTTCATCTTTATCTGTTTTACTGATATATTTGCCGTTCATGTCCATCAATGTTATCCCCGTCATCGAATCAGCTATTAATGATGCCCCTAGACGTCCGCCATGAATAGGCATTGTAACAATCCCTCCGATCGTAAACGCACTACTCGCAGGCTGTGTTTCCAAATAATATTTACCGATGTTCAAGTTATCATAAAGTTTTCCCAATGTCCATCCCGCATTTACAGTCACAGTATTATCATCATTGATAGTAATATCATTGTCGTGCAAGTGATATTTATGGAGGGATAACAGCATCACTTTTTCATTGCTTTTACAAATTGTCGGGGATGCACTATGAGATGATCCAACTACACGAATTTTATCGCCACCATCACGCGCCATCGATATCAAATTTTTGAGCTCAATATCATCGACTGGATAATAAATTATTGCCCCTTTGTTTTCAATATTTCCACACCAATTCTTAAAATTTTTTGTTATTTCTGTCATCTTTCTAATATGACCGAGCATTTTAATTTATAATGATGAAGATTGTGATAACCAGTTGGTTAAAAAAATTGATTTTTGAAAAGTTAGATTGTTTCAATGTTATTATGGTATAACAAATGCAGGGACCGGAACTAGACAAACCATTTTATTTATCATCTGAAGCTCTACAGATATGGAACGGAATGATCAATGGAAATGTGTCTAATCCTGTTATTCCAACGAATCCTGAACATATCGATTGTTTGATAGAACTCGATAGAAATTTTCCAAAAGCACAACAAAAGCGAGAACAAAATATAATAGACTTTGGATCCCTAAAATCTGATTTTATTCTTGCTAACGGAAAACGTTATCATCCAATGACCCCGTTGCCTGCTTATGATGGATATGATAACGTCATTATTCCTGTATTGTATGCACCTCTTGCATCAATTCCAACTATCCCAACAGAATTACGAAATGATGCAATAGTAAATGTTTACGATCCAATAAATAAAAATTGGGACAAAACGACTATTATTCCAGCCGGAACACCTGTTGATTTACCATCTGGAACTTTTTGTTCAGAACCCGAAGTTGATGGTATTGTTAATAGTTTTTGGTTGTATAAAAAGAAAACATTACCGCTTGCGTTTTGGGTTATTTCTTCACGTAAAGAAAAGATAAGATTTCGATCCGGAGTGGACACGTTTGTCATTCCAAATGGTATTAATGTCACCATCAATGGGGTCTCTTCTTTTTCTACTTGCGATAAAATTGCTATTACCGTTAGACACAATTATTTTATCGAACCACCACATGAAGAAATAAAACAACTTACTAATTTGCACAATTTATACTTGGGTTCTATAAAAATCACTGAATTTGATTCAATCTCAAATTTGCGATATTGGTAAAGTATTTATATCCGAATAAATTATCTGGATATGTATATATGGACCAACCAGAAATATTTGAAACACAAATCAAAATATTTACATTTAAAACAAGTAGGCAGCACACGAATCAAAAATTATATTTACACAAATGAAATCCATTTACCGCATGTGTATTTCGTTTTATTGTAACCTAAGGTTTTTATAAATGGTCCCAAGAAGGAGAGATGATAGTAGAAAGAATCGGTCATTTGCGTTTAGGTCCTGATACGCATATGAGTTTTCAATTTGATATTTTTCAAAAATAATAGTCATTATTTTTGAAAATTTGCCGATAAATACTCATTTATTTATCAAATTTGACGTTGTTTCGAACAAATATACAAATATCATTTGGTGATAATTCGTTGACGGGTACATATTCCAGTTGCACCTCCTCAATATCACCAGATCGGTTATTATCCACATTGATGCAACATATTGAATTAGGAGCGCCAAAATTTTCATTATAGTATGTTTCTTGATCATCAATTCGTAGTATAAATTTATCGATATATATATTTGATCCATGCTTTGCGGATATTGTTCTTAACGCCTTTATTCCTTTATTATCTTCAACATTTTGATCGAACCGTTTTATAAAATTATTCATTTCAGTGTCTTCCTTTGTCAAGAGTCTAAATCCGGGCACAATTGCGTTTCGCGGAGCTAACCAAAAACGAGAAAATTTTCCCTTTCTACGTTTGTTTCTATCTAGATCTCTATCTTTGCTAGCAATTATTTTGATAATAGTTTCGCACGGTGTTAAATTTGCGTCATAAACAACTGTGGTCAAATATTTGCTGTTCATCGTGCCAAATCTAATTTTATCCAAAATGTTTTTTGGGTTTTTCTCGTTGTTCGCTCGTATCCATTCGACGACAAATTCAAAAAGAGTTTCTTCATCAAGATTCATTCGATCGCAAGATACAATATGAATCATTGTACATTTTTTGATAATTTTTAGTATCCCGTCATTCTCCATAATCGTAACCACATTCTCGCACAAATTATTTAAACATTCATCATAAAGATGATCTTTACCAGTGACAACAACATCGTTAAACAAATGGCAAAACGTGTCCAAACCAAATATCGAAATCATATGATCTATTTTTGATTCAAAATCATTTGCATTCATATTTTTAGTGCGACTTGAAATTATGCTTGGAAATTCGAACTCTTCGACAATTTTTTTAACGGGAACTGATGGGTCATCTCTTACTTTTTTGATAAGAGATACTACTTTAGCAGTCATTTCACAAAATTCTTCAAGAGAGATGTATCCATTTTTTTTGATAAAATCTCGCCACGCCCAATGCATAGAATTTAGATCCATTCGTTATTAATATTATCATAATAAACTGTTGTTATGGTTGTTTATTTTTCAATTTTTTTATAGTATTAGTCATAAGTTATGATTAATACAATTGTTCTTTATCATATTATCAGCGAATATGGTTCAAAGCATCCTGTTTTTTGATTATAATGGTCTAATTCGGTAAAATTTGTATAATATTCATCAAATCTAGATGGATCATATTTTTTTCCAACATACATCATCGACAAGGCAACTAAACAGATCATTGAACATAATACAAAAACTAAATCAAACATTTGATACAAATCTATGTCATCTTCCTTTTGGCACTTGGTAAAATGCAAATATTCAGTTGAATTGCTAACAATCAAATCAAATAGTTCATCTTGATCGCTAAATTTAACAACGTTCTCATTATGCATCGATGAACTATAACCCGAAATATCAAAATTTGGTACCATCAACATATTATTAAATGTTACAGATTGTCTGAGTGCAAACAAATTTAGGCAAACAGATGTACCTAAAAACAAAACGCTTAGCATAATAATTACATTTCCAACTGACGATCTTGAAAATGCCGCCCCAGCAATCATAAAAAGTATAAAAACTAATACAAATTTGATGACGATGATAGAGTACGTTATGATAACCATTTGTTCATAATTTTCTGCATTAGAAGTGAATTCTAACGTTATCTTATCGTAATAAATATCATTAGTTGTATTCCAAAAACTGCATATGTTTTCAAAAAGAGTTATATTATTCTTGATAGTTACAAGTTCCTGGCCATTTTTATCATATCCTGATTGAATCATATGGTCAATATTTATTCTAGGAACTATTGGGATAGATTTTGGCAACGCAAAATATATTATGCATGCAAGTCCCATAAGTGTAACAAATAAAGAAAAAATAGTACACCTATTATTATGCATTATTGATTATTAATCGATAATACATAATCTTTATGTTAGTCAACTAACATATTTTTTGTATAATCGTTGGCCAAGTGCGATTTAATTTTAGTTTATCATTACGAGCCCTGTATTATCCACAAAAAAGATCTTGGTAAATTGATTCACTTGTTTTGATTTTGATCATACGCATTCCATATTTTATCATGATATTCTAAACCGGAACAACTGTAAGATTCAATCCAAAATGATCGCTCGGAAAACATCTAACTTCATTCATCGAAATCGGAATCATACCTAATAATCTATTAATTTTACACACGACATCAAAGTTACATAATATTCTATCCAAACGTGACCGAAAAGTATCATGTATATTTGTATTAGCGATACAATCATACGTCAACGTACCATTATTTAGGTCAGCAAACGATTTTGCTGTTATCATGTTATTAAAAATAACATCCTCATCAGACGCAATGTTACAATCTCCGGCGATTATGGAACATCCTAATTTATTAGCATATTCTAACAAAAATTGTAGCTGTTCAAATTTGATTTTTGGCGTGTATCCTGGTTTTGTAAAATCACTTTCTAGATGAACATTGAAGATATGTATTCGTTTGTTCAAAATAAGATGACAAATTTTTCTATTCATTCTTGTATGAGGAAATGATATTGATCTAAATTCAATTGTAATATGCGATAATTTCCTATTCAATAAAAAAATTTGCCCATACGTATCTATATCCTCTGTATTATATAATATGTGATAACTGTTTGAGATAGGATGTGATTTGATTAAAAATAATATTGGAGTATTTATTTCTTGCAAACATATAACGTCCGCATTCGTAGTTAATAATTCATTCATAGCAGCATTAATTCTTTCTTTGCGCATGTAAGGATCAAACCATAGATTCCAAGTACAAATTGATATTTTGTTCATTAAGATATCATTATATGTTTTAAATCGCAAATATACCATAAAAAAATTGAATATTTAATGATTACGCATGTCCCTTCTATTATTTAATAAATAAACATGGATTCAGATTTCGTTTCGACAGAAAACGTAAGGTTACAATACGCTCGCGAATGTGGCTTACCTGGTGCCCCTGTATCTGATTTGGATGCTAAAACTAGGATGGTAACTGACATGTTTCGAAAATATATATTGGCAGCGCTAACGAGTTTTACGCCAGTATTCAAACTTACTGAAACAGAGAAAAAAAAGATCTGTATTTTGATGCAGGATTACGTTAATGTGATTTTAATGTCGATCGTTGATTTGGATCGGCCAAAAACTGAAGAAACCCTCCAAGATCTCATCAAACAGCGAGTTTTCAAAATAATTCGAGAACAAATTCGTCCCTTGAATCGTACTAAATTATTAACTCGCGAAGAATTTGATGCCAAATCTAAAGAATGTAAGAAGGCAACAGCTGCATTGATCGAAGAAGAAAACAACAAGGCTGTAATAGAAGAACAAAATAAGATACTTGTTGCCAAAAAAGCAGCTAAACGAAAGAGAAAAAATCAAGCAAAAAAAGAACAGAAACGTAACCCAAGTATTATTGAACCTGTCCAAGAAATAATAGAATCTGTTCAAGTTGTAGCTGAGTCTGTTCAAAATGAGAAAATGCCATTTCCCGAAACGGCAACGATGATAGATTGGGCACTGGATGAAGATCAAGTTGTAACTGCGCCTGTTCAAAATGAGAAAATGACATTCCGGGAAATGGCAAAGATGATCGATTGGACACTTGATGAAGATCAAGAAGAAATATATCCATCTGTTGCAGAACCGGTTCAAAACGAGAAAATGTTCCGGTCCGTACCAGAATCTCAAGTATTATCCTACGCAAACATATTAAAAAAAAATATATGTGTAAAATGATTACACAACATTGTAATAACTTTACAATGTTATGTAAAATGATAACGGACGGCATTTATGTAATTAACAATACATAAATCTACTATTGATGATGGAAGGCAATATCGTCTGAGTATTATAGATAATAATTCATCCTGCGAAACTTTGATGTTTCTGTTATTTATGACCAGATGGGTTACCGAATTTGGAAGATCGTTTTCAATTGGTTGATCAAAACTATCGCCAAATACTAAATGTGTGACTGTATTTGGCACACAATTATCAATTGATTGATCAAATTTCCAACCAAAGATCAAATGCGTTACCGACCGCGGTATACAATCCTTTATAGGTTGGTTAAAGTGAGCTCCGAATCGTAAATAGATAACATAAGGAGGAATACTATCTTCAATAGGTTGGTTAAAATAATCACCAAAAATTAGATGCGTGACAGATGATGAAATACTATTTTGGATAGGATGATTAAATCTTTTGCCAAATTTTAAATAAGTTACAGACGATGGAACTCGACCCGCAATATCGTCGTTAAAATTATCACCAAATGTCAAATGTGACACAGATAGTGGTATATCTCCGGACATGAGGCTAGTATTTTCACAATCATAAACTAAGTGTGTTATTATTGGTGGTATCCAACTCTGTATAATCTTCTTTCTCGCAATATCGGACACAAAATTCAAGGAATATGGCGGCGAAAAAGTGTAGTGCACAGATTTAGTGTATTGCGGTAATACAACATCGTACGTCGAAGTAAGCCGAACATTTTCAAAATTATCGAAATAAGATAAATTTCTGATGATATTCAAATCGATAATTTCGTCAAATCTGAATCCTTTCTTTAAATCATTCATATCTCTTGAGGACATTGACAACATCACTTTATCCTTATTATTCAACGATTTGCTCACTTCTATTACAATTTCGCGACACATTATCGTTAGCATACCAGTAAATAATCATATTTGATACGATTATTTAGGAGTTGTATTTTTCAATTTTTTTTATAGAGCACAGAGAACTTTCATCTATATTAATTTTTGTGGTGATAATAAAATCAATTTTTTTAGATACAATATATAATGGATATTATTACGTTTCGACAAGAATATGGCACGATCTTAGTCGGTGCAATTGTGTTTATAGCATCATTTTTATGGAAAGATTTTTTAGGTGACTTCGAAGACATGTATTTTCCTAAACAACATGGTTTATGGCGTAGATTTTTGTTCGTTACTATGATAACCGTCGTATTAGTCACTATCGCAGTATATTTGAAGCGTGTGTTGGGATTATCATCTACAACCGACATTCATTTTGATAGTGCACCTGAAAATGAAACGGACAGTATAGAAGAGTTTAAGAATAGGCAAAAAAAATTGAAATGTGAATTTTTACGATGATCTATTGCATATTTGATATGATCAATAACATGGACAACGACATCAAAGAGCTGAAAGAAAAAGGAGTTACATCTTGGTTAATCAAAACCGACAATAACATAGAGAAAATTAAGTTCGATTTTCAGCATTTGATGGATCAATGCTGGACCTTAACTAAAGAGACAGGTTGTATTGTCAGAAACATCGGATTAGATGGCAAGGCTTCATGGGGCGTCTTCAAAAATGAATTGGAACAAATTAACAGACCATCCATGCTTACCTCGAGCATACAAGCAATGTTACCCAAACATTACAAAGTTGAAGATAACGACCTGGATCATAACAATTGTATCTTCACAATTGGTACACTCACTATGAAGCATTTCGATAAAAATGATGAAATGAAGGAACAGCATCATTTTTTGATTCAACATTTCAGACTCATCGCAATGTGCACCGACAACATTATTCCATTTAATAGATTGATGCAGCTAGCATACAATGCGGGTCAATTTGAAGCAGATCGAAAGAAATATGATCCGCAAATTGTAGCGTTTTATGATGCAAACAAATTGGGAGATATCGAAACGTACGTAAAATAAGTTATGATTATTAATGATTAATAATCATAACTTTAGAGAGAAATAAGATCAGCATGAATTTGTTTCAATGTGCGAGATTCGATTTCATTTTGTTCGATTTTCTTAGAATAGGTTCCACAATGTATATACCAATAACCATTGTCTAATCCTAGCGCATATTTGATACCTTCCTTCGTGATTGTGTACGACGTTAAAGAATTAACAATGATATCAATTTTGCGTTGCTCTGTCAAAAGTTGCATCATTTTTCCTCCAACACGTGCATTAAACATTTTCATGTATGTGGTTGATCCGATTACTGCAGTTACAAAAAAGTTGTCTGGAGATGGACATGAAAGAATGTGATCAATTAAGTAATAAGTTGTAAACGTTTCAGATACGCCCGATTGTTCTACCGTCCAAGAGTTATCAGCGTTAAAAAAGATCGTCACTTCATTGTCAAGGATGATTCTTGTTCGATCACTAGGTATCCTTCCCGGTTCGAGTTCAGGGATAGTTGAGAACTCTATTTTGCAATATTTTAAAGCATCAACGATTTGTTCAAGAGCACGTGGGAAGACGATTGAATTTTCCATTAGATGTTTTGATCGTGAAATAATAGATGGATCTGCTTGGAATTTTATTTTTCAATTTTTTTGTCAATAGAAACCATCGATTCTAATTACGACATCATCTCTTGTTGCAACGTTGATTCTGGTTCTGTCATAATCTTGAGTAGTAGGCACGCGACGACCGTTAACTTCGACGACTCTTATGTTGTTATATATTTGCCTGGCTTGTCTGAGTGATAAGCCAAGTAATCGTCGGCTGATTCTCTCTATTCCACCTTGATTTCTTGGTGGGTCACAAACGATTCTACATCTTCTGCCTCCTCGCATGAATGATCGACCAGAGAAATCGTCATTATTGTCAAATCGCGAATCATTACTCGGGCGTAAATCTGCAAATCGTGAATCGTTAAGTTGTGAGTCATTGCTTGGACGTAAATCTGCAAATCGTGCGTTATCGTCAACTTGTGTATTATTATCAAGATTAAAAGTGCGACGAATATTATCCATAGTAAAAGCATCACCTAAATTGGATGATTCATCACTTGGTCGGTTGTTGACGACATCATCGATTTTTTCGCTAACTCTGTCATACAAGTCTGTAAAGAGTCCTCTGTTCTGTGGTCCTGGTTGATAAGCTTGTGGCTGTGACATTATAAATATCCATAATATTTTTTTATAAAGTCCTCAAAAAAAATGAAATTATTATATCATATTATATATGAACGTATATATAATATCATCTAATATCAATGGAGCTTATTAAGAAGTCATTCTCATCAGGTGATATTAAAAAACAGAAAGAAAGCAAAAAACCAAAGAAGGCGCAATCCGTGGAAGGAATTGGTAGTTCAAGAAAAATCAATAAAGAAAGATGCAAAAAAATAGTCTTGAAATACGAACATATGATTAATGTTGAAATCAAAGTTTTGGGCGAATTCGAACATTTGAAGGCGCTTTTGGGAGCGTTGATTGATAAATATCGTTTATGTATTCCTGCGGTTGATAGAATTCTTGCAAAAGAGAAAGGAACATTGCATACCAGTATTAAAAGTTTCCAGGTCGAATTATGGATACTTGCTCTTTGTCCAGAAAATCGAATCAAAAATTTTACTGCGTCGATGGATCAGTTTAAAAATAAGAAATTTACTGAAGCAGATTTGGATAGTCAAGAAACATCTATTATTCTTACTTATCCAGATGTTGAAAATGGTATCTATAGAAGAATATCAATGCTTGGTGATATAACTTATCGTAAAGAACTGGATGAATGTATGGGGTTCTATCAAAAAATTAAAACGATTTTCATGAGTCTTTAATATTTTGTGTCGTATATGTATAATATATGACACAAAAGATAGCGGTGTTCGGAGGCGGAATTGGTGGATTAACTGTAGCTCATCAGTTGTCTAAGTTTCCGCAATATGAGATTAATATTTATGAGAAGAAGGACGTGATTGGAGGATTGGCGAGGAGTAGTAGAGATGATACAAAATGTGTTTCGGAGTACTGCTGGCGAGCATATTTTGATTTTTATGATAATTTATTTGGGATTATGCGTGAGATTCCGTTGATTGAGGATCCGAGTAAGAGTGTGATAGATAATCTGACTAATTGTAGTAATACTAATTTTAGTGATAAGGAGTTTACGCTGAAGGATAAGATTATTGGGGTGAAGAAGATTCTTTATGGGGTGACTTCGTGTGATGGGAGATTGGATTTGCTGGATAACATTTCGTGGTGGAAAAGCTTAGAAGGGACAGATAATTCTAATCTCTATCGCGCAACCTCGAGTTGGCTTGGCGGAAACAGATACAGGTGTTCATATAAATCTGTAATTAAAGTTGGAATGGAAATGGATATCATTCCAAAATTATATCATAATTATATGAACTATGTCACAACGCAACCAACAAGTGAGGCCTGGTTTAGACATTGGCAAAAACATTTAACAGATAATAACGTCAAAATACATTTTAATACACAACTTGAAAAAGTAGATATTGTTAATAATAAAATAATTTCTGCGACTTTATCGACTGGCGAAGTTATTACAGCAGATTATTATGTTTTTGCATTACCGGTCGAAATTCTAGATATAATAATTGCAAGAACGCCAGAGTTGCAACAAGGACAGTTATTGAATATTAATGAATTAAAACATTTGGGGTTTCAGATGCAATTATCATTTCAAGTATACTTTGATAGATCTATATCTTTAGGAATAAATCCGGGTCGCGGAAAAAATAATACCTTTTTTATTATCGATTCCCCATGGGACGTTGTTGTTTTGCAATATGACAAAATTTATAAAGGTGTCGAATTGTGTAAAGATATATCTTCTGCAAAGGGTGGTTGGTCTGTAGCCGTTTGCACACCAGATTCTGTAGGAATCGTATATGGAAAACCATTTTATCGCTGTACATATGACGAGATTATTACAGAATTATGGCAACAAATGTACACTTGTAAATCTTTACAGAAAAAAATATATGAAGAAAACGGCTATACAATGGAAGAAGATATGGTAATCAAATGGTCGCCAATGTGGCCTGGATACGCATATATCGATGGAATGATAAAAACCAACGAGCCTAAGTTCACTAATAACGCAAAAACTGGAGCGTTACGACCATCAATTCGCACGCATATTCCTAATTTATTTATAGCAACTGGATATTGCCGAGAAGCAATAGATATTTTTAGTACGGACGCGGCTGCATCATCCGGAAAATCTGTCGCTTATGCGATTCATGGACCAGAGTTAGAACAGGCGACCGTTCGCAGACGACCTATTATCTTTGCGCCATTTAGAGCTATCGATGAGGTCATGTTTTCAAATAATTTGCCAAATATAAATCCTGCTATCATTTTTTCATTTATTTTCTTCGTTATCGTATTGGTTACGTATTATTTGTATCAAAAAATAAAACGCTAATTAACAAACGTGTTATAAATAATATTCATATATTTATAAATATATGAATATACAATTAACATCAACAAAAAGTTTAATCAACATATATTTTATTGCGAATGATGCGACCAATTGTTGATTCTCCAGCGTTATATTTTATTGCTAAATCTTTTTGTGTATAATTTCCCGTTTTGTATAGCGATCTAATATTATTCGCTTCATCCATTGTAAATTTATGGGAAGAAGTGCCGTGTATTTTTTTGTCTGCCATATTTTCTTCCATTGTACCAAACTCTATGTGCTTTTCGTTAATACATGATCTTCTTCCACATTTATGTAATACGTGTAAGCCATTAGAATTTGTCGTTCTATTTTTAACATAACACGCGAGAATATGTGACATCAGCGTTATTCCGTTACAAGCCACTACTCCATAACCACGTGGATTGATACTACCAGTCCAAAGTCTGCAATAAGAATCGTCATATTTTTGTCCGTTCTTATCAATTTTGGAATTGGCATGTAATTTATAGCTTGCCTTTAAAAACATTTTTTCTGTCCACTTTCGTTTTTTAGCGTTTCGATATTGTCGACGTTTAGTTTTTCGTCGTTCTTCTGTTGATAAAGTTTTCCCATTTCGATCGGGGATATGCGCCCAAGAATCTCCTGAATCGATAGAAGTGACAACATAATAGGGAACATCAAAAAACATAGCTCTCTCAGTTTTTGTCATATAATTTTCTTCGTCTTCATCGACTTTAGACCATTTTATTTTTTTTGCAAGTTCTGCTGTGATTGTGCAACTATGGTTTTTTTCTCCGCGCAATAAAGTTCCAGCTGCTAGTTTGTCGTTAAAATTATTTTCACTATCTGTCGCGATTTTCAAATGTGACGGTTGAAAACATAGTCTGTTAGAGCATAAATGACATATTGCAAGATTATTGTCATCTTTTTTGGAAGGGATATCCTTTATGTTTTCGTATTCGTCATGATGGATCCAAAAAGCTACGCGATGTACAAAATGAGTATTTTTTTTAATCGAAACATGACCATATCCTTCGATACTCTTGTTTCCTTGCCAAATCAAACAATTATCTCCGTTATACTCTTTCGATTTATCAATTTTACTATTTTTAAGCATTCGATTCCACACTTGTTTTTTCACTACCGGTGTAGCTTTTGGTTTTATAATAAGATGCTTAACTCGAAGACATTTGAGATTATCGCATGTATGTACTAAATTCTCAGTTTTTTTAATCGGTTCATTATAATAATTCCATAAGAAAGAGCAGACATTAACACTTTTTTTGATATTTTTACACCATAAATAACAACGGTTATCATAAAACGGACCTTCCCAAATCAAACAACCTTTACGTTTCGTACACTTCTCCTGAATCTTCTTAAAAATAATTTCTTTTTCACTATCCATCTCTAACCATTCCAAATCAACACATATTTATATCAATTCACCAAAAAATTGACTCCCCAACTCCCAGCAACATAAACAATCCATCACCAACAACAAAATGTCAATCACAACATTACACAACTTCAAATTCACCAACGGCCATATCTTCGAAATCAAATTCACCGATCTCCCTGACACAGCGTCAAAGCAACATAGATTCCAATGGATAATGCTTTTAAACGACTGCAGATATGACCTTTCCTTCCTCAATATGACACCAACAACAAGAAAATTTAAATTCACATATGGTACAGTAGATCTAGACTTTGACAATAAATCATTAAAAATACAATACGAAGATAACGGTGAAATCATATCTTACCCTATAACCGAAAATTTATAAAAACATTATCATATTTTTATAAATTAAGTGCAATGCCTACAATCGTTTCCTATCGAATAAAATTCTGGTTCAACGTCATCATCACATACAGCATCCAAATTCAATTTCTTAAATATTTGCCTAACAGCTCTTTTCTTCTCTTTACCATTAAAAAGATTCGACAAATCATATGGATCAAGATCAAACGCGTCAAAATGACAAACTTGCAATCCAATTATCCAATCATTATTATCATCATATTCACAACATGGTAACGAATGACAGATACGGGGATTCTTCCTATCATATGTACCATACATCAAAAAATTAAGATACTTTTCAAACTCGTACTTACAAAACTTATACACATACCTATCTGCCTTCTTTTTCCTTTTCTTCTTATCCTCCGCATCTTTCAATACAACGATATATTCCTTGAATTCATCTTCAAATTCTGATCGCAAATCCTCTTCAGAGATCTTATATCCCAATACAATATTTACACCGCTCAATACCATTATTTGTTAATATAAATTAAATATTTATATTAACAATATTTAGCAAAATTTAATTCAGCACCGTACGCCCAAATTTCTTCTACCATATGCGGACAAATTGGATAAATCATCAATAAAAAATATTCAACAATTTTACGATGCGTGCGTTCATTACCATAATCATCGCAGATAGCCAACAATTTATTAAATATAATCTCTACAACTTTTTGATATTCCATTTCCTCATAATGAAATTTTATCTCCCGCACGCATACCTTCACCCTAACATCCAACGCTGTGTTGCCCATTCCAATCTTATATGACAATATCGTATCAATAACATCCTTACACCATTTCTTCGCATCAATCAACCTCTGAGTAGCTAGTTGAATATTTTTTTCAGAAAAATCGGCATCATTCATTCCCGATCCTGCCATTGCCAAAACCAATCTCGTAACATCTGCCCCATATTTATCAATCGCATCACTCAAAGTCATGAAAACGCCCTTGCTCTTACTCATTCTTTTCCCATCAAGCGTAATATATCCATTTATACAAAATCTTCTTGGCAACATTTCATCTCCATCCCACATCATCGCGTGATTATACAGACACATGATCATATGATTATCAATCAAATCTTCGCCAGATACGCGCAGATCAACGGCATACCAATACAAAAACTCTGTCTTCATCTCTTGTAACAAATTATCATAACCTATCTGCGGCATTACACCATCCATAAAAACGAATTCATAAACTTCAAAATAACATTTTTGAAGCACTTCTACCGGCAATTCTGTGATCCTATGCGCAATCGTATAATATGCCATATATATCGTGGAATCAGACAATGAATCGATAACATAATCAGTATCTAAAAGTTTAGTCCCAGGAATATTCCCCGTCTTTGAACAAGCATGTGTCTGGAGAGAATTAGATGCGTCAACAAATATTTGCCTATCCTGTGGCGTTCGAAAATAATCAGATGTTGCATAGTCGTTTATTCTCTCTTTTAACTCTGGTGCAGAATAATCAATATACCAATTATCAATTATCGCAACAACACATTTTTCGTCTGTTCTAGAGATGACAGTATCCGTCGGTTCATAATAATCAGATTCAGATTTGGCGTTTGAAAAATCAATGACATCAAATATCTTGATCTTCGCACCATAAAAATCAAATTCGACATCTTTCAATTCATCTTTTTTAATAATTTCAACGTTACTGACAGATTTATTCGTTTGATATTTAAAATTATTAAGAAAGGTGATAGTTGATATGCACTTTTTGTTATCCCATTCGAAGATATTCAACTCTTCTGTAAAGTTTGTTGCAGTTGTCATCATCAATGTATATATATGATTGTGTGCAAAATAGACATCATATTTGGTTATTCCAACATATTCGCCCTCATTTCTATCATGATCGCCACAGATTTGCTTATCTTTCGGCGAATATATTACCGGCTTTTTATCAAACTTGAGATATCCTTTTTTGTTCAGAGTTACAAATTGCCATTTTACAAAGCAGTCATAATGAGGATTGATACTTGTAGTGATAAAGGACCTTCTGAAATCAATATGTGCGCCAAATTTTTGCAGGTCGGTTATTGAACGTTGCGGAAAATATTTGAGCCAGGTTTGCGGATCTGTGAAGGCAGGTATCTCTTCTATCGGTATTTTCATTTCGTGAAGAATGCGTAACTGATTTCCTACTGGCAAAGAATCGATATCGTTAATGTTGCACATATCTAAAGTTTCTCGCAGTTTGACAGCACTTGCTACGATTGGCATTCCCGTTCCATGGAATCCGTACGGAAAAAGCACATTATACCCAGTTATTTTTTTGAACCTTGCATAGAACTCAACTTTTGAGATTGTATACGCATGTCCTAAATGCAACGCTCCGTTTTGGTAAGGGAAAGGGAATGTGAGGAAACATTTCTTTTTTTCATTATCAACAACCGCAATGGTGGATTGATTTTTTTTCCAGGTTTCTTGGATTTGTTTTTCGTTTTTGATTAGGACGTCCATGGATTTGTAAGAAGGATAAGGACGTATATATGTTACAAATTATTATGTCAATTTTTTATCGTTAGATTGTATAAAAAAGAGGTGGAATGTTATTACATACATGGAAATTTCAGATATCAAAAATCTACTCATTGAAATTAGAACAAAGATAGATATATATTTTGCTGAAATATATCATATTGATAGTGAGCCAGATTATTCGACCGCAAACGACAATTATTATCTTCAAGGTCCCAGTATTGTTTCGCAGATTACGTCACAAACACATCGAATTAAAAATGAAACGATCACCGACTATTTTACTCATTTTCAAAATTCGGGAATACATGCAATGATTGAATCTATCATCGCAATATCGCACAAGTTAGACAATAATGATGTTACAGAAGCTGTAGCAATTTTAGAAGGGAACTATCTTGCATGGAAAAACTTATTTTGCGAGAGGACTTATCATGTACGATCTTCGAAAGTGTTAGGATCAACGTCGGGTTTCTTGGTGGGCGCAGGATTACTTGTTGGTTCGTCGATCATAGCTACCGGGGGAATCGTTGGCATATGTGGATCAATATGTTTGTACGCGTGGAAGTATGGATTAGATAGTAAAGATGAAAAATCTTCTTTTAATAAATTTTATGAAGCGGTTAAGCATGTGGTTAAGAAAGTTAACAAAGTAGAAGAGCGTATGTTTTTACAAAATCATTTTCGACACTCGTTTGGCCAAAAAAATAGAGCAGATGATGAGGCACTTATTGTATCAAATTATCCTCCGAATGCGTTCCGAATGGCACCCCGTATCATTGATTATCCAGATCGATTCGTACCAACCGAACGCACGACCTATCATAATTCGCAAAATGATGTCAATGAACTGCCAAATTACAATGACATTCATCTTATGCAATTACCAGATGGTTCTTTGGTATCAACGGAATTATTCGAAGAACCGTCCGAGGATGATTTAGATCGGTTTGTTAATTTGGCTACTTCTGGTAGATAAAAAAAATGAAAAATGATTTTGCTGGATGTTCCGTTACATTGATAATCAAATATTATGGAAATAATTTGGAAAAAACACATTTCTAATCCAACTCAAACTCCATGGTTAGATTGGATAGTCAGTGGTCAGAAAACGTTTGAAGGCAGAGTCTATCAAGGAGATTGGGCAGCCATGAAGATTGGCGACACAATTCATTTTCACGCTAATAACAGAATTGTCATATGCACCATCACTGATCTCAAAAGATATGCAGATTTTGCGTGTGCTTTTGATGATTTGCGAGACAAATTAGTTCCAGTTCAGAACATAACGAGAGATGAAGTGAGTGCATTGTATTCGCAATATTTCGCAGCAGACGATGTTAAGAAATATGGAGTAGTCGCTGTCGGAGTAAAACCGTTGTAATTTGATAACAATTGATCATGAATTATTATCAAAAAAAAATGAAAAAAAAAGTATCATCAAAGTCCAAATGAATACGTTGATCATCAACCATGGATAATCAAATTACCGAGCGAGAATTAGTAATGCAAATATGTAATTCTGTACCAAAAGAAACAGAAGAATTGCATACAGTTATTAAAAAATTTGAGGCAGCGTACTCACCAAAGCATTTACCACCGCCCTTTCCAGTAAAAAATGAGGAGATTGAAATGATGTTTAAAAAATATGGGGGCGACACAACATATTATTTTTGCAGTTCAGACAACCCTTCAACCACGTTAGAAAATGTAAAGTATCTTTCAGCTACCAGAGAACCTACAAACATCTCTTTTGGTCAGCGTTATAATAAAAATGAATTAGCTGAATTTGGAGGTTACCAAAAAAGTTCTTATGGAGACGCAATTCATTCAATTTATGTCGCATGCTTTGTGCATACCCCTTTTTTTAGGTCAGAAGAAGAAAAGGATTTTGTTTTGAGAGATGTTTGTGGTGTTAAAGTCAAAATCGCCAGTCTCGATGAATTGATTCAGAAAAGTGAAGATGCCACTGCGATAGAGACATTGTCAGCGTCAAAAAATGTGTTGGCAGCAGAGATTTTAAAAATGAATGAATCCTTATTTCAACACATTGATGTTAAGATATTAAACGTTCCGGCTCCCGCGTTTGATGCACATTATCAGTATGATAACTTAAAATTTTTTCCCAAAAATGATCCGTTACGAAATGATAAATTGATAGAACGATTTACGTTGATCTTTCGATCCATATTTGCGTGTGCGTTGCGAGAAAATTTGACAGAGATTTATCTTGTCGGTTTTGGTTTAGGACATTTTGATAATTCTAGGGATCATTATGTGCAAGGATTACAAAATGCCCTTCAATTTTTTGCTAACTGGGAAGGTTTCCAGAACATTGGATTACATTTTTTGGATTATAGTGAAGCCACCGTTCATGCAATTCGCGCAAAAATAGAAGGAATAAAAATAGAATATATCAAAACAAACTACAGATGTTTGTTTAGTACCATCGAGAAAATTTCACAAACGTTTGATATATCGAAAGTGTTGTTAGTTAACGCATGGGATCCTTTGAGTGTAGTTGGTAATGGCAATAGTTGCGATAATTCGTGGGATGGGCAATACGGTCGCCGCACTTTGATGCAATATTTCTCAATGCCACAGATTAATGACAAGATTAGGTATATTGATATCGATGATTTCTAAAAATTTTAAAATTCATCCGTTTGAAACATCTCCATCAAAGTCACAATATCGTTAACATACTCATCAAAATTTTCGTCATATACGCTGCGATATTCTAATTTTTCGTAAATTTTCATAGCATTGCTATTTGATGTCCAAAAAGATCGTAATTTGTTGAGATCGTCGTTATTTTTTGGTAATGATTTAGTGCTGGATTGTCTCAAACGATCCAAAAAGATAATTTCATCACAAAAATCGCAATCCAAAATATATTTCATGTTGTAATTGTCAATAAACGTGTTGTTTGACAAAATATTTAACATTACAATGTCGTTCAACTTTCTATCATACACTATCTGCATCAACTTTTCGAAATATGATTTATCTTTTTTATAATATGCGGTGATGACAACGCCACACACATCATTATTATTATAATTTTGGTGCACCGACATGAAATATCCAAATATCCAATGACATATTTTGTCATCAATATTATCGCATATGCCTCTTTTAATGGTATATATATCGCTAAATGGTTCGTTCTTTGACAAATGATAAAAAAATAGGTCTGCTGTAACGTTGATTATGTCATACCATATTTCTGATTGCGCACCCATGTCACATAGTTTCATGAAGCAGGGAGAAAACTTTTCGTGACATTTGTTTCCTGGATAGGCAGAAACAAAATTGAAAAACAACTTATCTAGCGTTTCTTTATCAATTATTCCTTCAAGATAATTAGCTAACATCCAAAAGAGATCGATATTTTTCATATATTTCCTCGGATATAATCGTTGCAGAGCTGATAATAACATTTCGTCATTAACGCAATGCGACTCTATCAACATATCAATGATAACGAGGTTGCCAGTCTTCAGCAGCGAAACTAATCCGTCTATTTTGTTTGCCATTATAATCTATTCATTAAAGATGGATAAATTATAATAGTCCGATATTCAATTTTTATTGCGAATGATACATATTCTTCAAAGTGATAATATTGTTGAGAGCAATATTGTATTTATTTACATCATAACAATCACAAGTATTAGAAATTTCATCAAAAATTTTTTTAGCATCACCGTTTTCTTCTAAAAATGTTTTAATATCATTCGCATCAGAATCATCTAATTTCATGCTACAATTGTAATATCTAACTATTTTTATCAACAGATTTAAAAACATTAGTTCATCTACAATTTCGCAATCGGATACATATTTTATATTGTATTCGTTAATTACACCATAGATGACGACATTTAACATTACGATATCGTTTAACTTTCTATCATACACTATCTGCATCAACTTTTCGAAATATGATTTATCTTTTTTAAGATATGCAGTGATGACAACGCCACACACATCATTATTATTATAATTTTGGTGCACCGACATGAAATGTTCAAATATCCAATGACATATTTTGTCATCAATGTGATCGCGTATGCCATTTTTAATGATATTTATATTGATTAATGGTTCGTTCTTTGACAAATAATAAAAAAATAGGTCTGCTGGAATGATGATTATTTGGTTACATATTTCTGATTGTGCACCCATGTCGCATAGTTTCATGAAGCAGGGAGAAAATTTTTCGTGACTGTCGTTTTCTGGATAGATATCAATAAAATTGATAAACAACTTATCTAGCGTTTCTTTATCAATTATTCCTTCAAGATAATTAGCTAATATCCAAAAGAGATCGATATTTTTCATACATTTCCTCAGATATAATCGTTGCAGAGCTAATAATAACATTTCGTCATTAATGCAATGCGACTCTATCAACATATCAATGATAACGAGGTTGCCAGTCTTCAGCAGCGAAACAAGGCCGTCTATTTTATTTGCCATTGTAATCTATTCATTAAAGATGGATAAATTATAATAGTCCGATATTCAATTTTTATTGCGAATGATATATATTCTTCAAAGTGATAATATTGTTGAGAGCAATATTGTATTTATTTACATCATAACAATCACAAACCATAGAAATTTCATCAAAAATGTTTTAATATCGTTCGTATCGGAATCATCTAATTTCATGCTACAATTGTGATATCTAACTATTTTTATCAACAGATTTAAAAACATTAGTTCATCTATAATTTTGCAATCGGATACATATTTTATATTATATTCGTTAATTACATCATAGATGACGACGTTTAACATTAATATGATAAAAAATTGAATTTTTTATCGTAAGACAAATATTCTATTAAGAAAGAGCAAAATGGACCAACGTGATATAGTATACGAAATATTCAATGAATTATCATTAAACGATATCGTAAGATGTTCAACTGTTAGTAGACTTATAAATCATATGTGTGATTTACAATATGCGAGATTAATAAATGACTATGAGAATATCCTGGCGAACCTTTTTTATAAAAGCTCGTACAAACAAATATATGTAGCTTGTTATGAATTAGAAGGTTTTATAAAAAAATATTCAGACCTTAATTATTTTTTTTCTACGAACGTATTAGATATTCAATCGAGAAATATTATTAAGTTGCCAAAAATGATAGGACAACTTAGTAATTTGCAACAATTATGGTTGAATAATAATAAAATAACAGAATTACCGGAAACAATAGGACAACTTAGTAATTTGCAACAATTATGGTTG